GTGCGTGAGCCGTGGCCCGTCTGGGTGGGATGCCCGCCACCCCCGCCGCCGCCACGACCACCCCCACCTCCGCCGCCACCACCTCCGCCGCCACCACCACCACCGTCAAAGCCGCCGGGTCCGGTGATATTGATTGTGCCGACCGAGGTGATGTCAATGCGGTCTACCCGCATAATCGTCATCGAGGCTGCCGCGCCGCCCACGCCGGCCTGCCCGCCGGTGACGAAGCTGCCGCCGGTGGGTCCCGTCTCCCACGGATGGTAAAGACCGTGAGTAGCGAGCGCGCCCCACCGCTCGCTCTTCTGCCACGCGCCCATCGCGTCGGGGATGATGGGCGAGCCATCTGCCGAGGCTGCCGCGTTCAGTCCGCTCCGCTGGCCGGGCGGGGCGAGCATCATCCCCCACACCTGCCCCATGTCCCGCTGGAACTCGGACAGGTTGTCGAGGATGTACTTGAGATGTACCTCGGCGTTGTTGTCGGGCATCGTCTACAAGCCTGTATCAGCAGGCGCAGGGAGGTGGCTGTAGTACTCCTTCATCACAGCCTGGAACTCGGTTGCCTCACGGTAGGGCAGTGCCACGAGGTCTATCGTCGTCAGGTTCTGCACCCAGAACACGAAGCGGGCTACGGACTGGTTCCACAGGTTGTCAGGCAGATCGCCTTTGCTTGTGGCGAGCATCCTGCCCGCGTTTGCGAAAGTAGATGAGGAGCCTCGGGTCCATCCGGTTCCTCGCCCACATCCTGATGATGAGCGCCCTGGCGATGGTGTCCTGGAGCTGGGTCGGATCCATCGTGCCGTCGCCGTTCCTCTCGTAAGCTTCCCCGTTCATCGCGTAGAGCGACTTGCCGAGCAGCCAGCGGTTGCGCTCATCGAAGTTGATGCGCTTCTCCTGGTCCACAATCTCGGCGAACTCGTCATCGGCCCAGAGCACGTCACCGTAGCTGAACTCCCGCATCGTGTAGGTCTGGGTCATCTGCTCGGCGTCTTTGAACTCTCCCTTCTCGTGCTGGTCGATCACGTCCAGCATCTCTTCCATCTGGGTCTGGTTGCGTACCACCTCGGCGTTTAGAAACCGGCGCTCGGTGATGCGCTGGTCTTCCCAGCTCTTGACGCGCTCCCTGGTGCTGTCGGTCGCCTCACCTTTCTTGTCAGCCTCGTAAGCCGCCAGCACTTCCGGCGGAGTTGCCTCGGCGTCGAGCCGTGCAACCGCGTTCTCACACGCATCGAGGGCGATCCGCCGGTCTGCCACATCGAGCCACGATGGGAGCAGAATGCGGAAGCCGCCCTCGAACACCACGAAGTCGAGCTTTTCCTGGTACTCTACCTGATTGGTCACCTATCTCCCTGGAGCAACCCCCGGCTGCGCCGCCCTTCTACTTCTCGGCAGCCGGTGTTTTCCGGGAAGTTCGCCGTGCCTCGCGTTCCTTCCTACGGCGGAGCCGGCCAGCCGGCCAGCCGCGTTACGCCTCGGAGATGATGATCGGGTAGCTGCCCGGCACTGCCCCCAGGCTGGCAAGACAGTTGTAACGGTACGATCGTACCACGCGCCCGCGCATCTGCCGGCGGTTGTCCGGGTCCACGGGGATGGCGCGCGGGATGGTGAAAGAAAGCGTCTTGTTGGCCGTCTTGTCGCGCTTGATGTTGATGATCAGGTTGAGCGCCTCGTAGTAGCTGGGAGCGCCGTTGCCGTCCAGCCCGAAGCCCGGCGGGTCGATACCGGACTGCGCGTTCATTCGGATCGTGAGAGCGGCAGTCGGCAGGTCCGCGTTCTGCTCTTTCACGTCGTTCGTGCCGTCCAGCTCCATATTGGCAGACAGCCCTGTATCGAAGTCCAACGTCACGCCAATGACGCCTTTGTTGGCGAGCACGCCACCGAGAGAGCAGACGCCGGCCTGGAGCGGTTTGCCCGGCAAGCCGGAACTCATCGTCGGGTCTGGGATGGAAGGCGCAGGGATGGTGCTGTCGATGGATCCCCCTGCCCAGCGCATCACGAAGCCTACCGGTGCGCCTTTGTCGATGTTCAGAGAGAAGCCGGCAGCCTTCGCGTTGTTTACCTGCCACGTCCCCAGGCCGGCTCCGCCGACGATGCCGTTGTCGGAGAAGACGAAGGGTCCCCCCAGCTCATTCAGATCGTAGGCCGGTCCCGCCGTTCGGATGATGAACCAGTTGTTCAGGTTCAGGCTGGTAAACCAGGGGTCGGCGTCTTTGCCGCCCGGCCCGCCGGTGGGCGCATCGCCGCCGAGAGGGTCCATCGGGATGGCCGGAACCTGGATAACGGGGAACGTCGGCATGTCCCCGTAGTTGAGCTGCCCGCCCTGCTGGGCCGAGATGGGGTAGGGGATGTCGAGGTTCCGGGGATGCAGGAGCGAGGCTCCTTCGCGGCAAAGCACGCGAACGCCGTCGATCTGCAAGAAGCCCGCAAACCCGTGGGTGATGGGCATAACCTAACTCCCTGGCAATAGCCGGCTCGCTGGCCGGTCGCCGGCTACTTCTTCGACTGCTTCCGTTCGGCCTGTCCCTCGCTGGCCGGCTCCGGCTGGGCCGGCTCCGGGTTCTCGGTGTAGCGGTGGCTCTTCCGGTGGCTGTTCATCTCGCGGAGCTGTTCGAGGTCCAGGAACTCCGGTACGAGGGCGAGCACGTCTTCCTCTTTCACGCGCTCCACCTTCCCGTCCACCACGTCCGCGTAGAGCTGGGGCACTTTGCACGCCTCGGCCTTCTGGCGCTCCTCCGGCTCCAGGTGAAGACGCGGATCCTTCGTCACCAGGAGCGCGCAGCGCATCCGTGTGCCGTCGCCGATGAGCGAGGTACGCCCGCAGCATACACCGCAGCCGTAGGCCAGCACCCGGTTGACGTTGAACTGGTGGTCGATGCCGGCAGTGTATGCGTCTTCGGAGAGCCGGCTCTCCCCAAGCGCCTCCGGCTCGACCCCGCTGCGGATCGCGCGCTCGGTGCTCCGTGCTACCTTCAGCATCTTACGTCTCTCCCGTGATGAACCGGACGGCAGCTCGCTCGGTCTTCCGCAGGTCTTCTTCCTTCACCTCGCCGCCAGGGAACTGCGGTCTAGCCGGAATGTGGGCCTTCGGCGCTCCCTGGTCGTGGATGACCGCGAGGTTCACCGTCCTGCCGCTTCCACCCTTCCCTGTGCCCCTCGCCCGCAGCTCGTGAACCCGCAGGCCGCGTCCGTCTTTCGCGGTGGGTCGCCGGCCCTTCTTCGCTCTCGTGATCGTGAAGGCGCTCCCCACTACTAACGTCGGCTTCTGGCCTTCGGTCGCCACCTGCTCGACGTGGCCGCGCGCTCCCTGCTCCGCGTAAGACATCGCCAGAGCGCCCGTCTTGACCAGGGGCTGGTGAGCGATGGCTTCCGCCGTCTTCTGGGCAGGGCGGGTAAAGAGACGCCTCGCGCGCCGCGCCCGCCGGGGATGAGCACGCAGGAAGCGGATCTTGCCGGCGATGGTGACGGCCTTCAGTGGCGTCCACCTCGGGTCGCCGCCCACCTGGAAGTTGGTCCGGTAGCGGTCCCTGGCTATGTCACCCAGCTCGCCCCAGAGCTTGCCCAGGTTCTCTTCCTTCGCGCGCTCCTGGATGGCTTTCGCGTACACCACCGGGTCGCCGCTCCCGCCCTCTCCGGCGGAGACAGTCACCCTGACGATGAGCGGGATGCGCGCTCCCCGCATCGGGACGGGGATCCTGAACTCCGGCATCAGCCAATCCCTCCCAGGCGCGCAATGGACAGCTCGCCGGTGATCGGCATCGTACCCATCACCTGATAGCCGGTGAAGGCATCCGTCTCGATCCACTCCTCGGCTACCTGCCCGCTCTGGGCGTGGCTCGCGGTCACCACCAGCCCGCAGTCCAGCTTGACCTCCAGGTAGTTATTCGAGTTGAGGATGTCCTTCGCGGCCATCATAATGGCCCGCAGCGCCCGAGCCGGCATCTCGCTCTGCGTCTGGTGGAGCATCACGCAGCTAATCTCGCCGTTCATCGGCATCGCGTCCGTGTAGGGTCTGCCGAAGTAGAGGTCTTCCTGGAAACGGTCCACATACACTGACAACACAGGTTGGTAGTTGTTCGCCTCCACTGCCGGCGAGCCGGTGAGGATGCGCTTCACGCCGGCTGGCCCGGCTCCGTTCGGCCAGTTGGGACCGTTGAGGAATATCTGGAGCGCGGCATCGAGCGCCGGCTTCTGGTCGAGCAGGATGTCCCGGACGGCTTCTTCCCACTGCTCCAGGTGGTCGTGCAGGCCCATCGGCCCGTTCTCGACGCAGATCCACCAGCAGAGCTGCTCGCTGGCCGGCCCGCTGTCGTCTTCCGCCGTAACGTAGATCGGCAGCCGCACCTGGGTCCGCGTGACACCGAGGAGCGGCAGCACCTGCCCATCGTCGTTGATCGGGTTCGGCGTGTTGCCGATGTCCAGCCGGTAGATGAAGGGGTTGGTGGAGGTCATCGGACAAAGACCTCCCTCGAAGCCCGGCAGGGACGAGGCGTAGACCTGGAGGTTCGCCCCCGGTACTTCCCCGAAGGTGAGGTCCATGTGCTGGCCGTCGCCAACGTTTTGAAGCTTGGTCATCACCGGCGGCATCAGAGGAACCCCGGCGCGCGGTCACTGTCGCGCTGCATCCACTTCGCCATCAGGACGCGCGAAGGAAACACGTCGCCGTTGGTCGCGCGTACCCGCCGGTGCTGGCTGCCGCCCAGGATGGCCCAGGTGGTGTCGTAGCGATACACCAGCGTTATCATTGTGCCTTTCACCGGAGCGGTCCCCGTCCACTGGATGCCCAGGCCATCCTCGGACGGCTGGAACCCGGTGGTCACCTCGGTCAGCGTGTCGCCGCGATAGACGGTGAGTATCTCGGTCACCGGCGTATACATCAGCCGGTCCACCGGATCGCCCGTCTCGCGCTCGTAGGTGATGTCCACGGTGTCCGGTCGCGTGGAAAGCGCGATCCGGTCGCCGTCGTGGAAGGGATACTCCGTCTCCAGGAAAGTGCAGACGACCTCCCCACCCTGGACCACGAAGGGGTAGCGGCGCGTGCCGACCATTGCCTGCTGGCACACCACCTTCCCACCGGTCGGCCCGGTGAGCGGGATCGGCATCACTTTGAACAGCTCGCCGCAGCCGCCGCAGAGGGGACACGTCGGCAGCGTCCGCATCGAGCCGCCCACCGCGTCCATGTGGGTCGGATTGGGGCACGGCCCAACTTTCCGGTAGTACGCGGAAGGGACCTCGCCCAGCGTGGCGACAAGCCTGGCGAACGCCTCGGTCGAGAGCTGGCCGAGAAAGCCCATCAGATGCAGATGACCTCCATCGGCTTCTCCTTTTGCATGGTCCGCTCGATCCAGGTACGGACGCCCATCTCCAGGGTGTCTGCCCGCTGGTATACCAGATTGGGGACCACACTCTGGCTCATCCCGTCAATCGAGAGCGACACGCCTCCCTGGTCCAGATAGCTCCCCATCTCCCGCAGGGTGTTCGCCGCTGCCATCTGGCCGATGTTCCTCTGGAACTCCATCACCAGCCCCTGGTCCCATTCGGTGTCGAAGGGCGGCAGCGGCTGCGAGCAGTCCCAGGTCTTCGGGTTCACCAGCCCCGCCGTATAGCGGACGTGGATGAAGTCAGGAACCATTCCCGACCGCTGGCCGACGCTGTAGAGCGGGTTGATGGCCGAGAGCGCAAAGGTGACGCTCGCCGCAGCGGTGGGAATGATGTGGACGATCCCGAACTTCCGGTCGATGTTCTGCCATACCGGTGGGATGTCAGGCCCAACGACGTTGCCCGCGAGCGCGAAGCGAAAGCCAGTAAGCCCGTTCTTTTCCCAGAGCGGCGTCCAATCCAGCGAGGTCCTGCCGGTGAGGGCCATCCAATCGCGGATGAAGTAGGAGAGCGGCTTCTGGATCCGGTCGTAGTCGCTTCCCAGGATCAGCCCCTTCGTCGTACCTACCGAGACACTATCCCCTGCCTGGGTCTGGGCTGGCAGGCCGATGGAGGTGAGCGAACTCCAGGTCGTCGCGGTCAGGATCTGCTGCCTCGTGCCGGGGATGATGAGTTCGGTGGCCGGCAGGCCGTTGCCGTCCGTCCCGGAGATAGCGACCGTCCCGCTCACCGAGCCAGCCGGCTGGCCGGCAGTCACGTAGAGGTAGAGCGCCTGGGACATCGGCGGCTGGAAGAAGCCGTCTGTGAGCGTCTCCGGCGCGGCTGGCAGGGCAGTTACGGGCAGGATGCCGGTCGGCGTAGGTCGGGGCGGCGGAGAGCCGAGGTTGGGGGTCCCCGGTACGTTGACGAAGGACGCCCAGAGCGCGAGCTGGTCCGAGCAGTAGCGCGTGAGAAAGAACGGGATGTGCAGGCTCTCTTCGATGGTAAACTGTGCCGCCCGGATGTGCTGCTCGGCAAGCTGGTCAGCGGACAGCCCCGTATACTTCGCCTGCGCGTCCAGGAGCTGGCCCATCCCGCCCAGGTGCATCCGCATCAGGCTGGCATTGATCGGGAGCGGGAGTTGTGTGCTGGCTGCCATTGAAAAGAAAGCCGCCCGCCCTTACGAGCGAGCGGCTGCGAGATTGCGCTTACTGATAGAGCTGTTCTTACTTTTCAGGAGTGTCCAATGGCGACCGGCAGTTAGCGGTCGTAGAAGGCGATGCCACGCACGCCCACGAGGGCGGAGAGGTCGGCTCCGTTCCCTACCTCGGTGGCACTGGTGATGGCGGTTGCGGTCGCCGTTCCATAGAAGCGGACGACCTTATTCACTTTGTCGTACTGCGCCTCGTAACCGAAGGTGTTCTGAAAGGTGACGAAGTACGGGTCTTTACAACCGTAAGGGGAGAAGTCGAGCGGGTAGCCACCACCAACGCCCGCCGGGTAAGCATTATCGCAGTCGAACTGGACGACACAGATCCCAATCGTCCCCTTCGAGTTGGCGAGCTTCTTCTTGTTGGCGAGGGCCATCGTCCTTACTCCTCGGCTTCCTGGGCCACCTCTGCCGCTTCATAGAGGCTGGCGTTGGGATCCACCCCCTGCGCGGGAGCGGGCCGGCTGGCCTGGGGTCCGGGCGCGGAAGGCACAGGCCGGCTGCCTTTTCGCTGGACCGGTTCCTGGATGGCGTGGCCGTGCTTCTGACCGCCTTTGCCGTGGTCCGCGTGACCCTTGCCCGGCTCTTCCTTTGCCTCGTCCTTCGGCTTCTCTGCCTGGGCTTTCGCGGCAGCCTGGGCTTCCTGCTGCCGCTGAACCTCGCTCTTCGGCAGCGGCATATCAATCTCGCCCTGGCGTACCGGGGTCGTCGGCTTCGTCGCTTCCTGCTGGCTGCGCCACTCCCTTTCGAGCTGCTCGTCCAGGGAGCGCGGCGGAGCCGGCTGGGTGCGAGTAGCGGAAGGCTCCGCCGGGCCAGCCTCGTAGTGGCCTTCCACCGGCTCGCCTTTGTCATTCACGTAAGCGTAGCCGGGGATCTGGTCCAGCCCGCAGTTGTCGGGAACTCGGGCTTGCCCGTGCGCGTCGAAGTCCACCGGCCCGTAGCCGTTCGGAGCGGTGATCCCCTTCTGGCCCGCCATCGAAGGATTGATACAGACGACGAGCGGGCCGTTGGGCTTCTTGACCTGCTTATCCGCCGTGATGATGACTTCCGGCGTTCCTTCGAGCACGACGTATCCAGGGATGAGGTGGATGCCGCAGCTCTCCCCCGCATCCCTGGAGATACCCTCGTGGTCGAAGTGAGCCACGCTGCCATCCGGCATCGTGATCGTCTCGTTCTTCCGCAGCGGATTTTCAACCGTCAGGGACACTATCCACCCCCTACATACTAGTGATACCCGCCTGCGACAGCGAGCCGACGTTGACGACGTGCAGGTTGTGCAGCGGCACTTTGAAGAGCGGCGTGCCGAACATCAGGATGCCGTAGCTGTTGCTCATCAGGTCCTGCGGGAGAGGTCGCTTCACCACCGGCAGGAGCTGCTTGAACACAATCTCATCCGAGGTCATAGTCAGGCCGCAGATGTGATAGGTGTTCGGAACCGCGTACCCGTCATCGGTGTAGGTGGTGGAGCCGCCGGAGCGGTTCACCATCGCCATGAACTTCTGGGCGCTCGTGGCGGAAGTCTGCTGGTCGGCAGGGTTTCGGAAGAGCAGGAAGTACTCGATGGTCGCGTCCGCGAAGCTGATGGTCAGGTTGATCTTCTGACCTATCGTGGCCGCGATACCCGCCGAGGTAACCGGAGCGCCCCAGCCGCCTTTGCCTACCGGAACCGCCGTGTAGTAGTACGTGCCAGCCGGCAGGCCCGGTCGGTAGGGCAGAGCGACGTTCGCCGCGCCCGCGCCGGTGACGGTCGCGCCGGACGAAGATGGCCCGTTGACACTGGTGTTGGGCGGGATGTTGCGCGGGATGCCGCCCTTCACGCCGAGGGTCAGCATCTGGTTCCGGCGGATCTGCATATAGCGCGGGTTGCCGTTCAACGCTTCCACGAGGAAGCGGTCGAAGGCTGCCCCCACGCTGCCGTCCCGAGCGTTTTCGTTCAGGCGCTGCTCGGGGAAGAGGCTCTGCCGGAGGTCGCGGATCCCCTCGTTCGGGAAGTAGAGGTCGGTGAACTCGGTCGAGTTGTTGGTGGCGATCTGGGCCACGTACTCCAGCAGGTTCTTGTCGGCGGGTGCGCCCTGCATATCCAGGCGGATGGAGTTCTGCATATCCGCCCCGTCGTCAATCTGCTTGAAGAAGCCGTCCCACATCAGCGGGTTGACCGTCGAGTTGCCCCACCAGAGGTTCCGCTCGATGTGGCGGAGCAGCTCCCGCATCTTGATTTCCTCGCTGGTGTCCATCGCGTTCTTACCGACGCCACGGAACCCCACGAGGTTGACGGCCTGGGCGGGCAACGTTACCTGCCCTTTGACCGCCAGGTACTTGACGGTCTTCAGACCCCGGTAGAAGCGGGGGTCGGAGACAATGCCAGCGTCGTTACTGGCAATGAAGCCGTCCATCCCGTCTTCGCCGAACGTCTCCAGGCGAGTGAACTCCACGTCGAGGGAGTAGGCTTCCTCCTTCGGCATGTTGTTCCAGAGGTTGAGCTGCTCTTCTCGCATCTCGGCGGATGCCAGCACCGGCGAGAGGTCCTCAACGGCGAGCGCGGTGGCGTTCGGCCCAACGTGCGGAATGCCGGGCTGAACGTCGAGCGCCTTATAGACATCCATGAAGAGCGAAGCCCCGTAGGGTCCGAACTCCCCACTCGTGATCTGGGCGTTCGGGAAGTAGCTCTCCCAGGTGATCAATCCTGCATCGGAAAACATAGCCTAACTCCCTATCGGTGGCTTACGCTTTCTCCCTGGTGGTGGGCTTCCCGTGCCGTTGCTGTGGAGCGAGGATGCACGGGAAGCCCACGGGCGGGAAACGCTTTACTCTTCCTCTTCTTCGCCTGACATTGCAGCGCGAAGAACCTTCAGGGCCTTCGGGCCGGCGCTCTTTCGCACCGCTACCTCGTAGTCGATGCCCTCGACCTCGGCCTGCCGGAGCGCGAGACACGCTTTGGCAGCGGTGTCGGCGTCCAGGTCTTCGGTACGCGCCGCAGCGCGGAAACTCTTCGAGAGGGTCGCGGCATTCATCGGCGGCAGCTCGGGCGGCGGCATCCCCTTCCGGGTCCTGCCGTTGCCGTTCCTGACCTCGGGATGCCCGGTGACGGGATGGCTGGAGATGGCTTTGCGAAGCTCCGTCTGCTCGCTCTGGAGCGCCTGAAGCCCTTCCATCGCCTGCTCGAACATGCTCTTGATGACGGGATCCGTCACCTCGGCTTCCGGCTCTTCCTCCGGTTCCTCGCTCGCCGCCTCTTCGATGGACTTGAGAACGGTGGTCAGCCGGCGAACGCCTTTGGAGAGTTCCTGGGTCGCCTGGAGCTGCGCCTGTCCCTGGTCGTAGATGTGGCCGAGGGCTTTGATGATCGTCTCGTTGCTCTCGCAGACGCTCTTCAGGAACGGCACGCCGTCGAAGGCCGCTTCGCCATCCGGCTGGGAGAGCAGACTTTTGGTGACGTGCTCCGGGTCCAGCTCGAAGTCAGTGTCGTTGGCTTCCCACGGTCGGGCGCTCTTCCCGAACCCGCCGCCGGTCCCCTCGCCGGAAGGCCGGTTGTCGTGGGCCTTCTTGCCGCGCCCCATCTTCATCTTCGGCATGTCGGTGGTCGCAGCGTCGGCGTCTTCGTCTTCCTCGTCTTCGCCCTCGTGCGCGTTCGAGTGAGCGGGATCTACGTCCTCGTCGTCCTCGTACTCCTCGTCGTTGCGCTTGCCTTTGCTCCCCCGGCTTTTGGCGATGCCGTTCGCACCGTCGAGCTGGTCAGCGTAGAGGCGAAACGCTTTGGCCGCGAGGTCCGAGGTGAGCGGGCCGTCTTCGGCGGCAGATCGAAGTTCTTCAATCTGCGCTTCCAGGGTGGAAGTGCGTGGCATTACCTAACTCCCGTGGTGGGTGGCGCAACTTCTACGGGGCGGATCAACGCGCCAAGCCTTTACCACTATGAACGTCGGCCAGATAATCGGCAATCACCAGCCCGAGGGTGACCGCCGGATCGTTGCTCTTATGGATGCGCCGCCGCCTGCGCTTTCGCCGGCCAGCCGGCTGGGATCCCAGGTCTTCGACGGCGAGGGCGGATGCGCCGGGTCCCTCGTGCGGGATGCCGCTCATCACGTCCATCGCCTTCCGTAGCTCTGCCTCGGTGAAGAGCGGCATCGTGAGTGAGCGTGTCTCCGGTACGACGGGGAAGTGAACCCTGCCGATCCGCAGCGGCCCGACCCTGCCCAGCTCCTCCATCGACTTCACGAACTGGATCGTGCCGCAGTTTTCGCTGACGACCGGGACCGGCGTGACGGCGACCGAAGTCACCATCGGCTTCGTGATGATCGACTTGTCCATCGGGTCCCGCGAGGCGACGATGCCGGCGATGGAGTACCCCAGCGGCAGCCCGCTGTCGTAGTGCTCCTTCGCCTTCCGCGCATACTCCTTCGTCATCATCAGCTCGCTCTTCATCCACGGCACGTCGATGCCGGTCTTCGGATGAGGAGCAACGAAGGTGTCGATGCCGCGCCCGATGTAGTACTGCGGATCCCTGGTCCGTTCCCAAAGGTGGTCCCAATCCACCGGGCTGTTGAGCGCCTTATGGGTCTTCAGCCCTTCCAGCAAGCCCGCCATCTGCATCGTCTCGTCCTGGAGGTCTTTGGACGGGTTCGAGAGCGGGCCTTCGATCATCCAGTTCCCGGCAGGCGTGTCGTAGGCTTTCGCCACCGGCAGGTAAACGGAGAAGGGCTGCGCGTTCTGGCCGAGGGTGACCTTCAACATCACAGTCTCCAGTTTGCGCCGCCGCGCGTGCCGAACGGCGTGGCCGCGTCATCGCCCTTCGCCTGCACGAGATGGCTGCCGCCACCGTGCTTGTCGATGGCTGCCTTCGCCTCCTTCAGCGAGTTGTGGTGCGAGAGCTTCTGCCAGCCGCTCTCTCCCTTCGCTTTGAAGTGGACGACGAACGAACCGCCGCCGGTGACGGAGTAGCTGCCGGATGGCCGGCTGGACGAGAAAAGGGAACGGCCCAGGCCGGTCGGCCCGCCGCGATCCCCACCCTGCGGGATTGTGCCGCGATCCGCACCCTGCGGAATGACGGAGCCGAACTGCTTCAGGATGCGATCACAGGCGTTGAGAGCAGAGACGGCTTTCCCGATCTGCGACATCGGCACTTTGCCTTCCACGTAGCCATCGTGCTTCTCAGCAAGCTTTTGCGCTTCTTTGCGGCTGGTAGCTGTGCCAATGATGTGCGACGTGGCCGGCCCAACGCTCGCCGATGCCCTGGAAGCGTAGTGGGCGCGAAAACCCCCACCTTCGGGCGAGATGCGATAGGCTCCGTGGGAAGCTCGCCCGACCGTCATCGCCCCCGCGCTGCCCATCCAGTCGATACGCTTCAGGATGGTATCACAGGCCGAAAGCGAGGCATCCACGCCCGCGAGCGCCTTCGCCATCTTCGTCTTCGGCTTTCGCATCCACAGGCCGGGGTCGTGCTCGGGCCACTCCTGGCCCGGCTCGGAAAGCGCGCTCTCCAGCTTCCTCGGCTTCTTCCCTTCGACCTTCCGCTCGTAGTTCGTCTCCTCGGGTGACTGACCGAGGGTAGCGACCGTGTAGGCCGCGCGTCCCAGCCGGCGAGCGAAGGTCCCTGCCGCGCCTTTCGAGACGGTGCTGGGCTTCTGGGTCCAGTGGAGCGGCATCGTGTGGCCGCACTTCGGACACTCTTGCAGCTCTTTTCGGAAGGTGTGGCCGCAGACGTTGCAGGAGCGCATCGGGCCGGTGAAGTCCGAAGCGGCCTTCAGGATGGCATCACAGTCCGAGAGGCAGTCGAGCACCGCGACCGACTTACGGCCTGCCGCGCTCCACTTCGCCATCCGCTTCGCGCCGTACTTCCGGCGACCAATCCAGCCGGCGAGCGCGCCAGGATCGTGGACCTTCTTCTTGCCCTTTCGTCCACGGAGCTGGCGCGTCAATCGCTTGAAGCGCCCGCCCTGGCCGAGCTTCATCTCACCGGCCACCGACTACCCTCCCTGGATCACCGGGCCGAATAGCTTCCAGCCGATGATGGCGAAGAGCACGAAGAGAAAGAGCGATCCCCCGCCCAGCCACCAGTCCTTCGAGTAGATGCGAAAGATCCCGAAGACCAGCCAGAAGATCATCAGGATCCAGAAGAGGATACCGAGTGGCATCGCCGCACCTCCGCTAGCTGCTCTCGGCCAGGATGTAGAGCACGTACTCGCCTGTACCGTCCAGCCCGGCGAAGACCGCCGTGTTCGCGGCCAGATGCGCGGCATCGTTGTTGATCGTCGGCAGCCCCACTTCCACACCGTCTTTGAGCGCAAGCAGCACCGTGCCGGGCCGAATGATCGGTGTGCCGATGCCGAGCGCGTCCCCGTAGACAGCAGAGAAGGTCGGGTTCGCGGCGTCGGGAGGCAGGTCAACCGAGGTGATCGAGGCAAAGGCCACCTTCCCGACTGCCGCCGTCGTGCCGACATCGGTAAAGGTTTCGCTGACCGGATCGCCTGCGGCATCCTTCCCGTGGACCACCGCATCGCCGGTAGTAGCGGCGCTCGCCGTCAGCTCGATGTTGCGGGCATAGTCGGGAAGACCAAACGGCCCGGTGAGCGTCACCCCTTCGGCGGAGGTGGGAGACGCTACAATTGCCACCGCTCCCTTCGGAGCAGGGTTCTTCCAGATCGGTCGCCGGCCATAGAACCCGCTCACCAGATCGTTGAGCCGGTCGCCCGCTCCGTTCGGGCCGCGCAGGTTCATCGCCAGCACGTCGGCATCGGAGAGTGGTCCCATAACGGATCCAGCGGTCATTGCTGTTCCTCTTGTCGTAAAGGGGAGCACCGCTACCTGCGCCTGCGACGGAGCTAATCAGCGGTGCTCCCCTCGCGTCAGTCGCCGATGGTATTGCCAGAAGGGATGGCTTACCACTACGAACGTCGGCTCCGGCTCCGGGATCGTTCAGCCGTAGAGGTGGCCCGGTGGAGGTAGACTGCCCCGGCGATCCTGCGCTCCCGCCTCGATCCGCATCGCCTCGCGCACGTCCTGGAGACGGGCGAGCGTATCGCGGTAGTCCATCATAGCGATGGCGTTCTTCTGCGAGAGCGGCGCATCACCTTCTGTAACAGCCCGAGCAAGAGGAGCCAGCCGCTCCAGCTCCATCTCCAGCTCGCCTTCCTTCTGCTGAAGCCGGGCGTAGTGGTCGCGCATACCAGCCAGGATGCGCTGGTCGTCGTAGTAGACGCGTGCCGTCTCAAGATCAAGCCGCTCTTCGAGAGAACGCAAAGTGGCATCGTCGGGAACAATGGGCTTGCCCTGACTTTCCTGCGGACTTCCCGAGGAAGAAGTTGAGCCGGTGGGGTCCGAAGCTTTCAGCATCAGCCGCATTCGTCTCTCCCTTCGCCGCCTGTACGATCGTGTGCCAGTGCCGAAGCAGGATCTTCCCTGCGCCTGTCTCGTCAGACAGGAGAGCGCGGCGCGTCTTCTCGCGGTTCTTCTCCTGCTGGATGGTCAATCCCACGCTATCATTGCGCCTCGCCATCGACTTCGCTGCCGGCTGGCCGGCTGGCTGCTTCGGTTGGGCCGACATCGTGAGCGGCTTGTCCTGGAGGTCTTCGAGAAGCGACACCGACGCCTCGCGCTCGCCGAGGGTACGCCGGGACATCAGCGTGTGGAAGAGGTGGTCGGTGATGTAGTTCGCTGCGTGGACCACATCCCGCCGCTGGCCGAAGCGCAGCGCCCTGGCAATGATCTGCCGCTGCTCTACGCTTGGTAACCCCATCATAAAGATATGGCTTGCTCCCTGGAAGTTCATCCCGTAGTTTGCAGCGTTGCTGATAGTCACCCCCGGCGTGTCGGAGCTGAAGTCATTCATCTTCCGCGCCGCGTCCTGGGTGGCCCGGTCGCTGTCTTTTCCCGTCACGGAGACGAACTTCGCTGCCTCGTCACCAATCCGCTTCTTCAGCTCGCGCTTGAATGCCGTCAGCGGCGAGTTGGGTCCAATCTCCTGGCTCCAGACGATCACCCGGCCGGGCAGGGTCTGGTCGCCGGCCTTCGTCGGTGAGTTGATGACCTTCTGCACGTCATCCACCACCTGATCGACCACCGAGTTGAGCAGGATGCGATTGACCTTCCCATCGCGTACCAGGGCAGCCTCGGCCCGCTTCTTCGGGTCGGGCGAGGCGAGAGCCTGCTCGAACTGCTTGTTGACCTCGATCACCTTCTCGCGCACGGCTGGCGTAGTCGGCACGATCCGCAGGTTCTGGTCGGCCTGCACCAGCTCGCCGTGCCCGCCCTCTCTCGTCGGCGGAGTGTGGTAGCTGACCATGTAGGGCGAGAGCATCTGCTTCAGCGCGCTCACCTTCTCGGGCGTGAACTCGCCGCCGCCGGATGCCTGCTGGCGCGCGAGGCGCTCCCACTGCGCGTTGAAGCGGGTCTTGCTGCCGAGCTGTTTGGGCGCGATGAAGTCGTTCACCAGCGAGTAGAGTTCCGAGCCGCTCTTCTGGACTAACGTCCCAGAGCCAAGCACCACGTACTCGGAGTTGGCGAACTCCCTGGCCGTCTTCGCCTTCTCGCTCTGCTTGTCGCCGAGCGCGGTGGCGTACTCGTGCGCCTCGTCCCCGAAGAAGGCCGTGCCGGTCGGCTCCATAAAGCCGTTGTCCTTCAGGTCTTTGATGTGGTCGCGCATCAGCTCCGGGGACATCACGATGAAGTTCTGCTCACCCGCGTTGACCCTCTCGATGGCCTTCTTGAGCTGCAAGCCGCTGTTGACGACGGCGATCCGGTTCGCCACGTCATCCTTCAGGAACTTCTGCTTCTCGCCCGTCTTCGTGTTCGTGACCCAACCGCCCTGCCCGTTGGGACCTGCGTCGGCTACCCAATCGTCGGCTTTGTAGTTCTTCTGCTGCGCCCGAGGCTTGGCCGGCATCGTCATCACGCCTCGCATCTTCGGGTTCTCGTGCAGCATCTCGGACATCGCCGCGTAGTAGATGGCCGTCTTGCCGGAGCCGGGTCCGTAGTTGAGTATCTCGTGCTTGAACTTCTTGATGGCTTCCACGCCCAGGATCTGGTGCGGTCGGAGCGACACCGCTTTGATCGGCTTGCCGTCCGCGCCCATCTCCGTACCGTCCTGGAGGTCGGGATTGGAGTAGGCTGCCGGCCCGAGGGTATCCATCCGGTCGCGCAGGTTCTCCACCAGCTCGTGCTTCTCCACGGCACGCTGACTGGTCGCCAGCGTCTGCGGTCGAGCCAGCCGCGTCACGCTTGCCGGCTTCACCAGGATCTGGTAGCGGTCGGCGTACTCGCCGGCTTCTTTGGCCCAGGTGTAGTCGCCTTCCCGCAGGCCCAGCTCTTTGGCTCGCTGGAGTGTCTCCACCACCGTCGATCCGCCGGGGATGACGAGCGGCTCTTTCGGGTCGTAGCGCAAGTACTGGGCGAGGTCGGCTGCGGCCCGCATCTCGCCACGGGCCACGTTGAGACGCCGCAGCCGCTCTGCGCCCATCGTTCGGGCTACTACACCAGCCTGGGCAAAGGTAACGTCGGCTGGCTCGCCCACACCTTTCAGCCCTGCCTCCTGCGCTTTCTGGATGCCGGGATCCCCGATCACCTCCATCGCGTAGCTGGTTCCGCTCCGCGTCACATTGAACTGCTTCGGCTCCAGCCCCGCCGCTTTCGCCGCCGCTTCCACCTCGGCTGCCGATCCGAACTGCTTCCCGCTGGCATCCGCCGTGATCGGCATCTTCGTGGCCGCGCTTCGCATCGCCACGTCCCCAATGTGGCGCAGCTCGCTCGCGGTCTGGAGCGCGGAGACGGCTGCCGCGTAGTTGGTCTGCTTGATGCGCGCCCCAATCTCCTCGGCTTTGCCTGCCGTGTTCACTCCCTGCTCGCGCATATAGGCTGCCGCGACACGCGCCGTGCCCTCGGGACCCAGCACGCTGGCGATGTCGGGATTGATGATGGCCGCACCGATGGCATCGTTCACGATCCCGTTCAGCGCGTCGGTCGCTCCCTGCGCCTGGGAGCGCGTCTGCCGGAGCGTCGAGGCTTGCGAGGCGTCGTGGACCAGCTTCGTGTTCGCGCGCACGCTGGCCCGGTTGATGGCCGTCTCCGCAATCCACTTCTGGACTTCGGCATCGCTCGGGTCCTTCGCCAGCACCTCGTCCGTGATGCCCTGGACCACATCGTACCGGCCTGTGTTGAGAGCGCGAACGATGGCTCTTTCCTGGGCGCGCTTGGTGGCGACCGACGCCAGCTCCTGGGCGGTCTTCATCATATCGCCGCCGGAGAAGGTGACCTCGCGCTCCGTGCCGGCGATGTTCACCCGCATCGTCCCACCGGGCTTCTCACCCCGCTGGATCTGGTCCGCGAGCTGGTCGATCATCTGCCCCAGGAGACGCTGCCCCTCGGCGTGCGCTTCGGCTCTCGCCTGCTGCTCGGCTTCCTTCTGGAACTCGGCAATATCCACGCCGGCCTGCCCTTCCAGGCCCTTCTGGTCGAGTACCGGGTCCTTTCGAGCTTCCAGCCCTTCGAGCACCTTCTGGGCCTTCTTCTGGTCCGGGGTCTTCGTCTTCTCGTCTTTGTTCCGCAGGTCATTCAGGTAGTCGCGGGGCGTCTGTTCTCCGGCTTGGCCGTAAATCTGCTGGGCGACCTTTGCCGCCTCCTCGCGGATGCGCTTCTCCAGGTCGCCCATCTGCTCACCGGTGAGCTTCTGGGTCATCTCGGAGAGCGCCGCCGTGTGCTTCTCTGCCTCTCCCTTCGCCTGCATCCGCAGGGCTTCGAGCCGGCGGAACTCCTCGGGCTTCTCCTCGGCGGCTGCGGCTGCGGCGGCTGCCTGCTCCTCCTTCCCGGCTTTCCGCTTCTGCTTCTGCTCTTCCGCCTGCTTGCCGGAGAAGTAGCGGTCCCCGCCGTGCAGGACCATCTGGTTCATCGCCCCACCCGCCCCGCCGACCACGGTGAGGTTCCCGCGCCCGTCGTCGTGAACCAGGACGGGCTGCCCCTCCGTACCGGGTCCCTCCGGGTGGACCGTGACCCACTTCAGGTTCATCTGGGCGATTTCCAGCTTCGAGAGCCAACCGTGGCCCTTCGGCTGCCGTGCCTTCCCCGGCCCGCTGGTTCCCCCACCGATCTTCTTCGTAACGACCTTCGGCTTTTGTGAAGCAGGTGAAGGAGGTGGAGCCGTGGTGGGTGGCGCGGCCACGGCCTTCGCTACCTCCGGCCAGAACTTTCGGCAGCGGTTACACTTCCCGTCGTCCCCCCGCTCCTGCCGCGCGCCGCAGTGAGGGCAGAACTCACGCGGGTCTATCGCTGCTTTGAACAGCCGCACGTTACACAGCCCCTCGGCAATGTCGCTGGCATTCGCCCTGTGCCAGAGCAGCCGCTGCCACGGGCGCGCGAGCGCCTTCTGCACCTTACCTGGGATGTGCTCCACGAACTCCAGCTCGGTCTTTCGCGCCTCGTCCTTCGTCAGCTCGCGGGGAAAGTCCACCGTGCCGAAGCTCGGGTAGTTCGGGTGCTTCCTGCCACCTACCTGGACGACAGCTTCACCCTGGAGACTGAACGGGAGCTGGCTGAAGTCACGGTAGCGCATCCCGTAGCGCCAGCGTGGGCCGTGGTAGTCTTCGTCCCACAGCATCCCCTTCGAGAGCGGCTCGTTGGACAGCCGCATATTGGGCCGGTCATCGTCGGTGAGGTCTTCGCCTTCCGCCGGGCCTACGGTGTCAGGCTCAACGATCCGCAACCGCTGGGTGAGGGGATTGTAGAACGCCGGGTAGAAGACTTTGTTCCGGCCCGCGACCCACCACTTCGCCTCGGCGGGGTTCGGCCCATCATCCGGTGCGCGGTGCTCCGGCTTCTCTTTCATCGCCTTCTCGAACGGCAGCGTGAGCTGCATCGGATGATGGAGGCGCGGCGGGTGCTGCTGGGGAAAGTGGGTGAGGAGCGGTGACCAGTTGCCGTCATCCCCCAGCACCTCCAGGTGCTTGGCCGGCACGGTCTTCGTGGAGTAGGTGTCGCCGGTGCTCTCACGGCGCATCGGATGGTTCCTCTCGTGGACGCGCAGGAGCACACTCGGTCCCTCGCCGGCAGCGAACGAGTAGGCAATGCCGGCGTTCCGGGTGAAGTAGTTCCGCCGCTCGGTCGAGCCATCCGGCCAACTGCTCTGGTCCGTACCGAAGGATGGCCGGTGTGTCTGAAGCCCTCGGGCTGCGATGTCAGGCAGATACTCTTCCACCGTTGCGTGGTAGTGGTAGCCGGCTTCGCCCTGCGTCTTTGCCGTGGGCCTGCCGAACGACTTGCCGTAGAGCTTTCGCAGCTCGGGCGTCACCGTGCCGGCCATCTCCTGCTCACGCAACTGCTTGGCCGTGGGCACTGCCGCCACCCGCGCTTTGTAGTCGGCTTCGGCTCCCGCCTGGGTCGGGTAGACACGCAGCCGGTGGTGGCCGCTCCCCAGCGTGCTCACCCTTTTGCCTGCCTTCACAGCCCGAGATGCCGTTCCGAAGTGCTGGCGCATTCCCTCTTCGGTGCTGACCGCGTACCGGGCCGGCTTGCCGGCGTGCCGGATCGAAGCGATGGCAGGCCGAAAGCCGGTGTTGATGGTGTCCGGGTGCTCGGGTCCATAGTAGACCCTGCCGTGGGTGTCGAAGTCCAGGCCAGCCTTCTTCGGCTTCGCGCGCTCCTTCTTCGCCGCCGCGTCTCGCCGGCTGGCCGCTGCCATACTGTCATAGCCCAGGACGTTGCCGGGGGAAAGGGTTTTGACCTTCCCGCGAGCGTGGTCGATGGCTTCCTGGATGTTGGCTTTCCACTTCACCGGGTCCACGCCCCGCCGCCTCGGCGGGGGCTTCGACAGCTCGTTCTTCTCCAGCCAGTCGGCGTACTGCGCCCTTGTCAGCGTGTGGACTGCCGGCATCATCGCTTTCGCCAGCATCGCCGGCATCGCTTTCTCGAAGAACTCATCGCGGCGCATCACCGCGAAGAGGTTGTCGAACGCCTTATTGATGCGCTTTCTCGCCAGCCCCTGTGGGTAGAACCTCCCCTCGGTAATCAGCGGCGTACCTTTAGCAGCGTGCTTCTTGTCGTCCACGTAGGCCGCGAACGCCCGCGACCACATCTCGGTCGGGTCGGTGTAGTAGCGGACATTGACCTTTCGCGCTCTCGCCCAACCCGCCATCGTCTTCGGCTTCTTGTCGATCAGGAAGCTGTCTTTGGGATCGACCTCATACTTCTCCTGGCGGATGGCTTTCACCACCCCGGCGGCGGCAACCTCGATGCTGTCCCTGGCTACCCGCTCCAGGTGGATAAACGCATCCGGCTCACCCACCGGCAAGCCGGTATTCGGATCCCGCTGCCAAACTACGCGACCCTCGGGCGTCGGCGTCCCTTTGCCTACTGCTTTCCCCCGCTTCCCAATCCACTCGGAGAAGTACTCCCCGTAGTGTTCGCCGTAAAACAGCTCGTCCATCGCGCGCCCGTTCTCACGGTCGCCCATGACGTGCAACATATTGTCGAGAAAGTGACCCCACTCGTGGGCTACCGTGTCGCCGCCCATCCCGCGAGGCTGTATCTCGATCTGGACATCAGCCGGTCTATAACGACCCAGCCACTTCATTGCCGGGTCGCCGACGAACTTGAGCGCGAGGCGATGGTTCAGCCCGATGACGCTCTGCGGCATCCCCACCGCATCCGCGATGTCATCCAGTTCACCGCGTACCGCCGCCAACCGCTTCTGACCAGCCGGCGTCGTGGTGTCGGGTCCGATGTCCAGCTCACGAAGATCGTAGGGCAGATAACCTGCCTCTTCCGTCTGCCGATGCTTCTCATCCTCATCCAGTTGCTGCAAGAAAGCGTCCCGCCGCTGCGCCATCTCCCTGGCGTATTCGTCCGCATCCTGACGCGCCGGCTTCGCTTCCTGCGCCTTCCGGTTGTTCGGCAGGAGGAAGTGCATCCGGTGGAAGGTCGGAACGTGCCGGCCCGGTAGCGTCCGGTCGTGCTGGCCGGCTTTCCGCTCTTCGCTGTAACCGTGGACCCAGACGAGCTTGCCGTGCCGCCGTGCCCAATAGCCCTGGATTTCGGTGCTCACTGGAGGATGAACCGCATCGGCCTTTTGGCCTGGAGTACCAGGTTCTTGCCGAGCACCTGCCTCAAGAACGGGAGGTTCGGCGTTGCCTCAAGCCGCGCCGCACCCGTGAGAGGGCCTGCAATACTTCGCTTTGTTCCGGCATCAGGCCAGCTCGCTCCAGGCGTCGGACTGTAGAGAGCATCTCTTGCGGACTGAACAGCCGCCTCTTCTCCGGCGGCGATGGCTCGCTTGCTGGTGATCTTGACGCCGAGCCGTTTTGCGGCTTCGGCGATGAGGTGCTTCTTGTTGACATATTCCACTCCATCAGGGTAGGAGAGTGAGCTGACGTTCGCGCCCAGCACGCCCCAGAGCTTCTGCTCGTAGTACCAGAGCGCCGCCTGCACCGCTGCCGTGGGTACGGCCTTCTTACCTTTGGCTTGCCGGATCCGGTTCACCTCGGAAGTCACCTCGCGGAGCGTCTCGCGCATCGCCTCGCGCTCGGTGGAGAGCGGGTCGCCGACAGGCCGCTCGGAGACTTCCATCGGCCACTCCTTCTTCGGCGTCTTCGCGTGCCCCGCGCGTGCCTGGATGTCGCCACGGTCGGATGCCACCTCGGTCACGTCTCCCAGGTAGCGCCGCCAGGAGCGCGTGAACCAGAGGTCGGCGGTCAGCGGCTCGTAGTTGCCGGTGAGGTTCTGGAAGAAGGTCCCACCCTTCGGGCCGAACATCATCGAACCGTAGACCTGCCCGTTGAAGACCTCCGTCTCCCTCGGGTCGATCTTCCCTTCCGCGCCGCCCGCTTCCGCCCGGAGCGCCTCGACTTCTGCGACCGGGTGCATCGTCTTCATCCAGTTATAGGCTCCCTCGATCCCTCCTTCACGCTGGATTAACAGGCGGAGATACTTCAGGTTCACCTTCGTACCGGGCCGGTAGCCGTAGCCTTTCTTCTTGCCGGTGGGCTTGCCGGCCACGATCTGGCTCGCCTCCTGCTCGACGGGCAGCGGCGCGTTCGGATCCTTCTTCAGCGCGGCCATATAGTCGCGGAACACGTTGTCGGCGTTGTTGAAATTGGTCTTCGGGTCCGCGCCGTAAGAGGTGGGAGCGAGCAGCATCAGGTAGAGCTTCACCAGCTCCGGGTGGCCCTGCATCTCCGGGTAGACCTGGGGCAGCCGGTCGAGCACGTACTGCATATCCTTCCTGTACCAGTTCTCGCCGCTGTGCTCCTGGTCGAGCTGCCAGAGGATGTCGGGAACCATCTTCGGGACCATGTACTCGGCAATCTCCTCCGGCGACGAAGAGACTTCCTTTTCCACCATCCGCTTGTTCTTACGGCCTACCTCGACCTCGGCCATGTGCGGCAGGATGTAGGTCCGCGCGCCGACCCTGAAGATGTGTCGCCCGTAGAGGTCCCTGGCTTCCTGCTCGATGTAGCGGGCCGTGTCTTCCAGCCCGTAGGTGGCGGGACCGGCGAGCGCCTCGCGGAACGCCTGCGGCTCGTAGGGACGCCGCTCTCTCACCTCGGCGATCTGTTCGAGCTGGCCGATCTGCTCCTCGACACGGCTCGCCTCGGCTTCGCTCTTCGGCTTCTCACCCTTCGGGATGGGGAGCGTGGCGGGAGTAGCCGGCTCCCACGTCTCGGGATAGATCATCGCCGGCCCGCCGCGAGGGAGGAACTCAGCAGGCGGGACCTGCCGGAACTGCTGGCCGGCAGCAGTCTCCCGTACCCGGTGGCCGGGCGCGGATACCCACTCCACCGGGTAAAAGACGACCTTCCCGCTGGCGAGGGTCGCAGTGTGGGAGCGCCGCCGAACCTTCCGCCCTTTCCCTTCCAGGACGGCTTCCAGCTCTCCGGCGGCTTTGTAGACGAAGACGAAGCTCTTCGCCGCAGGCGTCAGGCCGAGCGAGGCTTCTTCGTGCTCGGCGGCTCCTGGCCCTCCCTGGTGCGCCGCCCACTCTTTTGGAGCGTATTGCTTGAAGGCGTCTTCGATCCAGGCTTCGACGGCTGGCCGAAACTGATCGTTGAGCCTTCGTGATAGATCGGGTCGTCCTCGCTGGCTAATCCGCGCCAAGTAAGCTTGCCCATCGGGATGCTCTTTCCAGTCGTTGTCGTAGAACTCGTAGAAGGTCCGAAAGACCACCGCATCGAGATGCAGGTCGAACTCCTCGGTGAGCTGCTTCGCGGTAGCTTTGAACTTGGCAACCTGCTCGTCGGTCCAGCGGTCGCCTGTATTTATTATACGCAATCCAGGCTGTCCGTGAAAGCGGCAGGGAGCAAAACCCTGTGCAATTTCCGGGTCCAGCTCGTAGAGCCGGTTCCAGAACTTCTGCATCTTCTCGGGATCCGCCAGCTCGTCGCCTTCCTGCTGCACGATCTGGATGCCGAGCGCCGGCCCGTGGGGGTCCGGGTCGTGGACCAGCACCGCCGACTGTTGCGCGAGGTAGCCGATGATGTCGGCTGCCGTGGCGACTTTATCAGCATTTCCGGCAAGCCGGAGCTGGCCCGAGGGGGTCACCGGGTAAGTCTCCCAGCCCCCTGGCCCGTAGATGTGGTCGATCCCCTTCGCTCCGCTCTCCTTCACCGCGACCGAGGCGATCCGGTCCATCACATGCCTCGTGATGTCCGCGCTCTGATTGTACGAGAGGTCGTAGAACGAAGGCAGGCTCGTGCCGTGCGTTGCGCCCTCGCCGGGAGCCAGCTCGAAGGACGCCACCGGCTTGTCGCTCTCCACTTCCTTCGAGTACGCCAGCCCACCGATGCCACCTCTCGTCCACTCTCCGCCACCGGGCCGGCCAGCCGGCAGGCGAGGCTGATCGCGCCAGTGGTCGCCGGCCTTCAGGACGAAGCCCATCTGCCCTTTGAAGAGATACTGGCCCTGCTTCAATACGTGCTCTTTCAACTGCGGTGTCAGGTCGATGGAGTGGACGGTTTCGGCATCTGCGTGATACTGCGCTGCGTGCGCTCCGAGGTGACGGTAAGTCTCCGCCTGCCTCGCTGCTTCCCGCTCCGTGCTATACCAACCGACGCCTGCCGGTGTGCCCGCTCCCAGCCACTGCCCATTCCCGAGCTTCACTGCCCACCCGCTCTGTGTGAGGATCTTGCTCTCGCCGACCTTTCCACCCCACCGCTTGGTATACTTCGCCAGATACTCCGGCAGCATCTTGTCGTAGAAGCCCTTCATTCCCTCGCCGCCGACTTCCAAGCCTTCGGCTGGGACCGATACCTGATCCAACCCCGCTGCTTCGCGCTCTGCGAGCTGGGTCCGCAGGTCACCGGCTATAGCGTGCCCTACGTAGTCATCGAGCTGCGTGGGCTTCTCGATGGTGAACAGTTTGGGCGCGCTGCCATCCACCGGAAATACGGCCAGCTCGTAGACGCCGCGATGATACTCACGAGCATCCCCAGATCGCAGCTCCAGGGTCTTTGCAACCGCAGAGAGGCTGTAGCGTTTAGCCTGCTGTGAACCAGTCGTCCATGCCAGCCGGTCGAAGCCCTTCTCCGCTGCCCACCGGAGCATCCGCTTCATCACCAGCTCGTGCCACGTCTTCTTGAAGGGCGCGTCGGGAACGAGGTCTTCTTTCGCACGGTTCTCTGCCTCAACCAGATTAACGCGCGCCGCCTCCGCCTCTCCCCTCGCGGAGTGATAGGCCGCGTAGACCGGCTGGTATTCATCCATCAGGCGAGCGTGCTCGGGACCATACTCCCTGATCGCTGTGCCGATGTCCGCTCTACCCCCGGCATCGTGGACCTTCACCGCCGCCGCAACCGCCTCGGCGTGCGTGTCGTAAACTCCGATCCGCGCGTAGTTGTTGAGCTTGTCGAACACCTCCCACTGCGGATGCCGAAGGGCTTCCTCTCTGATCGCGTCGATCCGCTGCTTGAGTGGAGCCGCCGCCCAATAGCGCGTGGTCGCTTCTTGCAGCGCGGTCTTGGCCGTCTCGTAACGTGCCCTGGCTTCCTCTTCCGCCTTCGTCACGTCGCCGCGATAACCGCGCTCTCTACCCGCCTGATGCCAGTCGCTCTGCACCTCCTCCACGAGCAGCACCCGCTTGCCGTCGTCGCTCGGATGCTCTTTGAAGCGGACGTGGGCCAGGACGTTCTGCTCATTCCAATGCGGCGAGCCGTAGCCTACCTGGGTCTTCTCCCACGTTTCGGCCATCTTCGCGTTGAGCTGCTTCCACCTCGCCAGCTCTTTCGGGGTCATATTCCCTTCGCTGACGTTGCTCCCGTGCCGCCGCTTCAGCGTCTCTTTGAAGCGGTCCCTGGTCCGACGCGCGGTCATCGCCGCCGCATCGTGCCGGGACACGTCCAGGGTGAGCAGCAGCTCGTGGTAGTCCTTCCCGCCGGGCAGGGTGTAGGTGGCGTACTTCGGCTGGCCGGCTGTGCGCTCTTCCCGGTTGGCCTTCCGCTCGAAGCGCCGGAACTTCGCCCCTACCTCCAGGTAACGCTTCGTCGCTGCCGCCAGTACCGGCGGCATATCAGCCGGCAGAGCCTGCGCTCCCCCGAGAACAGTCAGCCGCCGGATGACGTTCCCCAGGTCGCCGATGTGCAGCGCCTCGCGGATCGCCGTGTCTTCGGGCTTCCAGCCGCCCATCCACGCCTCTTCGACCTGCTTGTGAAGGTCGCGGTAGGCTTTGTCCGACGCCTCGCTGTAAGGGTTCTCCGCTGGCGTCGGCGGATACCGGTAGAGCACCTCATTCAGCCCCGGCTGTCCACCCTCGAAAGCCGCAATCACTCGCTCCTTCTCGATGGGTCCTTTCGCCTGGGATAGCAGTTCGTTAAGCCCTGCCTCTTCTATCTCCTCCTCGCGGACGCCAGCCCCCCGCAGCGTGGCTGCGATCTGCTGCGGGGAGCCGCGCTTCGGGAGCCGACTGGCCGCTACCTCGGCTCCGAAGGAGGTGAAGATAGGCGCTCGCCGGGTGTATCCGCGTACCTGGATGGGCCTGCCAGCCACGAGGCGCGTGTAGCCTTTGACCTGTCCTTTCAGGACGAAGCCCTTCACCAGCTTGCCCCGCTGGTACTGGCTCCAGAGGTCCAGGTTGTTGCGGCCCGGCGTCCGCATATCCGCCAGCGTCTGCGCCTCGGCATAGAAGCTGTCGTGCTCTTTCCCCAGCCGGCGGATGGCATCGAGCTGCGGCCCCGTCATCTGGGGTACGCCGGTCGCGTCCACCTGAAGCGTTCGCTCGTCGCCCTCCTGCACGCTGGAGAGCCGAACGAAGCCGTTCCGCTTCATCGCGTCCGTGCCGCGACTGCCGGTCGGCACACCAAGCGCGCTGCCCAGGTTATGGGCGATGTCGGTGTGGTGGGTCCTGCCGGAGAAGCTGCTGGCGTGCCCGCCGCCGAATACGTGTCCATCGGGAGAGACGAAGCCGGCCCAATAGCTGTGCCCGCTGGCCGGATGGCCGTAGGCCACTTTAATCGGGTCTGCTTCCCCGTACCGCTGGAGCGCCGCTTGGGTCGTCTTCGCCGGATCGTAGCCGGGGCCGGGAGGATCGAAGATGCCCTTTCGGAAGCGCCGCTTTCTCCGCCGGTTCTTCAGGACGAACTTCACCGCTTCCCGCCTTTATTCCCAGGCCGAAACACGAACCGCATCCGGCTGTGCCCCTGGTGATGGCCGGCCAGCTTCCGCATCTTCTCCACCACCTCGGTCCTGCCCATCTCGTCGTTCGGGTCGGTGGTCACCAGCTCCGATTGCAGGCCCTGCCACTCGCGGACGTGGTGGCGCATGTGGTAGTCGTGGGTGCGATTGTCCATCTTGTCGAAGGGATGCTCCCAATCTTCGTCCGCGACGGCCACCCTCGGCGGCAAGCCCCGCCTCTTGCTCTTAAATATCAGGCGCATAGACTTCTCCGTGGCCGGCTTGGTCGGAATGCCCAGGTCCGAAGGTGAGAGGTCGCCGGGGATGTAGCCGGTACGATCGCCCACCGGCGGCTTCGGGACCTTTGCCCCGTTCCTCGGCCCGCTCCAGCGCACCACCCGTACCGGGACGTGAGAGATGCCGAGCGCGTGCGCGTTGGCAAGCCGGGTGTTCCCTTCGCCGAGGGTCGCCGTCTGATCGGCTTTGCCGTAGATCAGGATGAGCGGCTCTTTGATGCCTTCCTTCTTAATGCTCTCCCGCTGCTCGTGAAGCTGGCCCGGATACTTCTCCTGCTCCTCGCGGTCAACATCGCGGTAACGGAGCATGTGCTCGGTGGGAACCATCTCCGTCGTCTCGTGCCACGGGTAGAATGGCCGGCTCCGTATCTCTTTGTCTCTCGCTTCGTAGGCTGCCACCTGCTCCGGCGTCAGCGGCACAGCGACCCTGGTGGCCTTCTTGAGCGCCTCTCGCTCCAGACCCAGCGGGCTAGGTCCGTAGTGCGGCTTGTCGCCCGTCTGCTCGGCGTGTACGTCATCGTGGAGCGAAGCCAGATCACGGAGCGCCCGCTTCTGCCTGGAAGAGACTTCCGGCCCGTGCTGGATGGCGATGCCGCGACCCCCAGGCATCCCGTTATCGAGCAGGGTCGGAAACATATAGGCCCTGGCAAAGCCGTGCTCGTGGACCAACCGGTGCTGCGGATCGGTCGCCCTGGAGAGACGGGTCGCCTCAAGCGCCTCGTGTGCCGATCCGTAGTGGCTGGGCACGTTGCCGGTGATGTCGCCTTCCGGTGTCAGCCAGATATGGGAGACGGCGCGTGGGCTGGAGAGCGCCTCGGGAAGTGTCTGCGTGCCGTACTTCCCCTTCATGTGCGCGACCAGCCGCTCCCTCTGATCGATGCTCTTCCGGTACTCGGGCTTGAGGTAGGAGCGAAGCCAGCCGCCCGGCATTCTCACCGTCTCGATCTTGTGGCCGTGCTTCTTTGAGTACTCCAGCAGCTCCTCGTGGGTAATGTAGCGTTTTCCGAACGCAGCCTGGGAGCTGTTGCCGAGCACCTCCATCCCCGAGGCGAGCGCGTGTGCGTGCCACCTCGGTTCTGGGACACCAGCCTGGAAGGGAACCTTTACCTTCTTCCCCTCCTTCGTGGACACCATCAGCCCATCGAATACCGTGGTGTGCTCGTAGGGACGCAGGCCGGAGTACTTATGGCCCGTCCCCGGCTTGAGATAGGCCAGGGTAAGGTGCGGTTGGTAGTCGGGATGGGTGTCGGTGTGGGGGAGGGCAGCGAGCGCCGCGTTCAGCCGGCGCAGGTCCAGCCCGTCCACGTCGATCTTCAGTACGTCGTGCTCGGGCTGCCGGAAGACGGACGTAGAGCCGAAGTGGACCTGAACCGGAGGAAAGCGGCTGGCAATCTTCGCCACATCCTCCGGCGAGCCGGAACGCAGCCCGTAGCGGACGGTGACGTGCGGCTCCTTCTCCAGCCCCCTATCTGCTCGATCACCCTCCGCCACCACGCGCGCAGCCCACGCGCGAATGATGTCCGCGAGGGCTTCACCGCAATCAAGCTGGGTGGAAGCAAACTCATACCGGCTCTTGAGTACGATCGCCTGCCGTACCCAGGCCGGCGTGATGATGCCGGCCAGCCGGCAGGACTTCGAGAGGAGCGGCGCAATGTCAGCGTAGCGATTGCGCTCCCCCGGATACTCCTGGCAGCGGTTCAGGACTGCAAGCAGGACACTGGCGTTCATCCGTCATTAGCCAGCCTGCTGGCTCGCCCGCATCTGGTTGATGACGGCGTTGAGCTGGAGCAGCTCCTGCTTCAGCACGTCGGGATCCATCTGGTCCGCGCTCTTTCGGAGTTCGGCCAGTCGCTCCATCGCCTTCTTCACCTGCCCTGGAAACCCGCCGGAGTAGCTCGGGCCTTTGTTCCCCAGGTAGCTCGGCTTCTGGCCGGGCTTAAAGTTGAAGCCCTGGTCGCCGTCCTCATCGTGGACCGGCCCTCTGCCTTTTCCTGTTGGCTTCTTCGGCTTGAAACCGCCGCTGCCGCCCAGCTCACTCTGCATCCAGCTCGGCTTCATTCCGGGCTTGAAGTTGTAACCCATCGTGTCGCCGCCCTTTGCCGTGGTTTCCGGCTGGATGACGACCATCCCCGGCAGTTGAACTACTCTCATACTCTTCTTCACGCCTCCCCACTTCGCCTTGATCGCGGCAGCAAGTGCCATCTGCCTTCTCACTTCCGGCGTCATCTTCACCTTCTGCCCCGTGCCGAGGATCTTCTCTTCACGCTCGAAATCGGCGTGCTGGCCTGCCGGCGACATATCCAGCGGCTTCTCGATGGTGGTGTCTTTCGGATAAGTGAGCTTGCCCGTTTTCATCTCTCGCGCTTCTCTGTGCTCACTCTCCGCCACCCCCCGCCGCCGCGCGTTGATCATGAAGTTCTTCGGCAACTCCGAACCGGCGGAAGGTGCTCCGTAAAGGCCCGCTTTCAGCACCACCATCCCCGGCAGTTGAACGACTTGCATCGCTTTCCGAACCTCCACCTTCTGCGCCATCTGCCGCCGGCCTGTGCCGTGGCACGCCTCACAGTCGTAAGCCCCGTACCTGCCTTCGCCTTTACAGAAGGGACACGGCTGGCTCATTCCCTTACCCAACACCACATCCAGCTCGTGAGCCTGCTTCTTGCGCTCCTTCCGGTCGTCGGCGCGTGTCTTCGTCGCCAGCACTTTATCGAGGTGCTCGTGCTCCTCCACGAACTCACGCCGGGGGATCGCCACCGGTTTTGCGGCTTTAGCGATCTTGCGCTTCTTCGGCTTGACGTGCTGGGGCAGCCCTTTGTCCTTCGTTTTGGCGAAGTCCCGCGCGCTGCTCTCGCTGATGTGGGAAGCGACCTGACTGACCTTCGCCGATGGGTTCTTGAGCTGGCCGCGCTTTGCGGCAAGCACCATCCCGAAGAGACGCTGCTGGGCAACCGAGGTGGCCGGCACGGTGGGTCCTCCACTACGAACGTCGGCCTGTCACCGGCTACTCGCCATAGTGGAAGGCCGGCTGAACCACGCCTCCCACTCGCTCTTCCAGCCGGCACTGGCACTTCCATCCGCCGCAGGCGAGGTGACCGGAGCGCGGCGCATAGCCTTTCGAGGTGACTTCCTCGAAGAAGCGTTTAGCCGGCGTCCAGCCCATATTCACGAACCGCTGGCAATCTTCACAGTGCTCGATGGTGTTCCCAAAGACCCAGCGTATCTCCCTGGTCGCCCGCTGGTCGCCGATCATCCAGCCGGTCCAGAACGGCTCCCAGGTCGCGTTCACGTAGAGGTCGAGCCGGGCGCGGTAGGGCATCTTCCCCCTGCCCGCGTCCATGTCGTCCGCGAACCGCTTCAGGTAACCCAGCTCGTCTTTGACCAGCCGGTTGACAATTGCTCTGTCCTGGGAAGATAGTTCAATGGCCGGATCACCAACCGACTGCTGGCCGGCGCGGTACACCTCCTCGTAAAAGAAGCTAATATCCCGCGCCGTGAAGCGATACCACTCGGCACTGGTGATCCGGCCCAATTCGTAGAGGTCCATCCAGGTGTGCAGACGGGGACGCATCTCCTGCTGCACGATCCGCCGCGCCTGCTGACGCGCTGCATCGCGCTCGCCCGGCAGCAGGCGTTGGCGGAACCTACCCCCGATGTCTCTCGGCTGGTAGTACCCGGTACGTGCCCGTGTCCACCGACCCAGGCGCGTCCGAGGCTGGTAGTGAGACGGATGGGGCTGGACCGCTCTCTCGAACGGATCCAGCCCCAGCACTTCGCCGAGCGCGATGACGCTCTGGTAGAACGCTTCCTCCGGCTCTACCCCCGGCTCGATCTGGAGAGTGAGTTCGTAGGCATCGGCTATGCCGTCACCGCTCTGGGATCGGCTCACAGCCCATCTTCCTCAAGTCGTCGTCAGTCATCGGGTCGCGGACACGTACCCATCCCAACGTTGCCATCTCGCGGGGCGAGAGTGCCGTCACCTCGATGTCGCCCCTGACCACCAGGAAGCCGCACCCGCGAGGGATGACGCCTTTCCGGTTCAGGTGCTCCAGCTCCTCCACCATCGCGTCCACCCGGTCGTGGCTGGTCGTCTGCGGCACGCGAATGATCAGCAGGTCCCCAGGCTGGGGTGACAGTTTCGTGACTTCCTGCTCCGTCATCGGTTACTTACCTCACAGCTTCGGAAGGATGACGATCTGGCGGTTCGGCCCTGCGGTGGCAAAGAACTTCTTGCCGTCGCCCCTCGTCACGTCCCAGCCGTAGTTATACACCCCGCTCTTCACGAACTCATTCGTCTGCTGGAAGGTGCAGGTGGTGGGCATCGTGATCGTGACGTTTCCACTTCGCAGCACCTCGTCGCCGCAGGTTTCCACCGTCATCACGAAACTGGAAAGACAGCCTGATAGATCGGGCATCGACGGCAGGTTGAGCGCCTCGGAGATGGGTTCCCACTGGTCGCCCTCGTGGAAGATCCAGGGTCCCAGGATGGAGTTCGGCTGCGCCCACGACGGCGGAGCCGGCTCGATCTGGATGGAGCCGAAGGTCCCGCCGCCCGTCTGGTACGGGTTGCCGATCTTCGTGCCGTCCCAGCCGAAGGCATCCGCTCCGCAGGGGCTGTCGGCTGCCGAGGCGTTCGTGCCCACCCTGGCCCGGAACGCGAGGTCCCAACTGTCAATCGGCAGGGTCGCCGGAACGACGAAGAGAAACAGGCCGGTCGCCCCGGCTCCGCCCACCTCGATCAGCGGCACAGCGTAGCTCGTCCAGTGAGAGAGGAGAAAGTCCTCCGTGCCCGAGCCGTTCCACCACTGGCCCGAGGCGAGGCTCCGCAGGTAGCCGTCAATCGCTGGCGGCGGAACCCGCTGGCCGTAGTCGAGCAAGATGGTGTTGTCGGGCATCGTAGGGTCCCCCTACTCCTCGCCGCGCTGAAAGCCCTCGATCCGGTCCATCGAAGCGTCCACGAGCGCGTGCAGCTCTTGCCGCAGACTGATCCCCTTTCGTGGCCGGCCCTGACCGTCCACAATCGGAACCTCGTTGGCGAGGTTCATCGGGCAGCTCACGAAGCCGTCTTCGTAGCGGACGAACTCGATCTGGATCCTCGCCGCCGTCACTGCCGCTTTCAGAGGCGTCTGCACCTCGGCAGGCCGGCTGGCCGGCTCGGTCCTTCGGGGAGCCGGGTAGTTCTCGATCACCGGCGGCTCCGGGTTCTCCTGGCTGCCGTTCTCGTGTACCTGCCCGCTGGGAAGCTGGGCGTCCTTCTCCTCGGTCTTTCGCATCACTTGCCTTTCTTCACTGCCTTACGCGCTGCCTGGGGATAGAGGATCCCCCACGCAATCTGCGGAAGCGCATCCGCAAGAAGCGTTCCGTCTGCGATCCCAAACCGTTGGGCCAGAACTCCGCTGCCGTCGATCCGAGCTGTCTCAATGGCCGCAATGAAGTCGCTGGCCGGCAGAGCCGGAGGTTTGGCTTCCGGGTCCGGTTCTTCGAGTGGTGCGGCTATCTCGTCCACGAGGCGAAGCGGCGGCACGTTCACTGCCTCGTGCCACACACCCGCCGCGTCTTTCACGCCCAGCGCAACAGCAGCCGCCGCCGGGTTGCCGGTGATCGACGGAGCGTAGGTGAGCTGCCGGATGATGGGCGTGCCGGATTGGGTCTGCTCGACGGTGATCGGAATGTCGGTGGTCCAGCTCATCGCTGCTCCTTTAGGCTGTCATCGAAGTGTAAAGGGGCGCATACATGATGGTGTTGTTCACGTTCACCTTCAGCCAGCCCTGCACCGTACCGGGCGTGGCTTTCGTGGACGCAGCCCCGAGCGCCGGATGCGTACCCGCCGCCTGATTGAAGCGGAAGATCGCCGCGTCCGTGATCGTGACGTTGGTGAGCGGAGTTGGCGCTTCGAGGTCGATGTAGTTGTGCCGCGTTACCGTCTGGGCAGCCGCCGCACTGTATCCAGGCCGGAGTGTCAGCGCGCTCGCGTAACCGTCTGCCGGCGAGGTCGTAATCGCCGCTGTCTCCTGGACGTGGAGCATCATTGCCGGAGTAGCGTTCCCTACCCCGACCCAGCCACCGTTGTCGTTCAGGATGATAGAACCCTTCGCTCCCGCTGTGCCTGCTCCAGCTCCGGCAAGCCCGCCACGGATGAGGACGTTCGCCCCGTTGCCGTTGGTCGTTGAACCTGCTCCACCAGCCCCAGCGGTGATGTTGACGGCTCCGCCGATGGCTCCGGTAACCGCTGCGCCGCCGCCGCCTCCGGCTCCCGCTGTGAAGGTGAGCGCGCCGCCCGCCGATCCGACGTTCGTGCCGCTGTTGACACCACCCGCTCCGCCGATGAAGCTGCCGGCTCCGCCCACGCTCCCGCCCACCGAGTTCCCGCAGGTGATTGGAATTGCTCCGCCGGCTCGAACCACGCTGCCGTCACCCCCGGCTGCGCCGGCAGTGATGGTCACCGTGCCGCCAGCTCCACCGCTGGCGACCGAAGATCCGGCTCGCCCGAGGAGACTGGCTCCGCCGCCGGCTCCACCGGAACCGGTTCCACCGACGCCAGCCGGCCCGCCCTGAAGGGTAGCCAGCCCACCGGTTCCGCCGCCGGTGACACCCCCCACACCCCCAGCACCAGCAGTGAGGGTGATCGCGCCGCCGTTGCCGGCTACCTGCTGCGCGCCGGTCCCGTTGCTCTGATCGCCGCCCGCTCCGGCAGTGATCAGAACCGCGCCACCACCCCCGGCGTTGTTGTTGCCCGAGGTAGCGCCGGAAGCCGCGCCGCCTTTACCGATGGTGAGGGTCCAACCGCCGCTGCCGCCGCCGGTGTTGTTGCCGGTCCCGGCAGTGGATGCCGCACCACCAGCCCCACCGGTCCATACGAACGCGCCGCCAGCCCCACCCTGCGCGTTGCCGGTATTGTTGTTGGCTGCGCCTCCTACCCCGGTCGTGCCGCTGAAGGATCCACCAGCTCCCCCTGTGTTGTTGCCGGAAGTCGCTCCGGTCGCCGCGCCACCTGCTCCGCCTGCGGCGCTCCAGGCGCTGCCTACCCCACCGATATTGGCTCCAGTCCCGGCAACCGTCGCCACACCTCCAACGGCAGGCGTAAACACCCAGCCGCCGGCTGGACCGCCCGTGGAAGAGACATCCGCATTCGGAGCTGTACCCGCCTGGGACCCCCAGAAGGTGATAGGCGCACCCGAGTTGGCAACCACCGTGCCGGTTTCCGCTCGCGGCCCTGCGCCGCCACCGGTGATGTAAAGAGCTGCCGAGGCAACGTTGCCGACCCCGATCCCGCACTTGATCTGGATGCTGCCGCCGCCACGAGGCACGCTGCCATCGCCGCCTGCGTCTCCGCAGAAGAGGATCAATCCGCCGCCGGCTCCACCGCTGCCAGTCGTGGAACCTCCCGCAGCACGAGCGTCGATACCTCCTCCGGCGCTGCCCACCGTTCCCGCTGCGGGTGCGCCCCCGCGCAGGTAACACATCCCGCCGATATTGGTTTGCCCGGTGCTGTTCCCTGTGCCCGCCGTGCCACCGGACATGGTGACATTGCCGCCGTTCCCTCCGACCAACACCCCGCTGCCGAGGCTGGCCGCGCCACCTATGCCGCCGTAGAGCATGATCTGCCCGCCAGCACCCCCGGTGTTTGTGCCGCTCGATGCGCCGGAAGCCGCTCCGCCCGTGCCCCCGTAAGCCTGCCAGTTACCACCCAGCCCACCGGTGTTGGTTCCCGTACCAGCAACCTGGGCCGCTCCGCCTGTTCCAGCAGTCCAGGAGAACGGCCCTCCCCCGCCGCCGGTCGATGCGGTCGTTGCATAGAGCGCCTGCCCGCCGGCAGCCTGGATGACGTAAACCTGCCCGCCAATGCCACCGATACCCGTGGTAGCGATGCTGGTATTTCCACCACGGCCCGTGAGCGCATTGTTCAGGCGAAGGTAATCCTGCTGGGTCGTAGCCGGTGTCGTCGCCACGTCCGCTGGATTGAGCGCCTCGATCCGCAGCGCCGGGGGAGTGCCGGCTCCCGAAGCCAAGTTGATTGCCACCCCGCCGCTGATCGGGTAGAGCACAAGCTGACCGTACTGGCTCACCGAGAGGTCGGCATACTGCGTTCCGGCTGCCTGGGAGAGCCGGAGCTGCGGGTTTACCGCATCCACCACTTCGAGCGCCCTGGCCGGCACGCCGGTCGTGTTGATACCCACCATCCCACCGGACGGCAGGATCCGCAGCATCCCGGACGATCCGGTGTAGAGGTCCGTGTTATGGGTCGCATCGTAGGTGAGCCGTGCCTGGGGGTTGCCGGTGCTGTCGAGCACCTCCAGAGCGCGCGTGGGCACGGTCACCGGCGCGGAAGCCGGCGGCATGTTCACGCCCAGCTTGCCGCTGGTCGCGTTGACGACCCCGTTCCCACTGCTATCAACCTGGAATGACAGGCGCTGCGCTGCGGTGGTATCGTAGTCCAGCACGAGCTGCGGGTTGCCGCCAACACCCTGCCCACCGACCTCCAGCACCCCCTGGTTGGGAGTGAGGTTGATCCCGAGCGCGCCGGGTGTGCTCCCTGTGCCGACCGAGTTGACCTGCGCCTTTCCGCTGTTGTTGGCGATGAAGTCGAGGTAGGAAACGTCGGTGGTGTTGTTAACCCTGAATGCCGGCGTGCCGGCTGTTCCGCCTCCCTGCGCCTGGAGCGCCGGGCCGCTGCTCATCGTGGCGAAGCCGGTCGGCAGACCACCACAGGCGACGTGCCCCATCATCCAGGTATTGCCCGGCCCTGCCGCCGCGCCGATGGACAGCATCGTGTTGGCGTCCAGCTTCAGCTCGGTGTAGTGGACACCGTTGGTGAGCCGGAGCTGGGGAGCCGCCGTATCCACGAACTCGCCTCGGGCCGGGGGCGAGCCGGAAAGCGGCGTGTTACCAACCAGCAGGTGACCGGAGAGCGCGAGGTCCGTGCCGGCAGTGAAACGCGGGTCGTTGCCCTGGCAGACGGTATCCGCCGTGTTGCCGTAGGGAACTTCCTCCCAGCCGGTATTGGCCGCATTCACCTTCAGGAAGCCATTGGCGATGTTACTCGGCAGCGGGTTCCCGCCCAGCTTCGCCACGGTCGGGTTCGGGTAAATCCCGGAGAGGTCGCCGCCGGCAGCACCCGAGGGAGGCAGGCCCGCCGTGAAGCGGCTGTCGTCGCCGGCTGCCAGCGTGCCGGCTACCTGCCCCTTCAGGAGCGTGGCAATCTGGGACACGGTGAGGTCCACCACGGCAGCCGAGCCGCTCGTGTTGTTCCCCTTCATCGTGTTGGCCGGTGCGTTGACCAGCATCGCGTTGGTCACCACGCCTGCCGCGATGGATGGGTTCGGGTACGTGCCGGTGAGCATTCCGCCTGCCGGCCCGGTCGGGTTGCGGCTGTCCGACAACCGGCTATCGTTGCCGATACAGAGCGTCGAGCCGGTCGTACCCGAAAGCATCCCGGAAACCTGGGCCACAGTCAGGTCGGTAGGAGAAGCAATCCCACCGGTGAGGTTGCCCTTCAGGGTGCTCGCCGCCATCGTAGCCAGCTTCGCGTTCCCTACCGATCCGGCGCTGATAGTCGGGTTCGGGTAAGTCCCGGTGAGGTCCCCGCCGGCTGCGCCTGTCGGCGTGCGACTGTCCGAGAGCCGGCTGTCGTTCCCTACACAGAGGGTCGAGCCGGTAGTTCCCGCCAGCATCGTTGTCGTCTGCGCCACGGTGAGGTCGAGCGGAGCACCCGCCGAGGCGCTGTTGTTGCCCTTCAGCGTCGTGGCCGGCGAGCTGGCGTGCATCGCGTTCGTGACGACACCTGCCGCGATGGTAGGGTTGGGATAGGTCCCGGTGAGCGAACCGCCTGCCGCTCCGGTGGGATTGCGGCTGTCCGAAAGACGACTGTCGTTGCCGACGCAAAGGGTGGTCGCCGTCGTTCCGGCCAGCATCCCAGCCACCGTCGCCGTCGAGAGGTCGGTGGGAGACGCTACCCCTGCCGTGGAGTTGCCTTTGATCGTGGTCGCCGGAGCCGTGGCGAGCTTCGCATTGGTGATCGCTCCCGCGTTCACGGTCGGGTTCGGGTACGTGCCTCCCAGGTCCCCACCCGCAGCACCCATCGGGATCCGGCTATCCGAGAGCCGGGCATCGTTCCCCACGCAGAGCGTTGTGCCTGTGTTCCCAGCCAGAAGCGCGCTCACCTGGGTCACGGTCAGATCCGCCGGCACGCCGGCCACGGCAGCGTTGTTCCCCTTCAGGGAGTAGCCGGCAGCGTTCGCCAGCTTCGCATTCGTGATGGCTCCCGCCGTGACAGTCGGGTTCGGGTACGTCCCGGTGAGGTCACCACCCGCTACCCCGTTCGGCGGGCTGGGAGCGCCGAAGCGCGCGTCGTTGCCGAAGGCCAGCGTGTTCGCCGTCGTGCCGCCCAGGAGGTTCGCTACCTGGGAGATGGACAGGTCAACGGGAGCCACCGGAACACCGGTGTTGTTCCCCTTCAGCGAGTTGGCCGGTGAGTTCGCGTGCATCGCGTTCGTCACCACGCCAGCGGCAATCACCGGGTTCGGGTAGGTCCCGGAGAGCGAGCCTCCCGCGTTTCCGGTCGGGTTCCGGCTGTCGGAGAGCCGCGCATCATTGCCGACGCAGAGGCTGGTTCCGGTCGTGCCCTGGAGCATCGCCGACACCTGCGCCGAGGTCAGGTCCAGCGGTACGGCGGCTGCGCCGGTGTTGTTGCCTTTCAGCGAGTTGGCCGCTGCATTGGCAAGCTTCGCGTTCGTGATGGCTCCCGAGGCGACGGTAGGGTTGGGGTACGTCCCGGACAGGTCCCCACCTGCCGCACCCGAAGGAGCGCGGCTGTCGGAGAGCCGGCTGTCGTTACCCTGGCAAACGGTATTCGCCACCGAACCGTAAGCCGCTTCCTCCCAGCCGGTGTTGCCCGAGTTCCGCTTCAGGAAACCGTTGGCCGCGTTGACGGGCAGCGCGCTCCCACCCAGGCCGGCGACGGTCGGGCCGGGGTATGCGCCGGCCAGATCCCCACTGGCTGCGCCGCTCGGTGGCCCGCCGCCGCCGAAGCGCGGATCGTTGCCTGCCGCCAGCGTTCCGGCTGTTGTCCCAGCCAGAAGGTTCGCGGTCTGGGCCACGGTCATATCCACCGGGGCTGCCGCCGCTCCGGTGTTGTTGCCCTTTACCGAGAGTGCGGGGGAGTTGGCGTGCATCGCGTTCGTCACGACCCCCGCCGCAATCACCGGGTTGGGATAGGTTCCCGAGAGCGAGCCGCCGGCAGCGCCCGTGGGCGCGCGACTATCCGAAAGCCGGCTGTCGTTGCCGATGCAAAGGGTTGTGCTCGTGGTCCCCGAGAGCATTGCCGCTGCCTGGGCCACAGTGAGGTCAAGCGCGTTCGCCAGCCCTGCGGTGTTGTTCCCCTTCAGCGTGCCGGCAGCCATCTGCGCGGCCTTCGCGTTGGTGACCGCATTGGATGCGATGACCGGGTTGGGATAGCTGCCCGAAAGGTCCCCGCCTGCGCTCCCGGTCGGCGTTCTGCTGTCGGAAAGCCGGCTGTCGTTCCCCTGCGCCACGGTGTTGGCTGCCGTGCCGTAGGTAACTTCCTCCCAGGCTGTGCCTGCCGCGTTGACCTTCAGAAAGCCGCCCGCGACAATGGCCGGCAGGTTGCTTCCCTGAAGACCGCGCACCGTTGGGTTCGGGTACGCGCCAGTCAGGTCGCCGCCGGCAGCTCCCGTTGGCGTTCGGCTGTCGGAGAGCCGGCTGTCATTGCCGATGCAGAGCGTTGTGCCTGTTGTCCCAGCGAGAAGGGCGGAAGCCTGGGCCACAGACAGATCAGCAGGAGCCGCCGCCGCGCCGGTGTTGTTCCCTTTGATCGTAAGAGCCGGCGCATTCGCCAGCTTCGCGTTCGTGACTGCGCCTGCGGCCACCACCGGGTTGGGGTAGGTCCCACCCAGGTCGCCGCCCGCATTACCGGATGGCGCGCGGCTGTCCGAGAGCCTCGTATCGTTCCCCTGACAGACGGTGTTGCCGCCCACGCCGTAGGTGACTTCCTCCCAACCGGTGTTACCGGGGTTTCGCTTCAGGAAGCCGCTGCCCATATTCGCCGGCAAGCCGGATCCGCCCAGCCCACCCACGGTCGGGTTGGGGTACGTGCCGGCGAGGTCCCCGCCGGCAGCCCCGGTCGGTGGACCCCCGCTCCCGAAGCGCGGGTCGTTGCCCGCTGCCAGCGTGCCGGCAGTCGTGCCGGTGAGCATCGTCGCGGTCTGGGCGATGGTGAGGTCGGAAGGAGCGGCAGCTACCCCGGTGTTGTTGCCCTTCAGGGTGTTGGCCGGGCTGTTGGCGTGCTTCGCGTTGGTGATCGCTCCCACTGCCACGGTCGGGTTCGGGTAGGTTCCCGCGAGGTCGCCACCCGCAGCCCCGGTGGGAGGTCCCCCCGAACCAAACCGTGGATCGTTTCCCGCTGCCAGCGTGCCGGCTGTAGAGCCTGCCAGCATTCCGGCTACCTGGGAAACGGTGAGGTCCTGGGGAGCTGCCGCCGAAGCCGTCGAGTTTCCTTTCAGCGTGGTGGCCGGAGAGTTGGCGTGCTTCGCGTTGGTGATCGCGCCGTTCGCCACGGTGGGATTGGGGTACGTCCCGGTGAGGTCGCCGCCGGCAGCGCCGCTCGGTGGTCCACCCTGGCCGAAGCGCGCGTCGTTCCCTGCCGCGAGCGTCCCTGCCGTCGTCCCCGCGAGAAGAGCGGCAGCCTGGGCCACCGTAAGATCGGTGGGAGATGCCACGCCTGCCGTCGCGTTACCTTTGATCGTGCCTGCCGGAGCCGTCGCCAGCTTGCCGTTGGTCACCACCCCGCTGCCGAGGGTCGGGTTGGGGTACGTCCCGGTCAAGTCTCCGCCTGCGTTCCCAGATGGAGCGCGGCTGTCCGAGAGCCGGGCGTCGTTCCCCTGCGCGACGGTGTTGGCCGCGTTGCCGTATCCCACTTCCTCCCACCCGGTCCCACCGGCGTTCCGCTTCAGGAAGCCGTTGTTGACGCTCGCCGGCAGCACCCCGCCCTGCAAGCCGGTGACGGTGGGACCGGGAAAGTTGCCGCCGAGGTCACCGGAAGCCGGCCCGGTGGGAGGCACGGGAGGCAGGTTGGCGTAGTTCGTCGCGCTGATGGTCCCGAGGATGGTGACGTTGCCCTGGAAGGTGCTCGCGCCGCCGGAAGGCGCAATGATAGCGTTACCATTGGCATCGGCGGAGAACTCCGCGTAGTGGGTCCCGTCCCTGGTGAGGCGAAGCTGGGGATCCGCGCCGTCGATGACTTCGAGCGCCCTGGCGGGAGCCTGGGTCGCCGGTACGTTGATGCCGGTCTTGCCGCCGAGGGGGATGACGCGCAGGTTGCCTGCCGCGTCTACGTTCAGGTCGGAGTAGTGCGCGGCATCGTGCATCAGCCGCGCCTGGGGCAGCGCGCCATCCGTGATCTTCAGCCCGCCGGAGAAGACGTTCGTCCCATCCAGCTCCTGAAGCATCTGGCTGGTGCGCGATCGTACAGAGGGAACAGCCATCGTTTACTACTCCTGCCGGATAAACGGTCCCCTGAAGGTCGGCTGCGGATCGGGCCGGCCAGCCGGCTCCGCCTCCACCGGCTTCGACATCATCCCACCGGGAGCTGCCCTCGGCTGCCAGTTCGGGTCGGGCACGAAGGCCGGCCCTGCCGCTCGCGGCGCAGGAGCGCGTGGAACCCGGTACTCTCCGCCGAAGGAGCGCGCGTTGACTGCCTGGGGAGTGATCACCCCATCCTTCTCCTGCATCGTGTGGAGAAGCCCGCGCGACCGGCGCATCTTGTCGCGGTTCCAGCTCCTCTGGTCCACCTTCGATGCGCCGCCTCCGCCGAGCAGCGCCCTCAATCGTTCCTGCGGTGTCATTCGTCCCTCGGAGAGATGCGAACCGTGCAGCGGTGCAGGTTGTATCCGGCTGCTACCCCAGCCTCAAAGGACTTTCCGAACGGCTTCTTCGGCTTGCCCGGCTTGCCCGGCTTGCCGGATCTTCCGGCTGGGCCGGCTGGCCGGCGGGCTTCCTCCTGCTTCTGGCGGAGCAGCGAGGCGTCCTCGGCCATCGGGATCCGCATCACGGAAGCTTCCCTGTCATCCGCCTGGGCATTCTGCCGCTGGAGCTGCATTTGCTGCTCGTTGTCGGCCATCTGCTGCATCTGCTGCTGCGCGCCCTGCTGGTTCGCCTGCTGCATCTGGTTGTCCGCGTCACTCTGGCTCTGGGCCATCTGGCCCATCTCACCCTGCGCCTGCTGCGCCGCACCCAGGTTGTGATCGCTCGCCCATATCTGAAGCATCCCCGGATTGCCTGCCGGCGCGTCCGCGTAGTCGCCCAGCTCGCCACCCATGTCGGAGTAGGTCTTCAGCACCGCCTCCTGGCGCGCTTCCTCGGTGGCAAACCACCGCTTCGTGTACTGCTTCCTGATGGCGTTCCAGAGCACGATGTCCTTCGGATCGTAGACCGGCGGCAGATCCCGCAGCGTCCTGATCTGGTTCATCGTGTAGCCGTTGGCGAGCCGCTCGGCGTCGAGCTGCTGCTCCAGCAGGTACGCCGGGTCGTAGTTGCTCTCCAGGCCCTGGACCACCAGCTCGAAGTCAGGATTGATCTTGGTGACGACGTTCTTGGAAAAGAACTGGCAGAGGAAGAGCACCTTCGGGATAAGCCCTTTGTGCTGGCTCTGCATAAAGGTGCTCTCCGGGTCGGGCATCTGTAGAGCCGAACTCGGCCCTCCGAACCCGGAGAACCCGAACTCCTCGGGAGCAATCTGGAAGACGGCTGCGGTGAGCGCCACGCAGAACTCGATGTAGGCCCTGAAGACCATATCCATCCGGGCGCGATCCATCATCTGGACCCACTGCGCGCCGGAGACACCCTGGCCGGGAGGCGTCCGCAGGACGGGGAACTTGTACTCCCCGCCGACCATAAATCCTACATCCTGGGTTAGCAGTTGCTGCAAACCATCGAGCTGGTCTTTCCCGTAGTGCCCGATGAGGTTCAGGATGCCGAACGGGATGTGGCTGTCGGTGAAGTAGTCCTTATTGTGGCGCACGGCGTAGATGACGCCCAGCACCGCATCGAGGCACTGCTGCACCTCGCTCTTGCCGTAGCCGAAGGAGGCGAAGTCGGTACGAGGATTGCGGATCCCCATGTCGCCTTCGTCCCACTTGTACTCGCGCACCACGCCCCAGTACGAGGTGGGATCGAGCATCGCGTAGACGATCTGGCCCGCGAGGTCGGGCCGCATCTTCGGCACGTACTCCTGGCTGTCCACCTTTCGCATCAGCGCGCCGTCTTCGGCAGCGAAGAACATCACCGGGTTGTCGCGCTTGCCGGCGATAGGGATGGAGCCTTCGATGCTGATGAAGATCCGGTCGATCACCAGCATGTCCAGGATGACTTTGCGAAGGCAGGTGTCGAAACTGTCGGCTTTTCTCCGGTCGTGGCTGTCCCACACTGCCGGCTCGCCAGTGATCGGGTTCTCGCGCAGGATGCCGCCGTGCCGCAGGATCAGCTCGATGCGCTTCGCTTCGTTGGCCGCTGGCTCGGTCAGCTCTTTCTGCCGGTCGCGCTGAACCACCCGCATCCCGATGGCATTCTCGTGCGCGGGTTCGCGGAAGTGCGCTACAATCTGGTTTACCAGGGTGAAGAGAACCGCCTGGATGACGAGGTTCTTGTCAGCGAGGCGACGGAGCAGGCTCGGCTCCAGGTGGGGCGTCTGGTCGTCCAGGATGCCGCTGTGGGTACGGGAGTAGCGGCGGATCTGGTCGTAGCGGCGGTCAGGGACCCAGCGAGGGCGAAGACCCCCGCCGGCTGCCTTCATCATCTGCTCGGCATAGGCAGCGAGCGCCTCGGTGGGCTGCCCGCCCGTGCCGACCATTCCCTGATCGAACAGGCTTCCGCTGACGGCCAGCGGTGGCATAGGAGAACCTAACTCCCGAACGATTGATTAACTACTGAACCCGCTCGTAGCGGCCCACGATGTCCATTGTCCCGGCAGCCATCGTCATCACGCGAAGCGCGTGCCGGTAACCGGGGTATGCCGCAGTTCGGACGACCTGCCTGCCCCCTACGGTGAGGGTCACGGTGTCGGCGAGCATCTCCACGGCAGCCCCTGCGGGCACGAGGTTCGTCTGCTGGCCGGCTGGCGGGATCAAGCCGGTGGTAGCGTCCACCATGATCTGGGAGAGGTCGTCGTTTCGGATGAGGCACAATTGTAGCGTGGCACTTGCGCCTCCGGCGAGGTTCAGCTCCCAGACACAGCTATCGTAGAGCGAGTTGGGCGGCAGGTAGCGCGCAGGCGAAAGAAGCGCCGGCAGCGCCGCGTCCGCGCCCATCCCCGTTCCCAATCCCCGCCTGGGTCCGACTAGCCTCGCCATCGCGCCCTCCTAGATCCCGAAGGGATTGTTCCACCGCTTCTTCGGGAGCACGCTGGGATCGCCCTGCATCGCATCCTTCAGCCCCGTCGTGTGGACGTGCTTCTGGAAGTGGCCGGGAATGAGCACCTGGACCTGCTTCGGGTCGAAGTTCCGCAGGACGATGCCTCCGCAGGCGCAGTCGTCCGGGTCGTTCCTCGTCGCAAACGACCGGCGCGCTTCACTCTTCTCCCCGCAGCCCTGGCACTGGTACTCGTAGACTGGCATACTCCCCCACGAAGAACGTCGGCACGCTGGGCCGGCTGGTCCATGAATGCCGAAGGCCGGGAGAGCTTTCGCCCTACCCGGCCCCGGTTCCTCGCGCGCAAGTCGCGGCAGCCTGTTTACGCTTCGACTTGAAAGGTCGCTGTATGTATGCTATCCGCTGTCAGGGCGCGCTTGAAAAGGATCCCGGCGTAGCATTCTCCACTGGTCTGTCTGCCGCGCAGACCCCTGGTGGGGCATCGCCGGGAAAATGGATCTGTTCAGTCGGGTCTTCACCCGACCTCGGTCGTCAGTAGTGTAGCACAGCCGGCCAGCCGGCGTCTACCGCATCTGCGCGCCTCGGAAGTCGGTGCGAAGCGCCGCGCTCTTGAAGCCGGCATCCTCCATCGCTTTCTTCAGGTCGCCTGCCGTGCCCTGGAACCAATCGCTGCGCCACTTCCCCGGCCACTGCGCCATAATCGGCGTGTCGTCGGGCAGGTAGCAGACATCCAGCGGACACTCGTGGACCTGAACCTGAACCTGCCCGCCGTCGCTAACGAATGCCAGGATCGGGTTGTGGACGAGGCTCTCGTATTTCAGGATGCCGCTCTTCACCCAGAAGTCTTCCGTCATTCGCCTGCCGAATGTGCGAACACCGATCAGGCGGTTCTCCTTTGCTACCTCGATCATCAGCTCTTCTTGCTCCTCTCCTCGTTCGCGTGGCCCTGCTGGATCAGCTCCTGCACCCGCCGGCCACCCACCTTCCCGATGCGACTGTAGTAATCACGGCCCCGCCGCTCGGCCACGGTGTTGCCGCCCTTCTGCCCGATCTGGGAGTAGAACTCCATCCCGTACCGCTTCTTCGTAGTCGCGCCGCCGCGCTTGCCCATCTCACGGAAGCCCTCGTGCCCCAGCTCCTTCAGGCGCGCTTCTCCGCCCAGCCTGCCAATCTCCCTCATGGTCAGCTCACCCGCCGGCTTCTCGTCACTCACGCTTGCTCTCCTTTCACGTCAAACCAGCACTACTTTGGTGTCTACCCCCATTGTAGCGACAGTCTGCATAGCAGTCAACCACGGCTCGATGAGGTCCACGAGCTGCCCGGCAAGAGCCTCGCGTCCCAGCTTCAGGCAGTCGTTCCAATCCATCCCCTCGGGCGGAGACAGGCGCATCAGCTCGCAGCCGTGCTCCCGCAGCTCCGTACCCCAGCGGTAACCGGCCACGTTCCCCGCCGAGATGCCGCGCCGGTCAGGTCGGTCGTTGTCACTGGCTACCAATACAGGCTGATGGGCCAGCTTCTCTCCCACCCACTCCGCGAGGTGGCAGCCCATCGCGGCAATGGCCGGGTAGCCGGCTGCCGCAAGCGAGAGCGCGTCGATGGGTCCTTCCACGAGGATGGTCGGTTTACAGCTCCACGCCTGGACCGCAGAGAAGACGCCCAGGCGGGCTTCACCCCTGGTTCGGGTCTTCGGGTACTCCCCGTCGAAGTAGCGGCCCTGCACGGCCACCAGGACGCCTTCCCGGTCGCGGATGGGAAAGAGCACGGCAGGCCGGCCATACCAGTCGGGATGATAGCGAACGCCCGATGGCTCACAGTCTCCAACCATCAGCCCCCGCCGGATGAGATAGGCTTCGCCTTCGGTTCCGGCTAGGTGGACTACCTGCCGGAGCTTCTTGCGCCAGTCATCGCTCTTCTGGTGCGGTTCTCTCGTAGGAGACGGCTCGCTTTGCCCGTTCGGTTCTCTCGGCAGCAACGGCTCGCTCATTGAGCGCGGTTCTCTTGTACCTCTCGGCTCGGGCGGAGCGTCGTCATCGGTCAGGTACGTATCCGGCCTGGGCCTTCGCTGCCGGCGCGGACGAAAGACGCGGCTGTGCCAGTCCTGCCCGTCGAGGCGTCCTTTCGTGTGGCAGCGGTGGCAGATGTACTCGCCCGTCTCCATCTTCACCGCGAGGGAGCGATGGGCGCTGTCCTTCCACTTGCTGTCCCCGCAGAACGGGCAGCAGAAGCGCCGCTCGTACTTCTGGAGCGGGGCGTGCGGGTCGTAGGCTTCCAGCTCTTCGATTGTCACGTCACCCGCTCCGGTTCTACGCGGCTGATTGCCAGCCGGATGACCTCGGTGACCGTCTTGATCGCCGTCTGCTGGGCTTCGTCAATGTCTTTGCCTGCCTGATTGAACGCTGCCACATCCATCTCCGGGCGGATGAAGAGCGGAACCCAGGCACGATAGTCTACCAGGACCGAAAGTGCCTGGAAGAGTTCCGGCAAGCCGTCCATCGCGTAGTGGTCTGCCTCGTCCCCCATCTGACAGAGACGCTTCGGCCACGCATCGACTTCCGGCATCAGGGTGTCAATGAAGGCGCGCTGCTCTTCCATCGCGCGCCGGTGAAGCTCGTCGTCGGTCATCGAAGCAGCCTCTTCGCTTCCTCGGTGACGGCTTCCGCCACCCGCTCGATGGCTTCCCGGTACGCCTTCTCGCCTAACTCCCGCCGGAACCGGTAGTTCCACAGCCCACCCAGGTCCTGAAGAATGGTCGCCATCGGCTCGTCGCCTGCGACTTCCGCGTACTCCCCCAGGTCACCCAGCCGCTCTCCCAGGCTGCTGTTCACGTCGATGGTCGTCACCCGCGCTCTCCTTTCTGTTCCTCGCCCACCGCGCATTGTCTCTATCGCGCTTACAATCCAGGCAGGTGGTGGACACCCCGCCCGCGTAGTTTCGCCGGTCCTTACTGAACTCATCCACCGGCTTGACTTTGCCGCAGTGGATGCAAAGACGGTCGGTCAGCTCGCCGCCGTTCGTGAGCGCCTCTTCCGCCACCTGCCGGAGACGCGCTACTGTAGGATAGCGGAGCTGGAGTATCCGGTGCAATGCTACCTGATACGTCCGCTCGCGCTTGGCTCCTTCCCCTCGCATAGATGCTCCTCAATCTCGGAGCGTGATAGCTCAATCACCTCCAGGCTTGCTCCGTACTCTTCCAGGACCTTCAGGCCGTCCTTTGGCCGGTTGTCTTCGAGCACCACCAGGGTTGAGACACCGCTCTGCATAATCAAGAGCGCGCAGGCCATACACGGCTGGCCGGAGACGATGAGCGTTCCGCCCTGGTACTCACTGAAGTTGCCGAAGATGAGCGCGTTCGCCTCGGCATGGATGCAGCAGGGATGCGCCGCGAGACCGAGGCCGCGCGGGAGGTTCTCACGGTAGCACGTCGCATCATTGCACGCGCCCCGTGGCTTGCCATTCCGACCGGTTGTGACTACCCTACCAGCCACATCCAGAACGACTGTTCCGTACTGTGCCCTCGGGCAATTACTGATACTCCCAACTGCGAGAGCTACTCGCATCCACCCGACGAGGTGTTCGCGTCTTCTCGCTGCCGCCTCTGGACGGCAGTCCGACCCTCCATCCAGTAGCTGTGCTTTCGGTCTCTCTGACACTGCAAGCAATATCGCTTTGTCTTCCATCTGTAGGTGTTCTTCTCGGTGAAATCATGCCCGTTAACGCAGTGTGTCTGCGCTGCCTGCCGCGCTGCAAACGTCTCTCCGCGCAGAATGTTGGTCCGGTGATCAACCGCCTCCAGGTGCTCGGGATTTACACAGGCCCGTGTTCTACACAGGTGATCCACTTCCCAACCGGGTGGGATAGGTCCGTTCCATACCAGATGAGCAAACCGCGAAGCCGGGTTCTTCCGCCCCGACCAGTAGAATTGCCCATACCCGGTGTGCGGCAGTATCGTGCCCAACCACGGCCAACAACCGCTCTCGTCCGCGCCGACGCGAGCGAGGAAGCGGATCAGGTCTTCCTCACTCACGTCAGCTTCGCAGCGTGACTGCGAACTCATCCTACGCAGCCCTCGCCTGCTGCCGCTGGCAGCCGGGACACATCGGCGCTCCGAACGCTCTCATCGAGACATCGTGCTGGCCTTTGTTCAGGGGCTTGCCGCAGCCCGGTACGCTGCACACCATCGCCGGTCGCGGGTCCTGCTGGTCGGCTCGCTGGCCGAAGGTTGCCGCTCCCACGCGCCGCTCCCGCTCCTCACGGCTCTGCGACTGTGCCGGCTGGCCGGCTGGCTGGCCGCTCCTCTGGCCGTGGAAGCCCTGCTGCTGCTGCGGCTGCCGCCGGTCGCTGGCTCGCTCCGGCGGGGCATCGCTGTCGTCCATCCCCTCGCCGCCGTCATCGTCGTAACCGCCGCCCTGCGGGGTCCACGCATCCTGCCAACTGTCCGCTTTGTAGAACAGCGTGCCGTTCCCCTCGCGGTAGATGCCGAAGTTGCATTCGTGCGCGTTCGTACCGTCGCCTTCCTGCCCGACACACTTCAGGCCGTAGTAGTCGTAGCCCTGCGGCTGCCGGTGGAACAGGTAGACCGAAGCCCCGCACAGGGGACACTCGGTCGGGAGCTGGGTCCAGAAGGACATCTGCTCAATGAGGTCCCGCTGGTGCTCGGCAGCTACCTGGATCGTCAGGTCGCCGACCTTACAGCTTGCCGTAATCGTCGCCACTCGTCATCACCTCCAACAGAAAAGAGAGCCGCGATGGTCGAGCGCCGACGCCCGGCCACTCGCGGCCCGACTAACACGTTAGGGAGTTAGGTATCTCCGCCGTAAGTATACCACGTCTTACGGCGAACTGCAAGCCTGCTTATTCGTGAGGCATCCTTTCCTGCACCAGCCGCTCCCCCGCGACGTGAAGCAGCTTCGGACGCAGCTTCTCCAGCACGCCCCGCTTTCGCTCTTCCGCGTCCAGCCAGTCGATAGCGATCCGCCCCTCACCCACCACGCCGGAGAGCATCGACACGTAGTCCTTCGCACCCGCCTCAATGAGCGCCTCGCGGTTCACCTTCAGCCAGTGCTCCAGGAGCGCCATCCCCTGCGCGATCACGTCCTGGGGAGCGCAGGGCACGGCCCCGTAGCCGTTCCTGCTGTACCCATTCGAGGTCGGCGCACCCGACGCCTCAATCGCTTCCACCATTTCCCACCTCCTGCGCTTTCTCTATCAGTCGGGCGATGGCCGTGAGCGCCTCGCCCCGCGCTTTCTCCACGAGTACCAGCACCTCTTCCAGTTTTCGGAAGGGTTGCATCTCCCAGGCCAGCAGCCGCTGGACGTTGGTCGTTGCGTCTGCTGTTTCCGTGTTAGTAGCGAGCCTCGCAAGTATCCAGACTACATGCTTGGTCAGCTCGTCGGCATCCCAATCGGTGACCCGGATGTGCTGGACTTCCATCCTGGCGCGGTAGACCGCACCCACGAGGTTCCACTGCACGGCCCGGTCATCGAGTATCTCTATCGGATGCTTCTTTCTATCTTTAGCATACGCTCCCCGCGACCACTGCTCGCTTAAAGTTGCCTTCATCCAGTTCAGGAGCGCAAGACCGTAGTACGGCTCGCACCCGTCACACGGCTGCTGGCTCCAGAAGTGATCGGCTACCCCGAAGTTCTCTCGCCCCAGCATCTGCTCGGGAACGAGAGCGGATCGAAAAGTGAGGTGGCCGCAGGCACACCTCACCAGGATCCTCTCCCGCTGTTCGACAACGGGACCCTCGGGATAGACGCCTAGCGGCAAAGCGTCCACCATTCTGTTACCCCAGGCATTAGGCCGGTTAATCCCATTATAGCTCTACCCTAGCCGGCTGGCAAGCCCCACTTACGCCGTACCGTTGCTATGGTGCGCCTCGCTTCGTCCGCGCTCGGGTAGTGGGTACTCACCCCCACGTCCTGGCACAGCTCCTCGTTGAACTTGAGGAGCCGCTCGCAGGCGTGGATGAGGGAGCCGATGTCCACCAGTGCCTCGGCAGCTTTCCCCTGCCACGTCTTCGCGTCGTCTCCCTGCACGGCGACCACTTCCTCCAGCGAGCCGGCTGGCCTGGGCCTGCCTTCGGCATCGTAGAACATATACCGGGTGTCACTCACTCCTCACCTCGCTTCGGCAGCTCCAGGAGCGGGCACGGCATCGTCAGCGGCGGCAGGTGCTCGGCGATGTTGAACACCCGCACATGGGGAGCAATCTCTTTCTCCAGCGGCACGCAGACGCCCCAGCTCTGATAGCCGGCGTTGCGCTCCGGTTTGGTCGGGCGCAGCTCGTAATCCTTCTCCCACTGCGGCAATCGCTCCCGCAGCCAGCTCGGGTAGAGAAGGTAGATCAGGTCCTTCGTCGGGAGGTAGTAGAGCACCACGTCGGCCTTCGTCGTGAGCACCCAGCCGTCCTTACCCGTCTGGTCGTTGGAGATAGTCTCCAGGAAAGCGTTGCCGGTACGACAGGCATTCTCATCGCGCTTGTACTCCACCAGAGAACGCTTCACGTAGTCCGGTGGCCGGTAGAAGATCCGGTCGATCCCCTGCTTTTGTTGCTCCGTCGTCGCGCGCTCGATCCGCACCTTCTGGAAGCGCATGAAGAAGTGATCGAGAAAGCCCGCGCTCTCCGCGCCGATGTCGGCGTTCTCATCGAAGGCTTTGCGGTTCATTCGCTGTCCTTCCTCGGTTCCACAGCAGACAGACCGTCCTTCAGGATCTTCCTGGCTGCCGTCATCGCATCCAGGACCACCTCCATCGTCGCCCCGTTGGGTGTCACGGCATTGTTCTTTGCCAGCACCTCCCAGGCCGCATCGTTGAGCGCCGCAAGCGCCGCCTCACAGGTCGCCGGCAGATGCGTAAGGCATCTCCGTACCGGGGTCTTCTTCGCCTTCGGCGTCTCCGCCGTTCTCGTCGCCACTCGGTTCTCCTTTCTGAATACAAACCTCACGGCCTGTGATCAAAGATCCTGACAGCCCTCCGGGTCGAGTAAACACCACGCAGTAGCATCCTGGAGTGACTACCTCTCTTCGGCGGCTGTCAGGATGGGCGCGGCGGGGGTCGAACCCGCACACTACAGCTTAAAAGGCTGTTGCTCTACCATTCGAGCTACGCGCCCTCAAAAGAAGGCAGCCATCGTCGCGCGTAACGAGCTGCCGCCACGGCTCCGGCTGCCTCCACGGTGATGGCGAGGATCGAACTCGCACCTCCTGCTCGACAGGCAGGCGTCCACAGCCAGTAGACCACACCACCACGAGGCTCCGTTACCCGTCGTCTGCCGTGCCACGGAGCGCACAACCCGGCAGTTGAAACGATGGGCCAGGGTGGAATTGAACCACCGACCACCTGTTCATCAGACAGGCACGCGACCGTCGCGCCGCTGGCCCGTAGTAGAGGATGGGGCTGGCTACGAGCAGGATGGTTCCAGCCCGGCTCCTGCATTGCGCCGGTACAGTCCGCTTTGTCTTTCGCCCTGGTTAGCTAGGCCGAAGCGAAGTATCAACCCTCGCTGCACCGCATCCCCCACACTGCCGAGGCTGGGGTCGAACCAGCTCACTCCCGCTTAACAGCGCAGCGCCTTTCCAGTTAGGCCACTCGGCATAATAATCAGCCCCGCGTGAACCTCGGTGTGGCAGCGATTGCACAGCAAGACACACTTCTTCAGCTCCGCCTCAATCCTCGCCCACGACACCGAATAGCGTGCAATCGCAAGCTCCTTCGCCTCGCTATCCAGATGATGAAACGTCAATGCCTGGATGCAACGGTCATAGCCACAGACCACACACTTCTCACCCTTCAGCGCAACCGCCCTTCGCTTAATCTCTCGCCGCCTACGAACAACATGGCAAGAGGGACACGCTACGTGCGCCTTCCCACTTCTGGACGAGTATCCCCGCCCGCACAGAGCACACTCCAGCGTAACGCTCTGCCTCCGAAGTAGTCGCCTCGTATTGTGCGCCCCAAAGGGCGAGCAATCCAGACAAAAGCTACGCCGCTGAAGGTTACGCGCGCGCCCACCCACCACGGCTTTCCAGGGGATCGGCGCGGCACACTTTACACACTGGTTCATCACGGCGCGTCGAGGCATCGAACCCCGCTGACCAGGAGTTTTGGAGGCTCCCGCCCACCCAAGCAGGCCCACGCGCCACGGACGAGGATGGATATGGGAGCGCCAGCGAATAGTCCTGTTCCTGGCCTAGCATCTGCGCTCTCACGGCACGGGGCCGAGTTGCGTCCACCCTTCGTCAGTGGAGACGGCTCCTGGCTACCGGCGCGACCCACCTACACCCAGCACAGGCGGAAGGTGAGAGATGTCCGGTACGGAAGTGCTGTCCGTATCCGCCGTTAGTATACCGCACCTAACGGCGAAGCGCAACCCCTCATCTTCCCGGCGAACCGGCTACTCCGTGCAAGCGTGTGTAGCGGTGCGCGCTTGTGTCGGGGGGCATCTCGGGCGGCAGCTCCTCGAAGCGCAGCACGTAGGGCGAGAAGCGATGGCTCACCTCTACCACCGCGTTCCACCGGTCGCTGGCAATCTCCAGGATGGCGTTCACGATCCGGTCGTGCGGCCAGGGGTCTAGCCGGATGTAGCAGGGAGCGCCGGGCCGGAAGTGCCGGCGCAGCTTGAGGTTGATCTGGTGGCAGACCTCTTCGAGCACCACGTCGTCGTCATCCGACAGGTGCTCCAGTTCGGCAGGGCCGAGGATTTCGGGCATCGTTCGTTCTCCTTTCGGTGAAGAAGTATAGAACGATGTTTCACTGTTTTGTCAACTTCTTTGCCGGGCAACCTCGGCAGCCCTACGCAGCCCGTCTGCGGTCGCCACCTCGACTTTGGCCGTGTCCTCCACGGTGACGCGCAGGAGATTGTCGGTACGCTCCAGGGTCATCTTGTTGCCGGCTTCGATGGCGATGAAGCGCGGCAGCTTGTCCCCCGGCATCTCGGTGAGCATCTGCTTGATGGGCGCGAGCTGCTCGGGCGACAGGCCAATGGGGATCATCTCCCCGGTGGTAAAGCAGAAGGTCACCCGCAGGCGAGGAGGAAGAGGGCCGTTCACTCTTTGCCCTCCGGGAACTTCATCTCGTACTGCTCCGGGCCAGTCTCGCTCTTCAGCACGCTCGCCTCGCCCACGGGCGGCAGGTTCGGGCTGGCCGGCTCGACCTCGATCAGTTCAGCGGCTCGCCGGATCCAGAGCACGGCTGTCTCCATCTCGGTGACGGCAACCGACAGCGCCCGCCCGAGCTGGCCCGGTCCCCGGTTCGCCTTCGTGGTAGCCAGCCGGCACACCATATCGTTGAGCCGGCCAGCCTGCCATAACAGGTTGGTGCGGAGTTCCCTCGCCTCGGCGTTGGCCTTCTCGGTCATACCGGCATCCCCAGGTGCTTCGCGTCCGTCGTGTCGTCCATCGCAAGACCCGGCCACTGCGCCTGCCAGTTCACGATCTTGACGCCCCAGAACCAGTGTCGAAGCTGCGGGGCCACGGGCAGGACCAGGGCTGCGTGCAGGATGGGACCTTTCTCCAGCGTCTCGTACCAGACTTGAGAGCCTGGGCCGCTGCCGTCGCCCTCGGGCTTCCACGGCATCCGGTGCTCGGGCCACCGTCGCATACACCCACGGCAGGTGCAGTCCATTAAGTTGAAGTCCACCTCGCCCGTCTTACACTCGGGGCAGTACCGGGTGACCGGCAGCTCGCGGAGCACGCACATGCACATCCGGTCGATCCGGTCGGGGTCCAGGTAAAACCCCAGGATGTCAGCGAGCGCCGTACCCGCACGGTCGGGCCGGCCAGCCGGCACGAGGCAGGGCATCCCGCAGGCGGGGCAGGTGAAGACCTCCACCATCTTACCGTGCTCGCCCTCTTCGGTGTGCTTCGCTTTCTCGGGCAGCTCGGCCCCGCAGAAGCGGCAGTGGTAGCCGAAGTAGTCGCGGATCTTGTCCTGCGTCTCCTGCTGGGTCACAAACTTATACCAGCCGCGCTCGATGATGTCCGCGCACCGGTTCGAGAGCACGCCGTCGTGGATCTTGGTCAGCGGTACGATCGCTCCCATCGCCCCCACCGGGGCCTTCTCGCGTTCGGCGTGCGTGCTCTGGGAAAAGGCGAGGTTCAACGCGCTGACAACACAGCCTCGTACCTGGGACGGCAGGGCTTCCTCGGTCACCACGCCTCTGGCCTGTGTACCGTCCGAGAGTGCCAGGAGCGCCGCGCCTGCCGCTGTCTTCATCAGTTGCCTGCGGTTCATCTTCTTCTCTCACGATACGAAGCACCGGCTCTCGCCCAATTGGGACCTCGAAAGCGAACGTCTTACAATGCGGGCAGCAGTGGCACACTCGCTTGCGGCTCTCTTCGCTGACACCGTTCCCCGCGCAGAAGTCGAGCCACTCCTGCCAGGGGTGTTCGCGGCCACACTTCGGACAAAACGCTTTCGTCGCCATTGTTCAGCTAGCCGGCGCAATGTCGGCAGCGTCCAGCAGGTAGTAGGTCCACGATGCCTGCCCGCTGGACTGCACCCGGCCCAGGAAGTCGGTCCACTCCGGGCCGTTCCAACCGTTTGCTGACCAAACAACCTGACAGCCGGCGCTCCACTCATCTACCGCGTCACCGGTCCCGGCGTGAATGTTGATCCCGAAGAAGCCGCTCTCGTGCTTCTCACTCGCATCTTCGGTATGGTCTTCGTCGTAGTCGCGCCAGATGTCCACCGGCCCGCCCTGGACGAGCGCCGTATGGTCTTTGTGAAGACCGATGACGTAGGTGTAGGCCCCGTCTTCGAGATGCGCGCACCCGCTGGCGTTCAACGGGTCCTGGGTGTAGGGCTTTCCCGGATCCACCGTGCCCCGATAGGTGGCAAAGCTCGTGCCCAAAACGCCAATCGTGTCGTTCCAACCGTTCGGGTCGTTGTCCTTCAGCGTCAAGAGGTGAACACCCGGCGGGCTGTTCGTATACGGCACAGCGCCACGGATGCCGAAGATGGAGAGCACCCCCTCCGGCGCTGCCGGAAAGCCGCGTTTCGCTATCGCATCCCGAAGGATCTGGTTGTTGACCTCGAATGCCACGGTCGTTCTCCCACTCTTTAAGGTCAGGGGAATGATGATCTGGCTTGCCGACATCTCCACCCCTTCGGTATGGTGTATCAGATCGAAAGCCAGTCGGAAAGAACCGCCGGTGACCGCCTCCACCTCACCCCGTCGCATAGAGCAGTTCCCACCGGCCCAAGCCCTGCTCGTCTTCCGTGCCCGTCGTCGCGGTACGAGCGTAGAACACCTTCCCGATGCCGGTCTTCACGCGCAGCAGGTCGCCCACCAGCTCGATGTGGCCGTAGCCTTCCTCGGGATCGTCCAGCCACGCCTCGGGATAGGTGAACGCTTCCTCGAACTCCGTGATCAGGAGATAGTCACTCGGGTAGCTGACGAGCGTGAAGCCGTGCGGATTAGGTGGGACCTCGGTCGTTCCCTCCATCACCACTTCCATCCCTTCGGGCTGATGTAGTAGATTGAGAGCACCGCAGCAAGCAGGGCCAGCAGGAGTATCAACCCCCACAGACCGTACTCTTTAGCGCCGGCCAGCAGATAGCGCCTCAATGCGCGCCAGCGCATCCTCCGCCACCTGCGCGTAACCCGCGATAGAGGCGAGGGCTGTACTGGCAACGGCCTGTTGACCTTCGATCCCGGCAATGGCTTCCTGCGCCTCGTCTATCAGGGCCTGCATCTCATCCGGCGGCTGCGGCTCCGGCGGCTCGCCCGGCGTCCACCCGTCGCCTGGGTTCTGCTCGATGTTGTTGCTTCCCTGCTCGATGGCGAGATGGCTGCGAGCCGGCACGGTGTAGTCCCGAAACTCCACATTCTCGCAGTGGTAGCCGGGCTTCCCGTCCGCAAAGCAAACGCCCCAACGGTCGCCCGCCACCCAATCCTGGAAGAACTTGGCGATGATGCTCTCCCTGACCGCCATCAGAGACAGCGGCGGAGTGTTCGAGCTGCCGCAGTGGTAGCAGGCAATCTCCTCGGCGTGGACGTTCCTGACAATCTCATTCATCCCCGCCCCATTGATCTGGAGCGCGCTGCCGGTCACGTAAAGCACCGTGATGGCTGCCACCACGCTGTCGCTGGCATCGCCCGAGAGATAGATGCCGTGGCGCTTGTCGGGCGGGTAGTCGAGGCGTACCCAGGACTGGCTGCTGGGCCTGCTCCGCGCCACACTGATGCGCTGGTACGTTGAGCTGGGGCAGTTGCCGGTGATAATCCCTTCCACCGCGCAGTGATGGATGTTGAGGTCGCAGAACTGGCTCTCGCGGGCCACGGTAACCCGGATGCCGCGCCCCTGGCTCTCGCACACCTCCAGCGGTCCCAGGATGCGAAGGCCGTGCGCGCCGTCGTTGAAGCGCATCGAACACGGCGGCTCCCCGCCTCCCAGGTTGCGGCTGCCGCGAATGCGCGCACCCAGGCAGCCCTGGATCGTGACATCCGGCACGCCGGAGAACTCCTCGGGCTGGTGGTCCCCTGGATCGAGGTTGATGAGCAGGCCGCGAACGAGCTGCGGCCACGGCTGGTCAGGAGCCTTCTGAACGGTCGGCATCCCACTGTTCTCCCAGGTTGATGAATATAGCCGGATCGCGGCAAACGTGCTTCATCTCGTCGCTTCGTACCGGCCAGCCGCAATGCGGGCAGTTGGTGATCGTCACGGTCGTCGGCCACCACGTCGGATGGACGGGAAGCGTAAATCCAGCCGGCGCATTGTCAGCTTGCCCACCCAGGTTCGTCTCCACGCCCGTCTTACCTGACGGCCCCGCATTGCTATCCACACCCGCACTATTCGTGGCTTCGCCGGCTGGCCGGCTTTCCAGCTCGGCCAGCTCGCGCAGGAGCCTCGGGATCTGCTCACACTGCTCGCACCAGTGTTCGGGGTCGCCGTGCTAATTAACTTTCGCTTCCGGCATCCAGACACCTCTCGATCTGGCTGATCAGCCATACAGCCATCTCCGGCGTCAGCTCGGTCATACAGCGGCCAGGGCTGGGTTCGATCTTCATATTCTCCGGCCCGTCATACCAGAAGGTCTTCTTCGGCCAGAAGCTGAAGGCCAGCTTCACCTCGCCGGGCTTGTCGCTCGGCCACACCTCAAGCAGCATCCCATCATTGGTGATGAACTGAAGGCCCCGCCGGTCCAGCGGCTTATACCGGCGTGCCTCGGGGATCGTCCCCTCCTCCGGCGATCCGCCCACCTCCGCCATTGCCATTCTTCCCTTTCCACGCGCCAATGCCAAGCGCGGCCAAGCCAGCCGGCACAGTCACGCTTGCCTGTCCTTCGAGGAACATCCGGGCGCGGTCACTCAAGCTCTTCCTCGTTGAACACCAGAAGAGCACGATGCCCACCACGATGATCACAATCCCAGGCAGATAGGCTTTCACCGCGTTCCCCTCCCAGGAAGAACGTCGGCTTATCAAGCGTCGAGCACCGCGTCTATCGCGGCCAGCAGGTCATCGTAGCGGCCCGCCGAAGCCAGTCGGCTGCCGTCCGCGAAGTCGTAGACAAAGGTATCCCGATTGGCTTCCCGCAGCGCGCCGCGCGCTGCCGTCAGGTGCTCGCGCAGAACGTCGTGGCTGGGCCAGCGGGTTGAGAGCGTCGGCCCGCTCCCCCACGGGATGCGCTCACCGGGCGGCACGAGGTCGAAGCTCTGGCTCTCCACCACACACTCGAAGCTGCCGTTATGCCAGCCACGGGTCTGACGGTTCACCACGATCAGGTCTTCGGGCATCGCCGACGCCACCTCGCAGCCCGTCTCCGGCCCACGTAGAGATACCTGGAACCCGGTTCGCGCGTGTAGGAACAGCTCGGGACTGAAGGCCACGATCCGCCACGGCTGCGGGTAGTTGGTCCAGTTGTGGGTCCAGTAAAGCGCGCCCGCTTCCATCCCATCCGGCAGCGGCCTACTGCCGAGATTGATCGGCTCTTCCCACGTCTTTCGCAGGGCAAGCCGGAACTCTTCGAGCTGCTCGGGTGTCCACGTTGCGCTTTTCAGCGTCAACACGCCCAGCGGCGGCACAGCCGGCCTGCCGGCCCGATGGATGCCGAGATAGGCCAGGGGCGCTGTCAGCACGCCCAGAATGGCTCCCAGCACACTTCTACGGTTGGTCTGTTCCATCGCTCTATACTCTCGGTTCTCTCGCGCGAAACGGCTCACTCCTACTCGTCGGTTCTCTTGACGATTGCGGCTCCGCTCCTACGGCTCGGTTCACTCCCAATGGACGGCTCGCTCCCAATGGACGGCTCGCTCCCAATGGACGGCTCTCTCCAGTACCTCGGCTCGCTCACGCGGCCCGGTTCTCTCTCTCCGCAGACGGCTCGCTCTCGATCTTCGGTTCTCTAGTACGGGTCGGCTCGCTGCGCTCATTCGGTTCTCACGCGCCATTCGGCTCCGCTAGGCTCTCTCGGTTCTCTCACCCCCACTGGCTCGCGCATAAGGTGCGGTTCTCTCCACCGACACCGGCTTGCTCACGACGTTCGGTTCCCTCCACTTCAGCGGCTCGCTTCTTCCACGCGGTTCACTCTTTAGCAACGGCTCACAGGATGACACCCCCACGGCCACGGAGCTTGCCGATCTTACCGAGTGTATCACCCACTACACTATACTCCGGTCGCGGGTCGTTCTCGTGATCCTTCCCCGTCATCTCCCTGCCGGCGAGGAACATCTGGTGATCGGCACGGTCGGTCCCCAGGTAGCTGATGTCCCCCACGTTGGCGTAGTAGGTCGCCGAGAGCTGCCACGCGATCATCTCGGCATCGCAGAGGTCTTTGGCTCCCTTTCCCCCATAGGCTGATGTAGCAGGGTGGTCGATCTTCCGGTTGTTGATGAGCTGCACCTCGCGGAGCTGGTTCCTGGCCCGCTCGTGCTGGGGGTAGCCCGGCTTTGCGGGGAGCAGCCAGAGCAGGTTGTTGTTCAGCAGCGTCTTACCGTTCCGGTACATCCCGAGCTGCTCCGGATTGGACATGTCTTTGGCATCGCAGGGGATGCCCCACGATCGTACTTCCTGGATGATGCTCTCCGCCTGCCAGCGGTCGAACTTCATACCACCGACACTGGCCCCGCCTGCTTGAACGACATCCACGAGCTGGCGGAGCACATCTCGCACGTTGCCGAAGTCCACGGCCAACCGGTTCCGTTTGTCGGGCTTCCACTCCAGGAGTAGATCCTCAACAACGACCGCACGTCGCTGCTCTTCAATGATGTCGTTGCCGAGGAGGTCTTTCGCGTAGACGGGCGTTCCGTCGTCTTCGAGGCGTAGAACCTTCGGGGCGGCGATCTTCTGGCCCGTCTCTTCAGCCAGCCCCCAGAACTGGTCCTCATTCGCATTCGGAACTCTCCCGCAGTGGTCACAGCGCCACATCGACGGCTCCCACGGCTTCTTCCTGAAGAGCGGCTGCTTCTTCGGGTCACTGCTTCGCGGGATCTTCCTGGGCCGGTAATGCTTCGCGTAGCGGCGCTGCCGGATCAGCCAGCACGCCGGGCAGCACTTCCCACCCTCTTCGCTGGGGACGATGTGCGAGATACAAAGGGCGAAGCTGTCCTGCTCCAGCCCCGCGTCCCCACCCACGAAGTAGATGATGCCCGGCCTGATACGCCAGTCCGAGAGAAGGAGCGCCACGTAGCGGTGCGTCTGCTGGTCCGAGGTGAGGTGCTCGGTAACCGTGTTCTCCACCTGCGCCATCGGCTCGATCATCGCCCGCCTGCCGGCTGTCGCCGCTTCCTCGATCTTCTCCGGCTGGGAGATGAACGCGCCCTCGGCTGCCGGCGGGTTCGTCTCGTAGACTGCTTCGTAGAGGTCCGGGTCGTCGCGCTTCACCTGCGCCATCACCGGATCGGCTGCGTGCCACTCGCCGAGATAGTAGACCTTCTGCCAGTCGCGCCAGGGAATGACGATGCGCGTCGGAGCACGGTCGCCCCACCACTCGGGCGTGGCCCCGCCGAGGTTCTCACACTGCCGCAAGCCTCCCAGGATGAAGCCGTTCAGGGCGCGCGGCCAGGAAATGACGAAGCCCCACTGGAACGCGCCGAAGCGGTTACTGGTACGGAGCGTGTTGAAGCACGCCGTTGCCGCATCGTGGCCTTCGGCATCGCGGAGCGCATCCGCTTCATCCAGCACCCAGCCGAGGGTGTTCTTGCCTTCCGCGCTCTCGTTCTTCGAGTTCAGCGAGTGGACGCGCACGCAGGGAACCCGGTAGTCGTAGCCGGGCATCAGCTTCCAGAACTGCGTGACGTTGGCCTGGATGTCGCCTCGCGGCCCACGGTCGATCAAACCATCGAAGCAGGGCTTGCCGATGTGCCGAACGAAGCGGTCGTAGAAGTTGGACTTCGCGGCCCGAGCGTCCTGGGCCATGTTGATGAAGTCGAAGTAGTCGCCGTTGGCGTGCCGGAAGTGGACCCACGGATTGACCATCTGCTGGATCACCCACGCCGCATAAGCGTAGATCCAGGATACGAGGGTGTCTTTGCCCGAGTTGGCGTGTAACGTGCCCCCGGCATCGAAGTAACAGTGTGTCCCACCCACGGTGAGGCTGTAGAAGTCCGCTACCCTGGTTGGCTCGATGGCGGTTATCTTGCTATACTTGGTGTATGCCAGTCCCACTAGACCACGAACTTCGCGCCCGTATCGTCGCCCTCTATGCCGAGGGGAAAAGCTCCCCCGAGATAGGCCGCATCGTAGGCAAGCACGCAGAGACGGTGCGCTATCACCTCCGAGGAGCCGGCGTGCGCGTCCGCACGAAGTCGGAAGCGAAGCTTCTGCTCGGACCCCGCCCACTGCCAACCCCCGTTGAAGTGATCGTCCAGGCTTACGAAGAGGGCTGGCCGCTAACCGCGCTATCCGCCGCGTTCGGCATCGCCGAAGAGACACTACGCCGACATCTCCATCGAGCCGAACTAAAGATGCGAGCGCGGGGCCATGTTCCGGGCCGCTACGCGCCGCAGATCGAAGAGGCAGGCGACTACGTGTCTGTGACGCGCCGCGATCACCCTCTTGCGGACGCAAATGGACAGGTGATGGCACATCGGCTGGTAATGGAAGCGCACCTGGGGCGCTTCCTGACGGCTGAAGAGGTCGTCCACCACGAGAACGGCATCCGAGACGACAACCGGATCGAGAACTTACGCCTCTTCCCCAGCGACCGAGAACACGCTCTTCATCACTGGCAAGAGTGGAAGACGCGACAACTATCTCGTCCCCCACTTCCAGATCCACCAGCTTCTGCCAGCCAGCCGGCGAAAGAAAGCGATGCTCTCCCGTCACCTCGCTCTCCCGGCCATCCGCCAGCGTAACGCGATAGAGCTGGGCCGTGCCCTTCCGATAAACGGGTGACGCCTGCCGGTAAACGACGCGCTCCCCATCCCACGACCGCACCAGAAGCGGCGTGCCCAACTGCGCCCACTCCCCCATCGTGCGCGTAATTCCCGTGACCGCCGTGCTATAATCAGTCAGAAGACTTGTCTTTGATGTGCAACCTTTGCCCCAGCACAGCCACGCCACGTTGACGTGCCTCGGCCTGACGTACCAATCCGAGGCGTGCAGGCCGATGGACTGCTCTAGCGCCCACTCTTGCCGGGGGGTAAGCGGCGGATCGCCGAGGTACTGCGGGGAGGTGACGAACTCCGGCAAGCTGGGAATGTGCATCCCCACCGGCCACGGCCACTGCCGGAATGCCTTTCTCAGCATCTGCCGGCCAGCCGGCAGCGATGCCTCGCGGATGACGCTTGAGAGCGCGCCGCGCCGGATCGCCTCTTCTTTCATCTGCCGGCGCAGGTCTTCGAGCTGCGCTTCCGAGACGGGCATTCCTCACTCCGGGAGATTGGTTCCGGTAGCGTGTTCACTACCGGAACCGGCTTCTCCTACCTGCCAGCCGGCTGGCCGGCCTGCTGCATCGCCCAGACGAAGAGGGCAAGCCCCCACGCCCAGACTACGAAGCAGCCCAGCACGACGTAGAACGCCTTCACGACGCTCCCACCGGCCCGTTGCGGTATCCCGCGCTGATGTCAGAGAGCATCGCCCTGATCGTCTCGGTGTCGTCCGCGAACCGCTGGCGCTGTCTTTCGGCTTCGGCTTCCAGCTCTCCGATGCGCGCCTTCAGCCGGTCGTTCTCCGCCGCTATCTCTTTGGACGCCTCGTTGACCGCCTCAAGCGCGCCCCAGAGACGCACGCGCGGGTCCATCCCACCGATGAGCAGCAGCTCTCCGTGGCCGTTCCCTTCGTCCAACACGACGACGGACGTGTTGGCTTCCTCATCGTCGTGCCACTCCTCGGCTCGCTCTTCCTCCGGCTCTGTCTCATCCCAACCTGTGTTGGCAGGCGCGAAGACATCGCTCACGTCTACCGCTGCCAGTTCTTCCTCGGTCGGCGGCTCGAACTGGCGCTCGCTGTCAACGGTTCTCTCGATAGTAGCGGCTTGCTCGTGGATGTCGGTTCTCTCATCGTGGTCGGCTCGCTCGTCGGGGTCGGTTCTCTCCGGTCGGACGGCTCGCTCTTGCGGCTCGGTTCTCTCCACTGCACCGGCTCGCTCATCTGATACGGTTCCCTCGTCTACGACGGCTCCCAGAGCCTGCTGTGCCAGTTGGGTGGACAGGTCAGGGAGCGGGGCAAGCCCACACATCACCAGCGGATCGACGTTGAGTGCCGCCGACACCTGCTTCAACCGCTTCTGGCCGCAGCCGGTGTAGCGGCCATTCTCCCAACAGTCGAGGCTGGCTTTGTTGATGCCGCTGATGTCGGCCAACCCCCAACGGGTCAGGCCGGCTCGCTCTCGCAGCTCGCGGAGCACGTCGCCGTCAACGTGCTCCAGGTCCTTCGGGGGTCCACGGTGGGCTGCCGGCTTGCTGGCCGGCTCGGGCAACACGGCGGCTGCGCCGTTCGGCTGGGGAGGCGCGGCATCCACCTCCTGAAGATACTCCACGTTGGTCTTCAGCACGCTCGCCAGCTTCGCCCACCGGTCGGGCATCGGGGTATACAGCCCCTTCTCCCAACAGCGGATGACTTCCGGCGAGACGCTCATCCGGCTCGCCACCTCACGCCGCTCCATCCCGGCATCCTTCCTCGCCTGGATGATCCGGTCAGGGTTCAGCGGCGGCACAGGCGAAGGGTCTTCCGTCGCACCCGTGCAGTAGTCCACGGACACGTCCAGGAGCTTGGCGACCTTCACCAGCATCCCGGTACGCATACTCCGCTCGTGCGTCTCCCATCGCTCAACCTGGGTCGCCATCCCGCTACTGTGGCCCAGCCTGCCGGCAAGCTGGGCGCGGGACCATCCCTTCTTCTGCCGGGCGTTGGTCATCCGCTCCGGCAGCGTTCGCAGTGTCGTCAGCAGCTCGGCGCGCGTGCCCGCCTGGGAAGGCGTGGGCGCGGGCCGGCCTGCGGCCTGGCCTGCGGCCTGGGTCATCGGGAAAGTCTCCTTTCTGTTCCCGAGTGGCGGGGCGCTAGTGCCCCTGGCACAATTATAACGTCAACGAGCCTGCGTTACAACGCTATCATTGTGCCTTTTGGCTCTCTGCCGCTCAACAGACGGCAGAAGAACACCGGACTTCCGGCAGCGCCGGAAGTAAGCCTCACGGCACGGATGCGAGCAGTACAGCCCACGCCCAACAGTAGAGAACTGCCTGCCACACTCCAGACAGATCCGGTTCTTCAGCCTTCTCCTGGCTGCCAGCTCGCGGCCCTGCTCGGGCGTGCGGACAATGTGCGGGTTCGACTTTCTCATAACGCTATCATTGTCACTTGCGACACTGCCGGCTGTCAAGCAGCCTGCCGTCCACCACGCTTCTTCTCGAAGATCCGCGCCCACCGCTCGTCCTTCGCGCCCTCAATACAGGCTTGCCGGTCTTTGCAGTACTTCACGTTGTAGCTGGCACAGCCCACCGGCAAGCCCATCGTGTGACTGATGTCGTGCGCGTGAACGCCGATCCGACTGTCGGGCCGCTCCTCTTTGCACACGTCGCACACCCAGGTTACGTTCGCCCACCAGTCTACGTGCCCCGTCACCTCTGCCTCCGGCTTCTTCTCTCGTCTACCCTGGTAGCGCGTGTAGATGCACGGCTTCACGTAGGGCGGCAGCGCCGGCTTCGTCTTCTCCAGCTCGCCACGAAGCACCCGCCGCATCCGACTGCAAAAGGCACAGTCGCAATCCCACGCCGTTTCCCAATACCCCAGCCGCGCACATCGAAGCGTCTTGAGCGCCTCCTGGAAGTGAAACTCCAGCGTATCCGCTTCCGGCTCTCTTCTCACCAGTCATCGTCGCCTCTCCCCTTCGTCCGTTCCGTGGCGACTTCCTGAACCTTCTCATCCACGTTATCACTCGGCCTTTCGGCGTCTTCATCTTCTTCGCCGGCCTGCCGGCTTATCTCCATCGACTGCCGCTTCAGCACTTCCGCCAGAGCGATGCCTTCTTCGATCCGCAGGTCAATCTGCACGTCTGCGTCATCATCCGGCGGCATCCCCGCCGCCCAGCGTGCCCCTGCATCGATCCCCACGAAGAGCACCGTGCTCCGCTCGTTCCCGCGACCGCTCTCGATGGCTTCCTTCGTGAGCACCTGCATCGCTCTCCGCAGTATCTCCACCTCTTCGGGCGTCCTGCTCGTGTCGAGCCTCGGTACGAGGACCTCTCCGGCGTCACACCCTGCTGCGTTCGCTGCCTGGGCCATCTGGACGGCCTGCTGCGCGTGCGCGTCTTCTTTGTCCTGCGGCGGCAGATGCAGCGCCCACTCCAGGGCACAGCGCATCGCTCTCACGATTGCCACCGCTTCCCGCTTCACACCGCTGCCGTCTTCGTTCCGGTGCTCCATCTGCCGAGCCAGCATCGACCCCAGACCCTCATACGCCTGGATTATCTCGACCTCATCCCTCATCCCCGTCGTTCTCCTTTCCTTCGTCGTCCGTCTCCACTACGGCCTGCGCTTCGATGACCTCGGGTGGGCCATTCCTCGCGGCAAGCCGCTTCTCTTCCAGCTCGACTTCCCCGAGGAACTGCTTCAGGAAGCCGTCAATCGCCCTGTCCAGCAGCTCTTCCCCGATCACCTCTGCCGGCGCGGTGTCCGGGTTCAGCGTACCGATGCTTGGTCCCGCCGCCAGCCCTGCCACGGCTCCCGTCTGTACCAGCACCGTCTGCTGCATCGGCATCGCTGCCGGCTGGCCGGCTCCGACCTTCGGCGGGACCACCGGCCAGCCTACCAGCGGTGCGATGATCGTGGTGAACTCCTTCAACATCGCTATCCCACGCTCAAGATCCGAGAGCGTCAGCTTCGCGTTCTCGTCTCCCCACTCCCGCCGGAACAATCCGAAGAGCCTCTCCTGCACGTCGCGGGCCATCACCACGCTGTCCGCGACCAGCAGCTCCCGCTCCACCGCAGCTTTTCTGCCCCGCTCTTCCGTCTCCTTCACGTCGGCATCGACGGCCTTCTGCTGCATCCAGGCATCGTAAGCCGCCGCTCTCGCCGACCAGTCGTTGTGGCTCTGCCACTCGTAGAGCGAGCTTTTCGCGTTCTTGCTCCACTTTTCCGCCACTTTTGCTATGCTTCGCCTCGGTCCTAACTCCAGGTAACGCCGGAAGGCTTCGTAGGCTCTCTGGCTCTCGTGGCTTTGTTTCTCCCACGCCGCTGGGATGTCGGATGCTTCGCTCATAGGGTTCGGTTCCCTCGTACTTCCCGGCTTCGCTCGTCCGCTACGGTTCTCTAGCCCGCTATCGGCTCACTGCTCTGGCCCGGTTCTCTCGCGCTTCACGGCTCGCTCTTATTCTTCGGTTCTCGCAGCAACTTCGGCTCGCTCCCACGTTTCGGTTCTCTCGCGGAAGGTGGCTCGCTCCCGCTGCCCGGTTCTCTCTTCAGCGCCGGCTTCCTATCGCCTGTTAAGTAAGCCCGATACCAGCACCCGCGCTGTCCACTCCTCTCCCATCACGAAGGAAAGCGCCTTCTCGAAGAGCGCGAGGTGCTGGCCTTCATCCACGATGGCAAAGAGGTGCGCGCTCTCCTCGTCAGGAAAGCGCAGGTAGAGACGCTTGTCCTTTACCCGCTCGGGTTTCACGTCGTACTTCGTCAGGATGTTGACCGCCGCCTGCCCACCCAGCCGCCGCAGCACTTCCAGCACGCGCCGGCCACTCGCCTGGATGCGCTGGATGTCTTCCGCGTCCCCCACCGGCTGATCCTCAACCGGCGTGAGAGTGATGCCGACCAGCCGGCTCATCTGCCGCGCTACCCGCCGGCTCCGGCCTACCTGCCGTCTGTCTACTCGTATCAGTGCCGTGTTCTCCTTTCAGCCGCGCCACTTCTTCCCGCAGTGCGGCAATCTCGTCCCCGATGGCTGCCACCTTCACTGCCTCTTTGTGCGACCTTCGGAGCGGTCCCAGGATACGGCGCAGCGCGCCCGTGAACTGCTCCGAAGTCCAGGGCTTGCCCGCTTTGGCGTGCCGCTCCGCCATCGTAATCATCGGCCAGAGCATCGCGTCGGTCCACTCCAGGGCTTCCTGGAGCCGCTGCCGCTCGGCTTCGCTGGCTTCCAGGCCCGCTCGAAGCCCGCTGATCGTAAGCCGCGAGGCGTCGATCACCCGCGTCACCGGCGCAGTTCCCCCACCACGAGGTACGAGTGGTTCTTCCTCGCCGTCTTCTGGAAGTCGTAGCGCATCGCCGGAACCGTCTCTTGCACCAGCACCAGGATGTCCACAATCCTGAAGCCGAAGAGTTCCAGGAGCTGGATCACCTCGCAGTGGGTCAACCGCTGCCGGTTGCTCTCTATCTCGTCCTGACACTTGACCAGTACCTTTCCGCCAATCACCAGGATGCGCGCCGCCGAAAGTAACCCCGCCCCGTAGAGGCGAATGATACTTTCGTGGCTCTCGTTCTCGTTCAGGTAGCATTTATTGATCGACTGCTTGACCGTCTGCCCGCCGTGCATATAAGGCGGATCGAAGAGCACGGCATCGAAGTAGCGGCTCTCGCAGCAGTCCAGCCAGCGAAAATCCGCTTCTACTACATCGTAATCGTCTGCTTTAACAGGATGAAGGTCGAACTTCTCCAGCAGGTAGTCCCGCTCGTCCAGCTCCTTCCACCACACCCCGCGACCGTAGGTGATGTCCGCGACCTTCGTACCCTTTGCGACATACAGCTCGAAGGCGTCCGCAATCAGTCTCGCGTTCCCACCCACCCTCGCGGTAAGTACCGGGCCGGCCTGCCTGCCATTCCTTCCGGCTGGCAGGTCAGGCTGGACCGGCTCTGCTTCCTCTCCCCGGTTCTCTACACCCCTAACGGCTTGCTCTGCCACAGCGGTTCTCTCGTCGCCAACGGCTCGCTGCCGGCACACGGTTCTCTCTGATGGTTCGGCTCGCTCACGGACATCGGTTCTCTCGATCTACGCGGCTTGGTCACCCCGTCGCCGGTGCTCCCTCGCTTCCCGCAGGCCGGGGAAGAAGTGCTCGTTCGGCGGCGGGATGTAGTCGATGTGCCCCAGGATCCCGATCACGTAAGGAGCTGGCGTCGGCGTCTTGAACCTCTCCCAGAACATCACCTCATGAAGATGCGAGAGGAAGAGCTTCACCGCGTACCGGCGTGCCCGAAGATCGATCCGGCCATCCGGCAGCCGGCCCTCTTCGTAAACGCGCTTCGTCGCCGTGTCCCGGCTCCAGTCCTTCTCGGCCAGCGTGCGCTGGGCAGTCTCGGCAAAGCGGCCTGCCGCGTTCCTCTCCATCTCCAGCTCCTTCCGCTGCTCGTAGACTTTCCCGTAGAAGCAGTCGGGCCAGTTGTGGAACTTCACGAAGCAGTCGCCTGCCTTCCAGCAGAGGGTCTTGAAGCCGTCGTGGTAAGGCCGGCGGGCAAGAGCTGCCGCCACGTTCTCCCTGGAGAGCTTCCGCTGCTTCCCGTCCTTATCCGTCTCGGCAAAGCGCAGCACGGTCGCCGGGTTCAGGCCGGCGTGCGGGCACGCCCGGCGTACCACCTCTTTCCAGTAGGCATCGCCGTCTTGCCCCCGCTTCTTTCCGTGCCCCTCGCGCTCCATCTCGCCGATCACGCGCGCCAGCACCACCGCGCCGTCCTTCTTGCCCAGCCAACGCTGGGTCGGGTCCAGGCCGGCGTGCCGCCAGATGTCGCCCACCGTGCTCGCTCGCTCGATGTCGATGTAGGCCATCAGCCCCGCGCTGATCACCGGTCCCACTCCTCGTTGGCTCTTCAGCCACCGGCCCACCGGCTGCCCATCCGTCCAGATGTCGAGCATCGTCTTCACCTGATGCTCCTGGCGCATATCCTGGCCGGCCAGCCACTTGATGAGCGTGCAGGGTTCGCCCGATGCCTCCAGCGCACGTACCTGGTTGCAGGCTGTCGCGCGCAGGTGCTGCATCGCGTAGTAATAGTCCACGAGGTAGCGCACCTCGCGGGGCTGAAGCGCGATACCCGCTTCCTTCAGGTCCCTCTTCAGCTTGTCGAGGGGAAGCAGCATAGCCACCCACTCGGGATCGAGGCTTGCCCGCACCGCCGGGTCATCCAGATCCGGCGGCTCCTCAAACGGTCTTCGCTCGTCACTCACGGTCTATTCTCCTTTCATCACAGTCCGAACAATCTCGGCGCTCCAGTCATTCAGTTCTCTATTACACCACGGCTCGCTACTCGTGGACGGTTCTCTCGTCGCCTGCGGCTCGCTCGAAGGCATCGGTTCTCTCGTAATCGTCGGCTCCGCTCCGATTAAGCGGTTCTCTCCATCCGGGCGGCTCGCTCGTAGCGTCTCGGTTCACTCCACAACAACGGCTTTCGCGGCTTCCAGGTAGTCTTCGACAATCTCGAAGCCCACGAAGTCCAATCCCAGGCTGACGGCAGCAGCTCCGGCGTGCCCGATGCCGAGGAACGGGTCGAGTACGGTCTTCACCCGCTCCCTGCCGTGGAGCAGGATGCACTTCCTCGCCAGCTCGGTCGGGAAGGTGGCCGGGTGCGGACGCTGCCCGGCCCGGCTCTTGATCGTCTTGTAGGGTACGAACCAGACGTTCCCACGGCAGCGCCGGTCCACCCCACCGGGCTTTGCCCAGCGGGTCACGTTGCTCTTGTCCTGGTAGGGCACGCCCACGGCCAGCCGGTCCAGCGGCACGTCCCCCCGCTTCGTGAAGTGGAAGACGTACTCGTGGCAGTCGGAGAGGAAGCGCGGGCTGCTGATCGGCTTCAGGTGACCTATGGCTATATCACCTGTGATCCCAGGATAATCGCCCACGTCCTTCTTCTCGATGGCGATGCTCTTCACCCAATGGATGACATTCTGGAGTTCCAGGTGCTTCCCCACCACCATCGACACCAGGAACGGGACCCACGGATCGGTCGGCTTGCTTCCCAGCACCAGAAAGAGCGAACCATTCGGCGCAAGCACCTCATTCGTTGCCCTCGCCCACCGGTCCATCCACTCCAGGTACTCGCCTCGCGGCCCACGGTCATCGTAGCCGCTGTACTCCACGCCGATGTTATAGGGCGGCGAGGTCACCACCACGTCCACGCTGCCGGGGTCCAGCCGGCGGCGCATCCCTTCCACGCAATCCTCGTGGAAGAGACGCACCCACGACCGGCCTACCCGCGCTTCATACGCGGGCCGCTCTAGGGTCACGGTTCTCTGCTGTATCACGGCTAGCTCGGTTGACACGGTTCTCTCTGATAACACGGCTCGCTTCTCTGTCTCGGTTCACTCGCTATGGCCGGCTTCGCTCGCGCGTGACGGTTCGCTTCGCTGACGTGGCTCGCTCCCACTTAACGGTTCCCTCTGGAACAACGGCTCGCTCGTACCGAACGGTTCTCTCGTGGTTTGCGGCTCGCTCATGTACGGCGGTTCTCTATCTGATTGCGGCTCCGCTCCTACTGCACGGTTCTCTCTCTCTCTCGCCCTCCGGCTCCGGCAAGCCCAACCTGCGCCGGATCACCTGCTTCTCAATCTCCATCCTGGCTTGGCAGGGTGGACACTGCCGGCAGTCTTCCGGTATCCACAGGTCGGGCCGCTCGATGAACTGGACCTTATGGCCGGGATTGCGACACGCCTTCGCGCTCTCCAGTGTCTCGGGAATGCCGCGCGACTTCAGGACCTCCACCGGCCCGCCGGCCAGCCCGCCGGGAAGGTTCTGCCAGCCAGCCGGCAAGCCGGCTTTCTCTGCCTCGGTCAAAGCCCTATGTAAGCAGAGGGTGATGTTCATTCGGAACAACCGCTCGCGCTCCAGGTCACCGACACCTGCGAGTGTTCGGGCCAGATGACGCTCGCCGCTCTCCATTGCCTCCGGGGTCCAGTCGCCCGTGGCAATCAGCTCCCCGTTCCCGTCCCGACGTGATATGCTTGCTAACCATACGGGGGACCCCCCGAAGGCGTCACTTCATATATTCACGCTGATGACGGTCCAGACGCCGGGGGCAACCTCCTTCGCCATCGGTCGGCACACCTCGGCGGCTCCCTCGCCCCAGATGTGCCGGTACGCATACTCCTGCTGCCCTGTCATCCCTCTCGCTCCTTTCTCTCCCTGGCCTTTTGGCCCAGCTCCGTCCCGATCTTGATGCAGTCTTCGGTACTCGGGCGTCCCACCTCGGCGATGGGTCCGAAGAACGGGTGCGCGCACCGGAACAGCCGCTCCACCCGCTCCCGCGTCTCGTCGCTGTAGTATCCGGCCTGATAACCCAGGTTGTGGCGCACCACGTCTTCGGCCTTCTTCCGCGTGAAGGCCGGCTCCTCGGCCAGCACCTCGGCCACCAGCACCTCGAAGACGCGATCCGCCTCTTCTTGCGTCTCGGCGCGCATCGCCGGCCCGTAGCGGTCATCGTCGGTCATCATCGCCGCGCCCCTCTTCTTCCTCGCGCTCCATCAGCTCCCGCTCGCAGTCCCTGCACATCAGGAAGCCGGTGCGCGTCCATACCTCGTCCTTCGGGTTGGGGATCGGCTGGCCGCAGCTCTCGCAGTTGTGGGGGACGGCCTTCACTTATGAAACCTCTCCGAGTAGGTCATCCCCGTCGCCTTCGCAATCTTGTTTGTCAGTTTGATGGCCGCTATTGCTCGCTTCGCATCCTCGGGCATCTCGGCCAGCTCCTCGGGCGTGGCCGGCCTGCGCCGCATCTCCTCGTCAAAGAAAGTCACGTCGCCACACTCGACACAAACCGAGGCATCCCCCGGCTGGGGACCCCGCTCTCCCGTGGCGTTGCTCGCCAGATCGAAGTGGTGGCCGCAAACAACGCAGACGCCGTGCGGCACGACGTACTCGCCCTCTTTCAACGGCCTGGGGTGGCTCACAATCGCATCTCCTCACTACTCGGCTGCTCCCACTCCTCAATCATCCGGTCAATGGCAATCAAGAGGTCCGAGTTACAGGCGGCTCTCGCTCGCTGCCGACACACCTCGGGGTCGGTGTCGAAGAGCTTGAAAGTCGTCTTCCATTGAGGAGACAACCATTCCCGCCGCCGCTTCTCGGTCACGTTGCAGGCATCCAGTATCACTTTCTCGTGACCGCTTCCAAAGAGCGCCCTGACCATCACCTGGGCAACATACCAGACCATCGGCTCCGCTGGCGGATAGAACTCGCGCCCGTGAAGAGCAAGCCGGATCTGGTCGGGACAGACTACCGGACACCCCTGCTGGGATGCCCAGGTGCTTTTCCCGCTCCGAGGCAGACCGACCGTGAGCACCAGCACCTTCACTGCTTCACCCCATCGGCCACCCGAACGGCCACGATCTGCCCGTTGCAGGTCCCGCAGAGGATCCGCAGGACGCCGTTCTGGTAGGTAGCCACCACCTGACTGCTCATGTGGCAGCGCCCGTGAAGATACATCGGCCCGTCGTGGCCGGTGTGGTCGCAGCCGGGAATGGCGCATCCGGCAGCGAGCGCCGCGTCCAGCTCCTGGCGCGTGCTGATCTTACTCACCATCCGGCCCGCTTTCTTGCTTCTCGAACGTAGCCGGCTGTGTGCCGAGAGCCAGCGTCTTCTGGGCTGCTTTCAAAGCCCCAAGCGCATCCGCAGGGCAGCCGTGCGAGAGCACTGCAATCAGGTCCGAAAGCGCGCCCTCGGCACGCATCATCCGCTCACGCACCCTCGCCAGCATCGTGAAGGTGTCGCCCGTGACGGCTCCGCCGCGCGCTCGAACAGCCTGCGCCCTGATGTTGTCGGAGAGCGCATCCGCCTGATCGGGATCCATCGCAAGCCACGCCACCGGATGCCCGAAGTCAATGATCACCTTCTTGCACGCCAGGCCAGCTCCCACCGCGAGGCGTATCTCACCCTCGTCATCCTTCGTGTACTGCCCCTGCGGAAACTGCCCTGTCTCCCCCAGGTTTCGCTCATCACTCACGGTCTGTTCTCCTTTCTGCCTGCCTTCACAGGCCGGTAACCCACCATTGATCGTAGTAAACCTCGGCTCTCCGCCGTACTGCCTCTTCACTCTCCCACCGGTCGGCGTAGACAAAGCCGCGCACCGGCTCCGACTTCCTCGCCTTACCGTTCGAGCGCACCCGTCCTTCGCTAAAGCGCGGCCAGTGCTCGAACGGCTGGTCGAACTCCGGGTCGTCAGGATGCTCGGCCTGCGCCGCGCTCCCGCTCACGGCCTGCGCGGTAGCCGAAACCCCGCTGCCCTCGTAGTCCCACTGCTCGACTTCCCGCAGCTCACAGTCAGAGCAGTGGTCCGCGTACCGGCTCACCACCGCGCCGCACGAGAGGCAGCCCCGCTCTCCCGTCCCCACGCTCCGCAGCTTCTCGAACCGAACCCGGTGGCCGTTCTCGTTCCGAAGCGATTGTCGGTGCTCCGCCTCAATCTCCAGCAAGTCAATATTCTGGCTTGCCGAAGGTGCGATCACCGTGATCGAGCCTGCCGGCCAGCGGCCCATCTCACTCTTTCCCGAACTCCAGGGCATCCATATTGACCCTTACCCGCTGGATCGCGTCCGCAAAGGCCACACCATCATCGTAGAAGCCCTGGAAGAGCGCGATCACCCGCCGCATCGCTTTGAGCTGCCGCGCCTTATCCTCGGCTTTGAGCAGCTCTTCAATGTCTTTCGGATCCAGACGCACCGTCACCCACTTTCTCCTCTCTGCCTCAATCGCGTTGCGCTACCGCCAGTAGTGATACTCGGTTCGGCAGCCGTCCGAGCAATAGACCTGCCGCTTCCCGCCTATCCTGGGAATGAATGGCCCACCGCAATAGCGACACGCCCGCGTTTCACTCACTCCGGTTGATGCTCCGCTCGCTCTCAAAGCCCTGCGGGTAACGCTTTGCCAGCTTGCCGGAGTTCGCCTGGGCCACTTCTTCCAGGGTGAAGGCCAGCTTATGGGCCAGCCACGCCGTATAGAAGAGCAGGTCGCCCAGCTCCAGCTTCAGCTCCTGGCGCTTCTCCTCGGTCAGCTCGTGGTCGTGGAAGATCCAGTGCTTCAGCGGCTCGGCAATCTCTCCGACCTCACTTGCCAGCCCGAAGACGCAGTTACTCACCTCGGTCTTCAGGTCGGACATTCGCGCCGTCTTCAGCACCCCATTCTGGAACTCATCGAACGTCACTGCCTAATCTCCTTTCTGACTGCCGGCTGGCCGGCTATCTTCGTCCACTCGGCCATCCGCTCCGCGCACTGCCGCGCATCGTCATCCTCGATGGCCGTGTAGAACGCCTTCGCCCGGTCACCCCACTCGACACCCCAGCCGAGGGTCACCACGGCTGGCACGTCGGAGCAGCAAGAGAAGATGTTCGCCGCTTCGATCACCGCTTCGGCCTTCACCTGCCCACGCTCCAGCATCCCGCCCAGAAAGATGCCCACGGAGAGCAGGTACGGGGCCAGCGGGGGGATGTCGTTCCAGGGCGGCGGCGGGCCGTTCGCCCGCAGCCTGTCGAACAGCTCATCCGCCGTTTGTGCCGGAACGCGCCTCTTCGTCAACACCGTCATCGTTCTCCTTTCGTGTCTCAATCGTGTGGTTCACGGTCGCCGTGTCACCCTCTTTCAACGACCGCTCTTCGCCCTGGAACATCAGGTGGATGGGAAAGCAAGGGATCAGGCAGATCCAGAGGTCCAGCTCGCGGTGACCCACCATCCGCTGGTCCATCGCATCTTCGTAATTCAGCCGAACGATGTCGCGCCAGTAGACGCCCATCCAGGCGTCGTGCGGCTCGAACTCCACCTGACAAAGAGCCAGTTTCATAGTCGCTCCATCTTGAAGCCGGCCTGCCGGCGCATCCAGACAATGAGCGCCGAAAAGGGCTTGCCCACGAAGCAGCGGACGATGGGTGCGGCTTCGATCACCATTCCGGCTCTCACCTTTACCCTCACCGTCATCTTCTCCGTGGACATCCACCACTCTGTTTCATCAGGCTGGGGCGTCACCTTCCAACCCCAGCCCGTCGAGCGCCGCTTTCGCCTCTTCCGGGTCCAGCTCCGGCTTGTACGTCCCGAGCTGCTGCGCCGCCAGCTCCCCCACCCGCGCCAGCTTGCCCTGGAAGTTGCCGCTCTTCCCTCTTGACGTTCTCACCACCCGATGGGCCGTGCGCTTCACCATCCGCAGCCGCCGGCCCTCATCAATCAGGCACTGCGCCTGAAGGTAACGGACGAGGTTCTGGAACCCACCCTCTCCCGTCACCGGACTGCCCAGCAGCTCCCGCTCCGCTTCGTCCAGCTCAATCTCCACCCAGATGTTGCCGACCCTCGGTCCTATCGGCTCGGGGAAGTGGTAGAAGAACCGGTGGCCGTGCGGATCGATGCAGATGTGCCAGTCCCGGCTCGCCTGCTCTTCCTCTGCCGGCTGGCCGGCTGTTGCGTCAGCCTCGGTCGGCTGCGGCGCTATCTCCCTGCCTGAAGCCGCTGCGCTCGCTTCGTCTGCCGCCGCTATCTCGGCATCAAAGTTCTCGTCAATGGCTGCCATCGCATCGAGAGCATCCATCGGTTCGAGGTCTTCGTGGCCGTTCATCGCTGCCTTTGCCAGCCTCTCCAGGTGGTCGCGCAGGCGCGTGTAGGGCTTGCCCAGGACGCGCTCACAGTGCTCCAGCCCCAGCTCCCTGCCGTACTCCATCGCCTGCCGGATACACTCCAGGTCGCACCAGACGTTCTCGGGATGCACCGGCAAGCCCCGCTTCTTCGAGAAGCGGCCTTCCAGGTCTTCCCGCGTTGGGTGACCGGCCAGCAGGGTGTAGCTCACTTCCCCCAGGCGACGAACGTGATGCCTGCGCCCCTCCATCCACTGCGCCGGCATCCCGTTCATCGCCGCGTTCCTGAACCAGCGGATGAGCGCGTTCTGGCTGTCGCTGAACACGCGCCCGCTCCACCCGTCAGGAAGTCCCCAGAGCGCCCGAGCAATCGCATAGAACTCCACCACGTTGTTGGAGACGGCAGGCAAGCCAATGGCTTCGGGCGTGAGGATGCCGCTCCGCTCGTGGAAGCGTCTCCCCTCGGCATCCAGGTAGCAGAACGCCCAGGTCCCGCCGAGGGGAGACGGGTTCACGCCCATCACCCCACCGTCTGCTACCACAGCCACAGGGATCTGCGCTTCGAGCTTCATCCGCTCGGCCATCGCCGCATCTTCGACTTCGGTTCCGATGCTCACTCTTCGGACAGCTCCTTCCGCACCAACCGCCGCTCCCGCTTCGGAGCGTCTACCACCGTGTCCAGCTCCAGCCGCGCGCCCCGCTGCCGCTCCTGCCAAACCGAAGGCTTCGGCGGCGGGATCGGGTCGTTCGCCTTTGCGAAGGCGTAGGGTTCGAGCACCGCCTGGGCCGGCAGCCCGCACGCCTCGGCAAGATAGGCAATCGCGTCGTGGGTCCGCATCCCATCGAGCGCATCCGTGGGTGGGGTCCGCACCACGTTGTTACCCGCGTACCCCACCCCCACCGTCGAGATGTCGGCGAGGCGCTGCGGCCTGGGCGCGCTCGGATCGGGCGCGTACCAGATGATACCGCGCCGCACGTCCACGAGCTTCACAGGCCGGTCGGTTATCTCCACCCCGTTCAAGAAGACCTTCACCTGATCGTGCCCCTGGAGCAGATAGGGCGCGGTGATCCGCTGCGCGTTGGCGAAGAGGTCGCAGGGATCCGGCAAGCCCGTCTCCCGGACCACCTCCACCCGGTCGGTGCTCTGGAGCGCCATCGTCGTCTGCCCGATGGTCAGGAATGCGCCAATCAAACTCGTGTCGTCGGGGTCCATTACTGCTGCCCCCCTCGCGTAGTTGTTGGTCAGGTTGCTCGGCACGGTGTCCGAGACGCCAGGGAAGAAGTGCTGCCACGTCAACCGCTGCCGCCGGAGCGCCACCGTCTTATTGATGCGCGAGAGCAGCGCCTGCCGCCGGTCGCTCGACTTCAACGCGCCGAGGTAGCCCTGGAACTGGCGGAGCTGCCCCATCGTCCACCAGAAGCAGTTCTCGGTCGCCTCTTCAGGAGACAGCCCCCACCAGTCGTTGGTGAGCATGTGCCGCGCTTCGTCCACCACCTGCTGGGCAGCCCGGTACTCCAGCCGCGCCAGCTCAAGCGCCTTCTGGTGGCCCGTCTCCTTCCCGAAGACCGCTCGCCGCATCTCCTCGTCGCTCGGGAGAGCCGGCAGCTTCCGCTCCGGCCAGAGCCGCTCGGCCATCCGGCGCTGCGCCTCGGTGTTGCCGGGGTTCACCGGCTTATCCCAGGCGAACGGCTGCCCACCGTGGCGCATATCACCATCGCTCGCGGTCACGGTAAGATAGCCGTCGCCCTCGGTCCAGGTCGAGGCATTCTGGATGCCCTCAGCCAGCATCCGGTACGGACGGTGGCTGCTCCGCTGCACAATCTCGGAGAGCCGCTCCCTGGAGCGCACCTTCTGCATCAACGTCTTGATGGTGGTCGAGACTTGCTTCTCCTGGTTCTTGACCAGCTCCGTCTCTTTCTTCTGGCGCTCCCAGGCGATGGCGCGCTCACGCTTCTCGGCGCTGCTCATCGTGCCGCCCCTGACGTTGGTAACCGCATTCTGAAGTTGTGCTTCCCTGCTCCGCATCTCGGTTACCGCTACGTGCCACTTCGCCGTACCCGCAATCACCTCGTAGCCGGGGACCTGATCCAGCCCGCAGTCATTCGGAGCAAGCGCGTAGCCATCCCAACCAAAACTGACCTTCGAGGCTCCTTCCGGCTTGTGCCCATCGGGGCAGGTGATAATCTTGCCGGCCTGCTCGACATTCTTCAGCACGTACTGCTCGGTGGCCGCGAGCTGGGCAACGTCGGCGGGGGTTTCATTCCCCTGCGCCACCCGGTCCAGCAGCCGGTTCTCACTCGTGCCCACAGCCGCCGGGTTCGGGTAAGTCCCGGAGAGGTCGCCGCCGGCTCCACCCGTCAGCGTAACCATCCCGCCGCTGCCTCCCTGTCCCGCCAGTGTCTGCTTCAACGTCTCGGCCAGCCGCTTCTCAATACTCGCAAAGTCGATGCTCCCGAACACGCTCGGGGCTTTGAACGCCACCTTCTTCGGCTCACTCTTCTTCTGCTCGTCCTTCAATTGCCGCAGTTGCTCTTCCAGCTCGTTCAGCTCCGCCTGCTCTTCGGCAAGCCCGATGAGCTGCATATCAATATCGACACTGCCTTCCGCCGTCCCCGCCGCTTCCTGGGCGAGCTGGGCGTCCGCACGGTCCAGGCACGCCTGGAGCAGCGGGTTCATCACCAGCGGCTTCAACTTCTTCTTGCTCTGCGCCATCAGATGAAAGGAGCCGGCTGTGGGTTATGCGTATCCAACGAACCCACAACCGGCCAAAGAAGCAGAACGAAAACCGAAGCACAGCACCACACCGACATCCTCGGGCATCCGCCGGTATGTTGCCTAACTTCCAGGCGAATTATACCACGGCCATACGCCTCCTGGCAAGCTCTACATAGTCGAAGTTCAGGTCCCCGCCGAGGTAGCTCCTTCCCATCTCTCTTGCCACGTAGGGCACGGTCCCACTTCCCATCATCGGGTCCAGCACCACGTCTCCCGGCTCGCTGAACATCTCGATGAGCCTGCCGGCCAGCCGGTCGGGAAACGTAGCTGGGTGACGCATCTTCAGCGGGTTCGCCTCGGTATTGCTCGGCGGGATCTTCCAGACCGTGCCGCTGCACTTCAGCGCGTTGACACGCTTTCTCTTGATCGGCTTCATCGTCCCCGCCGTCGTCCGCACCGTGCCGCTGAAGTAGCGGCCAGCGTGCTTGCTCGGCGTGCTCTTGTCCTTCTTGAAGACCCTCGGCGGGCCGCTGTCATTGTTCACGAAGACCAGCACGTACTCGTGGTCGGGCCTGGGGCAGTCCCGATACCAGGGTCCATCCCGTCCATCACGCTGGTATATCAGCGTGGTGAACAGCCGCCAGCCCTTTGCCAGCCAGCCGGCAGCCAGCCGGAAGCTGTCGCCGGTCTGCGCGTGGTCGATGCGCTGGTCCTGGATGACGACGCAGGCGATACCGCTGTCCACCGTGGCGAAGCGGAGCAGCCCGCCAAGTTCCACCAGCTCCTCCAGGCTGGCATTACAGCCGTCACGGATCGTGCCGTAGTTCGGGGAGAAGACCGTGAGGTGGACCGACCGCTCGGGCAGCCGGCCCACCAGCTCACGGCAGTCTTCGCAGGACAGCTCGCCGGTGAGAGTTACCACCGGTCCCACCATCAGGCGACCTTCTTCGCGCTCGCTCCAAGCGCCTCACTGTCCCACACGTAGGAACGGTTGCCGAACGGCGTGCCCAGGATCTGGATCGGGTCCTTCAACGTGCGGCCCTGAAGCCCGCGCTGAAGCAGTACCGGGGTTTCCCCCAGCGGCCCGCCGGCACGCCGGTACTCGCGGTAGTAGCGGTTGAACAGGCCGGCCAGCCGGTAGGCATCCTCAATGTTATCGGACGCCGTGATGCGCCGGAGCTTTCTCCCGTCGAGGATCAGCTTCGATGCCTTCCGGCGCACGTCATCCTGGCGCAGCGACATCTCGTCGGAACGCAGCACCTCGCCCCAGAAGGCGTGCGCCGCTTCCTGGCTTCCCTTCCCCGCCAGGGTCGCCAGCATCACTGCGAGGCTGGGTGGCCGCAGCACCGCTTCACGGTAGCTGGCAGGGCCGGCATCCACGATCTTGTTCGCGGCCTGGATCGGCTCCTTCCAACGCTCCAGCCAGCGGATGCGCGTGTCGTGGTCGAAGTCGGCCAGCTTCGAGCCGGCTTTGAACTCCTTCGAGGTGTAGCGAAAGCCGCTGATGAGAAGCGCCGCCGCGCCGATGGCCCGCATCTCCTCGCGGTGGGGCACGCCCAGGTGCTGGTCCATCGCATAAAGCCGCAGGGTGTCCCCGAAGGTCGCCTCGCGGCCACGGTTGCTCATCGCGTAGACCCAGCGAGCCTGCTCCATCGTGGAGAACTCGCTGTACATCACGTCGAAGTGGTATGCGAAGCGTCCCGACACCAGCATCGCCATTCGATGCTGCCCGCCGGAAAGCCACGGCTCCGGGTCCCCGACCACCGTGTAGAGGTCGATCACACTCTCGCGGAACAGACCCTTCCGCGCTTCCCCGATGTACCGCTGCACCATCGCATCGTTGATCATCCGGTTGCCGGGGATGCGCCGCTCCAGCAGCTTCTGGGCGCGGCGCGGTGTGAACAGCTCATCTCGCTCCAGCCACTTCCTGACCGGCTGGAAGCTGGGGCGCAACACTTCCGCCTCCTCGTCGGGAGCGACCGTCATCTCCAGGTAGCGGTTATCCCGCTCGTATCGGGCCGGCGCTGTCAACGCCTCCGGCATCACCATACCGGCTGGCCCGTTCTCGTTCGCCATCCGTCTTGTTCTCCTTTCAGCCCGTGAATAAGCGGGAAAATCCGCGCTAACAGGACTGTCACCACCAGTATAGCCCCCGAACAAACGTTTGTCCAGTTAAGAGCGCAAAACGGCCCTTAACCGCATCCTACGCGGCTCTCTTCTTCGGCTTACTCACCATCCCGCTGATCATCCCGATGTCGCCGAACACCACCGCGAACTGCCGCAGGATGTCGGGATCATCCGATAGGCAGAAGACCGCCGAGGGGAACGGCGCGACCTCTTCCGCGTTCGAGAAGCGCAGCCGGCCCCGCACGTAGCACCTGGGGTAGTCATCGAAGCGCGCAAACCACTGCGTATCCGTCCGCGCGCTCACCAGCACAATCGCCGCCCCTGTGTTCCCACACTCATACTCGCTCACGACCTTCTCTGCCCACTTGCTTACTACACGACCATACGGTGGATTGAGGAAGACCGTCTTTGCTACCCACGGCTGCTTCAGCGCGTCCGTCTCCGGCGTCAGCCCGTCGAAGTGCCGGCTTGCCGGCACATTCCGCTCCGGGTGCTCGGGCGTCAGCCGGTCAGCAGCGGGATCCAGCTCGATGTGCCCCAGCACCTGGATGACCTTCTCCAGAAAGTCCTTCGGCGTCATCCAGTGCTCGCTGTCGCTGGAATGATGAACCTTCATCCGCTCCCAGGCCACGCGAGCATTATGCACGCGCTCTTCCGCTTCACAGGTGAGAGGGTCCAGCTCGCCCTTCTCCACGCTCTCCAGAAGCAGGCCCAGAGCCTGCTTCACATTCAGCCTGTCTTTCTTCTTCGTCGCCACGGTCGGTTGTTCTCCTTTCAGTTCTGCCAGTTGTCCCGCCAGCCGGCGTTCTTCGGGTCGTTCTCCCATTCCTGCCCGGCCCACGTCTCCCCGATCTGCACCTCGGCGTCCACCGGGACCGGCGCAATCATCGGCGTACCCGCTTCGATGAGCAGGCCGCGCATCCAGGCTCCCACCTCTTCAGCCCGGTCGGTGGGAGCGAGCGCCACAATCTCGTCGTGGACCATCATAATCGGCGCGTAGGGTATCTCCTCGCGCCGCAGGTAGGCTTCCCCGAAGGCTGCCTTCAGAATGTCCGCTGCGCCGCCCTGGATGGGCGTATTGGCCCTTCGGGTGTTGGCGCGCATCCGATCGTACTCGGTGTTCTCATCGATCCAGCGGCGGCGACCGTTGGGCGTGCGCGTCTGCCGGCTCCCGCTCCGGCACAGGTTGATGTGCCATCGCTTGACACCGAAGTAGCCGTCGTCTTTGTCGAAGTAGCGGCTCTTATAGTCTTCGCAGGTGTTGAGGTGGAGCGCGATGCCGTACTCCGCGAGCGTGTTCCGCTGCAAGCCCTCGGCACTCATCATATAGATCAAGCCGAAGTTCACCGGCTTGGCAGCCTGCCGAAGCATCTTCCACTCGGACGGCTCGCAGTCGGCCTGGGTCTTGCCGGAGATGAGCTGCGCCGTCAACGAGTGGATGTCCAGCCCCTTCTGGTAGGCCGCGCGCATCTTCTTATCGCCTGTGATGTAAGCGCAGACACGCAGCTCGATCTGGGAGAGGTCCACCTTCACGTACCGGTAGCCAGCCGGAGCCTCGAAACAGCACCGATAGCGTGGGTCCCTCGGGATGTTCTGAAGGTTCGGGTCCCCGCAGGCCATCCGCCCGGTGCTGACGAACTGCCGCCAGTCAGCGCGGATCCGCCCGTCGATCAGCCGGCTCACCCCTTTCTTGCCCTTCCAGTAGGTGTGGCCGTAGGTCGTCTCGCGCTTGCGGTGCTCGCGCCAGTGCCGCAGCTCCCCGGCGAACGGGTGCTCGCAGAAGGCAAGCGTCACGTCTTCCGTGTCGGCCAGCGAGACGCCCAGCTCGGCGAAGAGCTGCATCAGCTCCGTCTTGCCGTCTAGATCCCACATCCAGCTCGGGCGCTTGCCGCGCGTGCCGTCCCAATCGGTGGCGAAGACGGTCCCCGCATCCTCGCCCCCCGGCTCGAACATCCCCTGCTGCTCCGGCCCGATGCGCTTCCCCTTCCCATCCACGTACTTCCGGGGCAGCATCCCGGTCAATGCCTTCTCGATCCCCAGCCGCTTTTCTTTGGCCTGGGCTTCCAGGGCGAGCCAGCGTTCCTCGTTGAACGGCACGCCGGCCTGGGCCATCACCACCAAGCCGGGGATCATCTTGTTCTCGATGACTGCCGTCGCCCAGAGGTTGTCGCGCCGGAGCTTCTCCGCCTGCTTGACGTGCAACCAGTGAAGGATCATCGCATCCTGGGCCGCGTAACGCCAGTGCTCCTCCGTCAGCTCGGGCGTGGTGGCAAACGTGAGCCGGATGGCCGGGTCCTTCTTCAGCGTGTGCCCCAGATGCGTCAACACCACGTCATCCAGCCCCAGGTCCAGCGAGCACTGATGGCCCTTCGCGTGGTTCTGGCAGAAGCGGCCCGAGTTCAACACCTGCTGCATCGCAATGCTATCCTGGACCCGGCCGGGTAGGAAGCCATAGTGCTTGTAGGCTACCCCCAGGTCGAACTCCAGGTAGTGACCGAGCAGCCGCTTCTCCCACAAGATGGGCCAGATCGGTTCGGGGTTGACTTTCCAGAGGTCGATGAGCAGCGTCTCATCGGGCGCGGACAGGGCCAGCAGCCGGGGAGCCGGCCACTGGTCCTGCGGCGTGATGAGCGCCGTCTCGAAGTCGAAGCCCAGGTTCGGAGCGCGCTCCAGGTATCCCATTGCCGTCAGCAGGTCGTCGTTATGCTCGACCCTGGTGATCCGGTGCTGGGTCTTCTGGGGCAGTGCCGTCGCCGTCATCGCCTTTCCCTCTCCACCAGCCACTTCGCCGTCACTTCCACCCAGCGTTCAAACCAGATACACCAGCAAGCCCCCCACACCAGCCCCAGGAAGTTGAACCAGTGGCAGTAAATGCCGTAGGTCGTGAAAACACCCAGCATCAACCCCCAACCCGTCCAGAAGATGAACCTCACCGTCATCGCTCCTATCCGCATCTGGCGCTCCACACGCCAGAAAGACGCCTCGTCATCGCAGCACATGCCAGATACCCTCGCTCGGCACACGCAGGGGCTTATCCGCCGGCCCTTTGATGTGGCCGTGCTGGTAGTAGACAACCGGCTCGCCGGTCTTCGTCCGCTTCGTGCGCTTGACCCAATGCCCGCGCACCGGCCAGCGGCACGTCCACTCTACTTTGCCCGGCTCGCCCCCGCCGGCCTGCCTGCCGGCTGGCGTCTCGGCACGGCGCATCTGGATCACCTGGACGCTGGGCGGATGCAATCCGCCTTTGATGGCCGTCTTTCGCCGCCCGCTCCCCAACCCGAGCCGGTCCTTCCGTTCATCCACCAGCGGCTCGCGCCGGAAGAGCTTGCAGGGTACGACCGTCTGCGCCCACGCCGGTTGGATCGGCTCGCCCACGCTGTAGTACGTGCATCCCCTGATCCGCAGGATCTTGTCGTAGCAGAGCACGTCGCGCTCATCTTCCAGTTCCAGCGCACGGCCTGCTTTGTAAGAGCGAGCGCATAGATCCGCGAACTTCGGGTTGACGGGCGAGTAGATGACTGCAAAGTGCATCAGGTAGTTGCTGTAGAGCGGATCGTCTATCGTCTCCAGGGCTGCCCGCGCCTCATCCGTCAGCTCCATCCCCCAGAGCACACACCCCAGCAGCTCACAGGACGTGTCGAGCAGGTTGCCCTCGCGGTTGTGCTCCTGCGCCTCGGGCCGCATACTGTGCGTGGAGAGAAGCGGCTGGACCCAGAACTCGGGAGCCTCGTCCCAGGCTTCCTGGGGAACCGGCTCGCCCAGGAAGCTCTCGAAGCCGGCCAGCGCATTGTGCTGCACTTCCTGGTCCCAGAGACACACCCGGCTGTTGGCTATCGCCTCGAAGATGCGCCAGTAGATGACCTCGGACATCGGGTCACCGTGATTGCGCCCGCCGAGGAGAACGGCCTTCTCAATCGTCTCCGGGTAGTTCGTAACCATCCCACGGAGAACGAGGTCCCTGATCTGCGCCGCGTACCGGGGAGAGAGCATCGGGTTCCCGATGATGCCGGCAACGTGCGTCTGCCTGACCGTGCCCACCACCCGCTCCCGCCACTTGAGCTGGTAGAGCGTCCGGTCCACGAGGTTTCGCACCCACTCCGGGTTCGCGCGACCCAGGTCTGCGCTGTTGGGGTCCAGGATCGGCATCTCCACCGCGCCCTTCGGAAACGGCTCGTGCCGGCGGGTCGAGACAGCCAGCGGCTGCCCGTGGACCTTAACTATCGTGTCACTCACGCCGTTGTTCTCCTTTCCGTTATCAGCTCCGAACTTCTCGGGATGCCGCTTCTGCCACTCAAGAACCTGATCCATCACCTTCTCACCCATCACGCGCCACTCGTCATCCGTGGAGCCGAGCGTTTTGTCGCAGGCGGAGCATAGCAGGTAGGCAATCACCGTGCCGCTTCTCGGGAAGTAGATGCCGCAGCGTCCCCACGGCCCAAAGCTCACCTTCATACACGAAGCACACGTCGCGCCGCCGGCCATCTTCTCAACAATCTCACGCCGGATCTGCGTATGCTCCACTGCCGAGAGCTTCCGCAACCGCTCGGCAGTCTCGTGCTGGCTCTCCGCCGTGACAGTCAGCGGATGTTCGAGGCTGCCGAAAACCGAAACCGCGAGCCGCATCTCCGGCGGCTCCGCTCGCTCCACAGCCTGCCGTGCATCCCGGTAGTCGAAGATATGCTTTCCTGCACGGTTCCGCAGCTCACGGTCGCCCGCTTCCGAGCGCCCGAGCTGCTTCGAGCAAGAGAAACAAAGCAGGTAAGCGAGAACCATCCCCTCTGTCGGGAAGTAAATGTCACACTTGCCCCATCCCTCGAACTGCGGCTCCAGACAGGCAGGACAGACCGCCCCAGGACCTACCTTCTCGGCAACCCCCGCCATGATCTGCTGGTGTCTCTCCGGCGAGGCGCTGCGAAACGCATCCCACAGAGCATCCCGCGTATCCGGCGTCGTCTCCAAGAATACCTCACCGTCACCGAAAGCTGCTACGGCTAGGTTCATATCCGCCGTCACCACTCGCTCGCTCACTTCTTTTCTCCTTTCTTCCCAGGCTGAACGGGATGCCGCCGGATCACCGCGATGGTCCATTCGTTACGCGCCCAGCTCTGGCCGGTCAGCATCCGCACGAACTCCGTCTCCACGTACTCACGGCTATCGTCATCCGTCACCCCATCCCCGTCATTCCACTTCCGCCGGAACAGCCCATCCTCAACCGGCTTGATGCCGGCTTCCACGTTCCGCTGGTCCATCACCCGTCCGCGCAGCACCCACCACTGAACCAGCACCCGCTCATCCGTCTGGAAGCGGTCCAGCCGCCAGTAGTAGATTGCCAGCGTCTGACCGGCCTTCATCTCGCGCCCGAGCGCCTGGAAGTGGCCGGGCCGGGCGTTCTGGCAGGTACGCGCCGGATCCCACGGCACGGCAATCCGCGCCAGCTCATCCTCTGCCGGCGGCGGGACCTTCGCCATCTCGCGGTGCAGGTCGGCGTAGCTGGGCAGCTTCGGCGGCTTTGGCAGCTTGAGCGGCTTGATCCGGCTAGTCGTCATCGAACACTTCGCTCCCCTGGCGCTCGTAGAAGCTCGCCAGCCGGCGTCGGAACACCACGTCGATGGCTCCAGTCGGGCCGTGCCGATGCTTCTCCAGGAAGAACTGCGCCTCTTCTCCGTGAGCCGGGTTGTCTTTGGAAGCCGCCATCGACTGCTTCAACTTGTCGTGGTCGTAGTAGGTCGGACAGTACGGGAAGATCACCGCATCCGCCGCTGCCTCGATCATGCCGCTTTCCCGTAAGTCGGAGAGCATCGGACGCTTGTCTTCTCTCTTCTCGACCATCCGCGAGAGCTGGGAGAGAACGACGCCGGCCACGTCCAGCTCCCGGAACAGCTCCACGAGGTTCCCGGTCAGCGCCGCCACTTCCTGATCGCGGGTATCACGCTGCACCGACAGCACCAGTTGCAGATAGTCTACGACCAGCACATCCAGACCCTCATCCACCTTCAACCGGCGTGCCCGACTTCGGAGCTGCCCGAAGGTAAGGCGAGGCTGGTCGTCAATGAAGATCGGCAGCTCGCTGATGTCGGTGAGCGCCTGAACAATGGTCGCCCACTCGTCACCTTCTTCCCCCAGCTTGCCGGTTCGCATCCGATTGCTGTCAATCTCCGTCTCGGCGGAAAGCAGCCGAAGGCCGGCCACGCCTTCCTTCATCTCCAGGCTGACCACCCCCACAACATGACCAGCCTTCGCCGCCGTGCGCGCGATGTCCAGCCCGAGCGCGCTCTTACCCATCCCTGGCCTGCCGGCAATAACCGTCATCTGGCTCTTCTGAAGCCCACCCAGCATCTCATCCAGCGTCGGAAACCCGGTCGGGATGCCAGTGATGCCGGTCCCCAGCGTGTGGGCGCGCTCGATGTTCTCGAACGCCTTCGCCACGGCCACGCTGATCGGTCGGAACCCACCCTCGTCCTGGCGACGGCGGATCTTGAAGACCTCACGCTCCGCCTCTTCGAGCTGCTCATCCAGCGTCTTCTCGTGCCGCAGCGCCGCGCCCGCTATCCGCTGGCCCAGCTTCATCAGCCGCCGCTCGTCGTAGGTGTCGCGCACCCGCTTCACGTACTCGTCCACGTTCGCCGGCACACTGGTCGCCGACGCCAGCTCTTCGAGGAAGGGTCGTCCCTGCGCCTGTGCTATCAGGTTCAACCGCTCCAGCTCGCTGTGAAGCGTCACCACGTCAACCGGCTTCTTCTGCCGAACCAGCTCCTGGATCCCGATGAACACGCTGCGGTGCTTGGGTGTATAGAACTCGTCGCCCGTCAGCTTCTCCGCCAGCGTTTCGGCAGCCTCACCATCCTTCAGTGCCGCTGACAGCGCAGCAATCTCCGCCGGTACATCCTGGGGGATAATCTCCTCCAGGGTCGGTCCATTCTGCTCACTCACCGTCTGCTCTCCTTTCTCGGGAAGTCTTCCCGACTGACACGGCCTGCTTTGACCGCCTGCCGCGCTTCATCCATCGTCATCGCACCACCCTGCTCAACCACCATCTCCAGGGTCTTGCCCCGCTTCCGAGCGTGCCGCGCTTCGGCGTCATCCAGCCAGTAGCGGTACACCCGCTCCGGCTCGCCCCGCTTCACTCCGACAGCCCTCACCCTCGCCATCGCGTCTTCCAGGTCCTGCTCGAACATCAGCAGCGTTTCAGGGTCGTGCCCTCGCTCGCGCGCCTTCGCGCTCGCGCGTTCCACTGTCTGCACCAGCAGCGTCAGCGTCAGCCCCTCGCCGGCCAGCCGGCAGAGCATTGCCCTCTCTCGGGCCAGCACCCGGCTCGCCGTGCCGAGGGTCCCTTTCAACGCCCGTACCTCGTCACCCCACCCATCCGGCAAACCATCCGCTAGGTCGCCAGTGCCGCGACCGAGCGGTGAGTACGTGTGTACCGGGCTTGTACCTTCTTCCGAGGGTGCGCCCGCTTGCCAAACCTCCCTATCGGGGTTTTCAGGTCGATTGGAACTCTTGCACCCAGCCCCATCCGAAAGGCCGGCGGGCTGGCGTACCTGCCGGCCTTGTACTCTAGTGGTACTCTTGTGGGCATGTAAGGGTTGGCACGTTTCGTCCCTCAAGTTGGCACGTTTCGTGCCAACTACAGTAGGCACGTTTCGTGCCAACTTGGAAGAAAGCACTAGCCTATCAAGCGCGTCTTCGTTTACGCGGAAGAAGAGACGGCACGGTTTGCCCGCTTCCTTCTCCTCCCAGAAGCCGGTAGCCCGCAGCCTCGCCCTCGCGTTCTCCTGCTGCTTCCGGTCGAGGCGGGTTTCCTCATACCACTCCTCGCGTGTCTTCCAGAACCATCCATCGGGAAGGGTACTGTGCTCGGTCCAGTAGAGCGCCTGGGACAGCATCAGCGCGGCATTGATCGAGCCGGTGATGTCTACGAGCGCCGGATGGAAGGTGACGGACCTTCCCAGAAGCTTCAGGACTGACAATTGCTTGCTTCTCGAACTGCTTAACGCCATCGACCTAACTCCCGAGCAACAGAAAGCCCTAACCCGCTGGCGTTCGGGTTAGGGCTTTGGGCCTGCCGCCCCCGGCAAACCTTCGGGCGACCGAAAGCCGGGGGACGCTTTGACGACCGCACGAGCAACGCCAGATGCTCTAACGGTCTAAATTGTCGGTGCTACACCACGGCCTACTCCACGATCCGCACCTCGCTCACGGGTGGGCGCGCGTTCAGCTTCAACGTGCCGTCGTCGCTCTCCTCTGCCCCGATCTTTCGGAGCCAGCTCCGAAGGGTGGCCGGCATCACGCCGAGGTGTCGCGCAACTTCTGCCGTGCCTCGATACTTCTGGTATAACAGGACGAGGGCTTCGGGCAGGTCACAACCCATCCGTTCTTCAATCTGGCGGATGGTCGGCGTCTTCAAAAGCAGGGCGGTCATCAGGTATGATATACCCGCTCCGGCAGGCCCGTGTCAAGCGTAAAATCTGGTTCTTGACAATCATTGTGAAACCTGCTATACTATGGTCAGCCTCGGGCTGGGGTTCCAGACCGAACGTATCACACTCGAAAGGAGAGCAAGCAGACAGATGTCACACATGACGACCATCAACACCAACCTGCGAAGCGAGCCGTTCATCCGAAAGGCTCTGGAGAAGCTGGGCTTCCAGGTGGAAGAGGATCAGAAGGTCCCCTACTACTACGGCCAGCCGAAGCAGAGCAGCCTCGTCTTCGGCGCGGGGACGGCCACCGACCACGAGAGCGGCATCGCTTACCGGTGCGGCCTGAACTACGAAGACACCGGGCGGGAAGCCGACAACGGCTACACCTTTATGACGGACTATTGGGGGATGGACTGCTCGAAGGAAGGGCAGGAAGTCCTGGACCGGCTCGGCTGCGAGCGCGTCAACCCGAGCGACCCCAACAGCGCCCACTGGAAGTGGGAGCGCGGCGGGCACGTCGGCGTCAGCGGGCCGAAGAAGCTCCAGCAGGTCTACGTGGGCGAGGTCGTGCAGTACGCGAGCCAGTACCAGGGCCGACGCTTGACGACCATCGAGATGCCGAACGGCGACGTGCGGCACGAGCAGCGCGGGGGCGACCTGGGCAATCAGGTCGTGGTGGTGACCGCGCTCAAAGACGGCTCGGTGAAGATCCACGTTGAGGGCGGGGACGGGGAGAGCTGCCTCGTCGCCACCAAGTTCCTCGAAGACATTCTCGGCACGTTCGCCTCGCGGGAGATGCTTCCCGAGAGCCAGCGGGCCGGCGTGCAGGCAGCGGCGCGAGCCTCGGCCTGACACAACAGGTAGAAAGGAGAACACGAGAGATGGAAGAAGAGGTAACCCAGAGCAACTGGCGCGAGCGGCTCGCGCCCTACCCCAAGTGGGTGTCGCAGTTCTACGGCCTGACCAACAGCCAGAGCGCCCACATGTTCCTCTTGCACGGCGAGGGGGTGGACGACTACGTGATCGGGACAACGGCCCTGCGGCCCTTCCTGGAGAGCTTCCTGCGGCCCAGCGCAAAGGAGCGGGTCGCCCCTGGCGAGAAGAACCATCTACTGGTCTTCTATAACAGGGCGAGAGGCATCGTCTTCGGCGCGGATCCGAAGAACGCCGATCCGAGGGACACGCAGCGCGAAGCCGCGAGGAAGCTGTTCGAGAAGGTCATTGGCCGGCTCGAAGCGGCCCAGCAGCTCCAGAGCCTGCTGCCGGGTGGGGCAAGCCGGCAGGCCAGCCAGGAGAACGACCTTCCGGCACTGGAGAGCCAGCCGGCAGCGGTGATGCCGCTGTTCGACAAGCTCCTCGCGCAGAAGGAAGTCGAGGTGACCCTGGTCATCGAGGCTGCCGAGACGCTCTGCCCGAACGCGGAGTTCGCCGCGATGACCCCGGAAGACCGCAACATGCTGGTGCTCTTTCGCAGTTGGGGGCAGGACATCGGCATCGGCAACCGTGGGCACAGCATTCTCGTGACCACGGGCGACGTGTCCAACCTGCATCCGAGCCTGCGCGAAGCCACCAGCGGGGCGCGAAGCCTGGAAGCGCCGCTTCCCGACTTCGACCGGCGGCTGAAGTTCATCGGCGACCTCGCCGACGCTTACGCGCAGGACGGGGAAGAGGTGCTGGCCGTGGAGCCGGTGGAGTTCGCCGGCATCAGCGCGGGGCTGCCGTACCGGGGCATCGAAGACATCGTGCTCCAGGCAGTCTACGAGGAGATGCCGGTGGACCGGGCGATGATCCTGGACCGGAAGCGAGACATGATCGCGCAGTCCTACGGCGAGGTGATCGAGGTGATGGACCCGGAGAGCGGGTTCGAGGATGTCGGCGGGCTGGACCGGGTGAAGGACTGGTTTCAGCGAAACGTCATCCAGCCGCTTCGCACCGGCAACCGGAAGCGCGCGAAGAAGGGCGCAATCCTGGCGGGACCTCCGGGGACCGGCAAGACCAAGCTCTCGATGGCTGTGGCGCGAGAGAGCGGCGTGACCTGCTGCGTACTCAACCCGGCGCTCATCCTGGGGCACTACGTTGGGGACAGCGAGAGGGCGATGCGCCGCGCGCTGAACCTCATCTGGAGCCTGGGCCACACCGTGGTCTTCGTGGATGAGTTCGACCAGCTCGGGTTCAACCGGAACTCGGAAGGCGACAGCGGCGTGGGGTCGCGGCTGATGAAGCAGCTCATGGAAGCGATGGGCAGCGAGAAGGGGCGAGGCAGGGTATTCTGGCTGGCAGCGACCAACCGGCCTGACCTGCTCGACGCTGCGATGATCAGGGATGGCCGCTTCGATGCGAAGATCCCGATCCTTCCGCCTGTGTTGGAAGAGCGAGAGAGCATCCTGAAGGTAATGGGGGTGCGCTTCTTCGGCGAGCTGCCGGAAGCGGTGATTAAGAAAGTCGCCGAGCAGACCGAGAGCTGGACCGGCGCGGAGATGGAAGCCTTCTGCCTGAAGGCGTGGGAGCTGCTCGAAGACGAGCGAGCCTCGGACGTGATGGGCGCGTTCGAGCTGGCCCGCCAGCTCTATCGCCCGACGACCAGGGAGATTGAGCAACAGAGCCGGTACGCGCTTGCCATCTGCAACGACTACGACCTGCTTCCCGAAGCGGTGCGGCAGAAGGCCGAGGCAGCGAAGGAGCAGGCCGGCCAGCCGGCTGGCGATGACGAAGACGACGAAGACGATGACTGGAGCGGCTTTGCCCGGCATAAGGGCAAAGGGCGCAAGTCCATCAAGCCCGAGAAAGGAGAAGAGCAGTGAGCAGCCGCGACGAGCGAGAGAAGTTCGAGCGCCTGATGCGCGAGAGCGGCGTCAACATCCCTGACGACTGGCAGGGGAAGGCCAGGGAGCAGCATGAAGGTGAGGGCCATACGGTGGCCCTCACCGACCGGCCCGACGACCCGGAAGTGGATGCCGTCTTCGACAACGTGCTCGGCATCGTGCGGGAAGCGGGACTGAAGGATAGGCAGGTGGTGGAGCTGTTTGCCACCATCCTGGGTCGCAGCGTGGTGAACCGCGCCGTGAAGCGCGGGGCGATGGAAGGCAGCGAGGCGATGGTCGAGGTGATTGGCGCTGCCGCGATGCCGGGCTGCTTTGCCGGCTTCGTGATGCTGAACCTCACTCGTGGGAAGGCGTTCAGTCTGACCGCGAGCATCCATCATCTGCTCACCGACATGGTGGGCTTCGGCAAGCGTGGTGACGACCGAAAGGAGAGCTGAACTGATGACCGATGGAATGAAGGAGATGCTGGACAGTGACGGGATCGCGCGGCGCGTCTTCAAGCCGAACCTGAAGAAGCTCGCGGACGAGAGCGTGCGGGTTTCCGTACACATCCGCTATTGGGTGTCCGACCGGGCGCTCGGGCTTCACGACCTGGGGCTTGATGCCGGCGGCGAAGACCTCCAGGCGTATGCCGACGAGTTCTTGAAGCTGGGTCGCCAGGGGCTGATGCCGCGCCGCTACACGAAGCGCCTGATGGCGATCTGCGAGCAGGGCCGGAACCTCAACCGCATCTACGGATACAAGTGGCCGGAGAGCGGCTACTTCGTGGCGAAGCGCGACTTCTTGAACTGGTATACCAGCCAGAAGCGCGTGCTGAAGGAGTTCCAGGCGTGGGTGGAGTGGGCCGTGAACACCTACGACGAGTGGGTGGCCGAGGTGAAGGAAGCCTACATCGGGCGTGCCCGGATGGTGATCGCCATCAAGCGCGGACGCTCCGTGAAAGAGGCGGCTCGCTGGATCAACAATCCCGAGGTAGAGGTCGGCCCGGAAGCCCTCTCGATGATCGACCGGCTGATGTCGGAGATACCCTCGAAGGGCGAGCTGGCCGGCAAGTACTCCTACGACTGGATGGTTGAGGTCGTGGAGATGCCGGAGGTGCTGGGGAGCGGGCTGAACGTCACCGAGCTGGAAGCCAGGGCGAAGATGGCGGCGGATGCCGTCGCCTCGCTCGACATCCAGATCGAGCAGAAGGCGAAGACGCTCTACGACGATGAAGCCCGCCAGCAGATGCTGATCCGGCTCCAGACCGAGCGCGCGAACGCGGCAGCGGAGCAGGTGGCGGCACAGGCGAAGCTGGACGCCGAGGTAGCGATCCAGAAGGAGCTGCTGGAGCACACCGCTGCGACCCGGAAGGAGCAGATCGAAGACCGGTTGTCGCAGGCCGGCGCGCAGGTGATGCACCTCGTTTGGCAGGTGGCCGAGGGGATCAAAGAGAGCGACCGGGACAGCTCCTGGAAGCTGCACGGCAGACAGATGAGCAAGCTGGTCAATCTCGTCTCGCGGCTGCGGTCCTTCTCCGACATCTGCGATGCGCCGGGGATTGACACGCTCGCCGCCGAGGTAGCGAAGATGGTGGACGATGCGAAGGAAGCGAAGAGCGCGAAGGATGTCCACGAGGCGCTCGCCGACCTCTCGCTCGTGGCCCAGGACGAGCTGATAGTGCTGCGACAGACCAGCCGCAGCCCGCTGGAAGTCGAGAACCTGCCCTCGGGCAAGATCGACCAGGGCGCGCTGCGGAAGGCCCGCGAGCGGTTCGCCCTGCCGGTGGATGCGCCGAAGATGGAGAAGCGCGCTCGCCGGAGCCGGGTGCGGCTGCCTCTCGACGCTGGCGATGACGGCAACGGGAGAACGGACGCCGAGAAGGTGGCCGCGATCCACAGCGCCGTCGCCGCCGAGGTAGAAGCGTGAGCGGCAAGATCGAGGTGGGGGGCACGCCGGCCCCCCACCTGCTCACCAGCGGCCAAGTGGCCCAACGGTACGGCATCCCTCGTGGGCGTGTGAACGCGGACATCTCCGCCGGCAGGCTGAAGGCCACTCGCTTCGTACCGAAGGGCGCGGCCATCTCGGCCAACGTCTCGCCCTACTACATCAGGGCGGAAGACGCCGAGGCGTGGTGGACCGAGCTGTACCGTGGGGACGGCCTGCTCACGGTCGAAGCGGCGTGCCGCCGCGCGCAGTGTGATAGGAACACGATCACGCGCGCCGTGAGGGAAGGCCGGCTGGCCGTGGCTGCCACGGTCTTCGGCTACCCCCGCTTCGAGAAGGCCGACATCGACCTCTGGGCCAGGGAGCATCTGGAACCAGGACCTCGCCGGCAGGGAAGGCCACGCCGGAAGGACCTCGCCGCCGCCTGACCCCAGGCGGCGGGGCCTACCCCTTTGTTACGGAATTGTGACAAAACAATCCACACAAAGACAAAAGCAGGTATATTGACATTGGTCGATGGATTTGGTATAATGTAGTAGGCTCGAAATTGAGCCTCGGACGGACTTGACAATCGGGCAGCGCGGCTAGAGAGCCGCATCGGAGACGAGCCGCTGGCGTCGTGATGGCGTGCAGCGTTGGACCCCGGAGACACAGGGAGCCGTGAGGTGACCGGACCCTGGTGAGCGGCAGGCGCGGCGCGGAACGCCCGATTGACGGGATTGACAACTGAAGAGCCGAAAGGCAACTGGTTCCCGGCCAGCGGGGGAGTGTGACCCCCGTCTCTTGTGGCCGGTGAGGGTGGGCGCGAGGTGTGCCCACCAACCGGGAGCACAGGGCGGAGCGCGTGGGCTTTCGATGGGTGCAATGCCCGCCACCGCGCAGGCGTGGTGCAGCTAGCAGGCTGGACCCGCGCGCTCCGCTCTGTGCTCCTCGCTCCCCGTGGTAGCCGACCTCTGCGCGGTGGGGAGTAGGCCACGCTATCAGAGCGTGGGCCAGTGGCTACCGAACTGTGGTGACAGAACGAGAGAACCGATATGTCTCAAGCACAAGCACAAGCCTACATCCAGAACGGCTACTCGTTCCCCGCGAGCGAGAGCGACTACGACCAGGACCTCATCGCCCTCATCGCCAGCGAGCGTGGGGGACAGGCGTGGGAAGATGCCCAGGCCAACGATGAGGTCTACGACCGGATGACCGGCATCGGATGGAGCTGATGAACAAGACAAGCAACGAGACACTGGTAGACAAGTTCGAGGCAGGCACGCACCTGCCCGAAGCGAAGGCCACGAAGCCGGCGACGATCATCGCCAGCAACCTCTTCGGCCTGGATGAGACGACCATCGTCCGTACCCGCAAGCATCCCCAGGAAGGCTTTTCCATCTTCCTTCAGGTCGCCTCGCGGGAAGGGGGCGTGGTCCAGCTTGTCCTGGGCCGGCAGGTCTGCGATGCCATCTACCGGCAGCGTGACCGCCTGATGGACCGTTCGACGCCGGCCAGCCGGCAGCGAGCGAGAGCGAGCCGGGAGCGCGCCAGGGTGCGCGCAGCGAAGGCTGCGAAGAAAGCGGCGAAGGCCGCGAGCTGACACACAGGCCGGTGGGTGGAGAGCTGCCGCCCACCGACCTGACTTCCCAGAAAGGAGAACTGGATGTCAGTCGAAGAGCTGGAGCGGATGCGAGAGCGCATCCTGCCGGTGCTGGAGAGCGCGCAGCGCCTCTGGCGTGACCTGCCGGCGAATGCGCCGGTGGCGTTGGAGATGGAGCTGATTGAGGCAGGCAACAGCCTGCACCGAGCGATGGACGAGGCAAAGCTCGCCATCAAGAAAGGAGACAGGTGACGACTATGGCTGGAATGATTGACGGGATGAGAGCTGACCTTCTGGCGCAAGACCAGGAGCGGTGTCTCGGGAGTGGCCGACCCTCGCCCGACTGGATCACGAGCGACGAGAGCCGGCCCCGGTACGGTGGAGCGGAGAAGCAGGTGCTGACCTCCGACCGTGGCAAGAGCGTGGAGACGAACCTCACCGACGACGAGGCGTTCGAGATACTGGTTGGGATCCGCAGGCCGAGCAACTTCGCCCAGGACCTGATCGTGGCTTACCGCAAGAAGGGCTGGAGCCACAACCAGCGGGTATGGGGGCACATCATCGCCCTCGGCGAGTTGAACCCCGAGCCGAAGCCTGCCGGCGAGCAGGTGACGAACGACATCGGCGGGCTGCTGGGTGTCTTCAAGCGTGCCCAGAGCCGCCTCAAGTTCCCGAAGGTGCGGCTTGCCGCAAGTGACGGAACGCCGGTGCGCTTTGGCATCGCCGGCCCGAGGAGCAAGCACGTCGGGACCATCGGCATCACGGACGACGGCGAGTACGGGTTCGACCAGAAGTGGTTCGGTCGCATCCATCTCGACGGCAAGTTCGAGAAGGGCCGGAACCTCACGCCGGCTGTAGAGCAGGTCATCCGCGACTTCGCCAGCGACCCGGCCGGGACAGCGGCAGCCTACGGCAAGAAGAGCGGCCACTGCTGCTTCTGCAATGCCGAGCTGACCGACGAGCGAAGCCGCTTCGTTGGATACGGCAAGATATGCGCCGGCAACTGGAAGCTGCCGTGGGGAGAGAAGGAGTGAGCCGGCTGGCCGGCCCAAGCCGGCTGCCCTTCGTTTCGTGGCGAGCCGCCGTTCACCGGCGGCAGCCACGGAACGGAAAGAAGACCCTCTGCGGCCTGACCATCCCCTCGCCGGTGAAGGTCGGGCCGGTGGGCTACTTCGAGCGGGTTACCCCGTTCCACCACTGCATCCACTGCCGGAGAAAGGAGAACCGATGATGGACAAGCTGGACTGGCTGGTGCTGGCCCGAAACATCCACCGCTACCTCTGCGTCTCGCCCACCACGGGCGAGGTGCTGTGCCGGCACAGAAGCGGCTGGGCGTGCGTCGGTCACCGGCCCGGCGCGAAGGTGGAAGCCGAGCTGACGAACGGAGCGCGCGTGCCGATCCGCTTCGAGCGGTTGCACGCGAGCAATGGGGAGAGGGCGCTTCTGCCCTACCCCGCGAGCGATGAGGCGATGGCCGTGGTGTGGGCTGCCGACCGAAAGGAGAGCAAGTGATGGCCTATCGCTACCGCAAGACCCCCAAGCAGCGGGGCATCGACGGAGTGGACGAGGTGCTCCGCTTCTGGCTCAACCGCGAGCCGAACAACAAGCGCGAGATTGACATGCTCCGCAACGCTCTCGCGCTACCGAAGATGGACGTGGCCCAGCTTCAAGCGACGAGGATACTCCTCTGCCGGCTGATGGTGGCGAAGAACCACGCTGCCGGCGAGTTCGCCGAATGGCTGGAGACAGGGGGCGACGATGCTTCGTGACCGTAACGGTATCCCGCTCTGGCGGGTGTTCATCCACTTCGTCACCGCAGACGGCAACAACGCGCTGCGGTGGCAGACGTGGAGCGGCGAGACGGCCCAGGATGCCCTGGACAAAGCCGCCGCCTATCTCACTGACTGGATGCGCGAGCATCTGGTAGAGGTCGGCGTTGAGCCTGCACCGGCCCCGGCGGGGTTCGTGGGCTACGAACCTCACTGGTATGCCCAGGCAGGAAGGTGACGACGATGAGCGTGATGCAGAGCAGCCACCAGGAGCGATGGGAAGAGATGCGCCGGGAGTGGGATGTCTACTGCCGCAACCTGGAGCGGCTGAAGCAGCAGAAGCGTGACGAGCAAGAGCGGCAGCCGGTGGCGGGCCGCATCTACTACGGCCCGAAGTATGCCAGCGACTGCGATGGCTGCGGCTACGAGGGCGAGGGCTTCCGCCGCTACGACGAAGACCCGGCGCAGGTTCCCGTGGGGGAGCAGTGCTGCGAGCTGCTCGAATGTCCGAAGTGTGGCTACGGCCACTTCATCCGCTGAAGGGAGAACAACGATGGCACGATGGCGACGACGGGAGTTCGTGAAGCCGAAGACGAACGCGCCGATCCGTGACGGCGAGCTGGACATCACGGTGCGGCTGTCCGACAACGGCCAACAGGCTGTGATCGAAGGTCCATCGGACAGGGTGCTCTCGCTCTTGGGCTTCGCATCCGACCGGCACGCAAAGGTGGCCGAGGAGGTGCGGAAGCGCCACAACGAGAGCAACAGTGAGGAGAGCGCGAACAAGCTGGTGAGCTGGAGTGGCCGGTTCGGAAAGCTCTACCACCGGGCGAGCACGAGAGCCGGCAACCTGAAGTTCGGACGAGACAGAAAGGAGAAGGTAGCGAGATGGCCGTTCCCCGTGAGCAGGTAGATGGCGACAACGGATTGATCACCGAGGGGGGTCTGCGGGTGCAGCTCTCCGAGGATGGGCAGCGAGCGATCGTACACCTGTCCGTACCGGAGCTGCTGGCGATGGTGGCCCACACCGCGAAGGCGAGGGTGGACAACGCAGCGCAGTGGCGGAAGTCGGGCCAGCCCAAGCAGGCCAGCCGGCTCGACGCCTCGGCGGAAGATAATTGGGAGCTATCCCGGCGTATCGTCCGTCGCTCGCGGCGGCTGATGGCCGAGAAGGGGGTGGCGTGATGGCAGACACCATCCGGTTCGCCCCGCCCATCCAGCCGACGAAGCTTTCAGCGGAGACGCTGGCAGCGATGAACCCGGTGAGCCGGGGGTATCCCGACAGAATGCCCCTGGAGCGCGTCAGGAGCCGCAGGAAGGCCGCTGGAAAGCAGCGCCGCTACCGAAGGACCCTGCGCGACGATCCGGGATGGCGCAGGCGATGGATGATGACGGGTGAGTGAGAACCCTGCCGGCTGGCTGGCCGGCAGGTGGGGAGCGAGCTGGGTCCCGCCGCGAAGGTGCTCCCTGGACGCCCGCATAGGGCAGGCGACTGATCCCAGCATTGAGGTGACAAACGATGAGCGATCCCACAGAAGGCTTCCGCCGGCAGGCCGTGGCTGCCATCAACAGCCGTGTCGAGAGCGACGACGACGCTGCCGAGCGCGCCCGGCTGGAACCCATCCACGGTGAGGTCTGGAATACGCGGGAGCTGACCGAGGCGTTCGAGGTGCATAGCTTCCTCGCGCCCTTCGTGTCGGTGACGAGAAAGAGCGACGGGCAGAAGGGCTTGCTGGCGTTCCAGCACATGCCCCGCTTCTACTTCGACTTCACTCCCGCCTGACATTACTACCCACCGGCCTGGGGTTCCAGGCCGGTGGGAGAAAGGAGAACGACCGATGGCAATGATTGACACGCTGGACCGGAGCTGGAAGAACAAGCTGGCCGAGGCTGGCACGGTGGAGCAGGCGCTCAACGTGCTGGACGATTATCTCTGCCGCGAGCTGAACCACACCTACACCTGCCGCAACAGCGCCGAGATGCGCGAGCTGCGGAAGGTGCGGCACGCGGTACGGCGCGCAGCGGAGCTGGCCGAGGAGGTGAAGGTCTGATGGCGGTCTGTGACTTCTGCGGAACACCGGACAAGCCGGTGGTCCACACCTTCCCCGCCCACGACGTTGACTACAGGGCCATCGGGCTGCCGGGCGGGAAGACCAGTCAGGTGACCTCGGTGGGCGGCTGGTGCGCCTGCATCGACTGCAAGCAGTTGGTGGATGCCGGCGACCGACATGGGCTGACACGACACTGCGCGTCAGCCATCGTCAGCTACGACCAGGAAGCGGCTGCCGTGGACCGAGGCGAGCTGGAGCATCTGATCGACGCGCTCCACGTTGGCTTCTGGCAACACAGGAAAGGAGATGAGTGGTGAGCGAGAAGGAGAAGACCGAAGGAGCCGGCCAGCCGGCTGGCGACGACGAGGATCCGAGGATCCAGGTGCTCTACGCTTTCGTAGGCATCAGGGATGGAGCCGAGGGGTTGATGACCGCCTGCACACCCAGCGGCGGGCACAAGCAGATGATCACGGCCAACCGTGGTGACCTCATTACGATGGGGCTGCTCGCGCAGGCCATCGCCCAGACGGGCGAGCTGAAGGTCGAGCTGCGGGAGTACCGGCTGGAGAACGTCTTCCACGAGTTCGAGCCTGACCCGGACGCGGAGATGGGCGTAGAGGTCGAAGTCATCAACCGGCAGGAAGCCGAGGCGCTCCTTCAGGCTGCGATGGCAGGGGGTGAGAACTTTGGCACATCCTGACAAGCAGCCTGGGAAGGAGAACTACCGTGGCTACCACATCACGAACGTTTGGTTGTTCGTGAGCGTGGACACGGACGGGGACGAGGGGATCTGTGCCTTCAGAGGCACGGATGGGTGGATGCCGATGGTCGCCGCTGACGAGCGCCGGCTCCACCAGCTCATCCCCATCGCCCAGGAGCTAGCGAACGCCCGAGGCGTGAAGATCGAGGTGCGCGCCTTCGGGGGACCGGAGACGCACCTCGTCATCACACCGAGAAAGGAGAACGACGGTGGGACAGACAGTTGACTACACGGTACACGACCTGGGGACGATGTGGCAGATCGTGGCCCACACCACCCAGGCCAGGGAGTGGGTGCAGCAGTTCGTCGGCGAGATACCCGACTACATGGGCAACCACGAAGCCTTCTACGGCGACTGGCGACCGATGAGGGAGATTGCCAGGGGGATGCGCGATGCCGGGCTTGCCGGAGCCGGCCTGCCCTGGCACACCGACGAGAACGCGAGGTGGCCGGGTGAGAGCTGAAACTCGCATCATCTGGGATGCCAGCGAGATAGCTGGCTGGCAGTGGCAGATCATCGTGGAGATGTATCCGAAGGTCAAGACCTGCGGCAGCATCCGCCGGAAGTATCTGGCTGCCTTCACCTACGAAGAGCGAGAGGCGATCCGTGAGCTTTACGAGCAGTTCCGCCGGTGGGCGAACGTGACGGGTGCTCCCAGCGAGCACGAGGCGAAGCCCAACGAGGTAGCATTGATCCAGCGTGCCGTGGCTTTCTTCGGCACGGTGTAGAGAGGAGAGGTGATGAGCGAAGAGCTGACGACGGCGGAGTTGCGGGAGATGGCGTCAAGCGACTACTTCACCTTTGGTACGTCCGCGCCCTACGCGATGGGCGACGTGGTGATCGAGAAGGTGGGGTTCGGCTCCATCCCGATGTGCTGGGTGCGGGTGAACTGCCGTGAGCAGGACATCCGCGCCCTGGTTCCCGTGGTGCGGCAGAAGGTCTTCCGCTTCCTCGCGGCTGCCGGCGTACCGGATACGGTGCTCCAGTTCAGCCCGCGAGTGGGGGAGATACGCAGACGAGAACGGTTCGTAGATGAGAACCCTTCCAGCCCGAGCCGGGGCAAGAACAAGTTTGGCGCTTGCTCCCGGTTCTCGTTCGAGATTGTCCCCAGCGGCCTGGGATACTTCGAGTTCGGCTGGCGAGGATCGACGTGGAGCCGTGGCCGCGTAAGAAAGGAGACGACCGATGAGTGAGAGCACGAGCACGCTCAACCCCACGCGCTTCTGGGCGGGGGAGCGAGCGGAGCAGCGGAGGATCCAGAAGTACGAGAACCGCCGGCAGCTCCTCTTCTTGTTCCAGGAGGTGGTGGGCCACCTCCTGGGCTGGGAGATTGACGGCGACCAGCCGCACGAGGAGCAGGGGATGTTCGGCCTGCGCCATCTGAAGACGGGCGCGCAGGTCTGGTTCGAGCTGACCTCGGGAAGCATCCCCGACGAACGACCGCTGGGGAAGGAGCACGGCGACCGGATCGCCCTGCGGGTGCGCTGGCCGAAGAAGCCCTCGAACCTGCGAGAACAGGCGAAGGAAGTCGTCTGGGTCGAGAACGGCAACCCCGGCGCGGTGCGGACGCAGATCAACATCGGCATCGACCGGACGCCGAAGCAGATCGCCGCGTCCTTCGAGAACCGCTTCGAGGTGGAAGCCATCGAGCTGTGGCAGAACGCCTTCGCAGAGGTCCAAAAGCAGAACGCTGCCGAGGCGACGAGGGATGCTTCCTTTCTCGACCTCGCCCAGCTCACGAAGGGCGAGCCGAACGAGCACGAGACGAAGAGCGGCCAGCTCTTCGTGCGGCGGGGCTTTGCCGGCTCGCCGGATGTTGCCGTTCACGGCGGCAACGCCATCTACATCAACTTCAGGGGGCTGCGCTACGACGAAGCCGTGGCGATCCTGAAGGCTGCGAGAAAGGAGGGTGACGAGTGAACCGGATGCGCTACCTGACGAACTGCGTCGAGGTGGGGATGTCCGAGCTGGAGCATCTCCAGGCGATGCAGGACGAAGGCCGCGAGGTGACGCTTGCCACGGTGCGGCGTCACTGCGACCCGGCAGACTTCCGTGCCTTCGAGCGCCGGATGGGGTACGACACCGGCGGCGAGCGCGGTGGCCTGCGGCTGAAGGACGACTGGCACGTTGGCTACTTCAAGAGCACCTGGAAGGGCCGACCGTGCTACTACATCGTCCACTCCGCCATCGAACACATCTGGGTCCCGGCTTAACCGCCGGGACCCAGCCAGAAAGGAGAACACGAATGACGGTGGTGATGAATATGAGCACCGGTGAGCTGACCGGCTACACCTGCTCACCAGAGTTGGCTGTGCTCTGCGCTCACGCGCAGGGGTTTGGTGATTACAACACCTGGGCCTACGAGGAGACGTACCCAGGCGAGGTCCAAACGAGCAGAAGCGGTGACACGGTATGGGCCGGTCACTACTGCGCGCTCACCCGCCAGGGCAGGGAGAAGTACCCCATCGCCCACCGGCGGGAGCTGCGCGAGGTGCTGGACATCCGAGAGGTGGTGGAACGATGAAGCGAGTGGTCTGGAAGTATACGATGGGTAGTCAGGACAGCACGTTCAGTGTGCCCATCGGGGCGAAGTTCCGACACGCCGACCTTCAGCACGGCAGCCTGACCCTCTGGCTTGAGGTCAGCCCCCGCTACGCGAAGGTGGACCGGCGCTTCGTCGCCATCGCCACGGGCGAGGAGTTCGACCCGTCGCGGCTGGAGTACCGGGCCACTATCATCGCCGGTGGCGGCTCGACCGTGTGGCACGTCTACGAAGAGGTGCTCCAGTGAAGCGCGGCAAGCCCGATAGCGTTGGCAGGCCGGAGCAGCCGCTGGTGAACCCCTACCACGTCAACCCCCATCCGTGCTCTTCGTGCCCCTACGCGAAGAGCACCCCACCGGGGGTCTGGGCGGAGCACGAGTATGAGAAGCTTCGCCGCTTCGATGAGGGTTACCAGTTCATCCCCGAGATGTCTACCTTCCTCTGTCACCAGACAACCGCGACCGGCGTGGATACGCTCTGCCGTGGCTGGTTGACCGTCCACCGCGAAACGCCAGCCTGCCGGATCCTGGCAATGAGCGGGCACATCTCCTGGGACGAGCTGTACCGGGAGCCGGTGGTGGAACTCTACGAGAGCGGAGCCGCCGCCGCCGACGCAGGGCAGGCTGCCATCAAGAAGCCCGGTACGCGGGCAAAGAAGATGGTCAAGCGCCTGATGACGAAAGGCATCGGGCTGAAAGAGAGGGACCAATGAGCGAGATGTTCCCGAAGACCGACGAGGAGAAGCTCCGCTGGCTGACGGAGCGTCTCCATAACTCCACCATCCTGTTAGCCCAGACCAATGACCCAACGCGCCAGCGCAAGTGGGAAGCCTGGGTGCTGGAGTGGGCACGCCGGATCAAGCAGTTCCGGGAGACGGGCGAGTTCGACGCCTCGGCCACCATCAGAAAGGAGAACAAGAAGGTTGGCAAAGCGAAAGAAGCAGCCCAGCCGGGCTGACCGCTGGAACGACGCGCTCGGGCGAGCACGCCCGGCGCTGTCGGATCTGAAGTCCGCGCTTGAGGATCTGGAAGAGGTGCGCCAGGAGTACGTGGACTGGCGCGACAACCTGCCCGAGAACCTCGGGCAGTCTCCGGTGGGGGAGAAGCTGAACTACGTCAGCGACGAGCTGGACGTGGAGAACGCCGTCTCCGAGCTGGAAACCATCGAGAGCCTGCTGGACGACGCCGAGGGAGCTGACTTGCCGCTCGGCTTCGGCAGGGATTGACCAACCGCCTGGATTGACGCTCGTCGTGAGGCGTGCTACAATCCAGGCGGTTCCATCGAGCTGACACGAAAGGAGAACAGACCGTGAAACGTATCGTGGCCTTTGGAGTGATCGCCATCGTGGTGGCGCTCCTGATTGCTGCCCTCGCTCCCAGCGCACACGCGCAGAACTCTCTGCCGGGCGGAAGTATCGTGGGAACCTGGACGGTGACCGTCACCTACCCCAACGGCGTACCGATCACCCAGAAGTGGGTGCTGGGGCGCAGCGGCACGGCGATGATCACGCCGATCTTTCCGTGGGTCCCCGTCTTCTCGTCCGCTACGTGGCGGCGCAACAGCGAGTACCTGGGAATGACGGATGACCTGGGCGGGCCGGAACTCTGGTATCGCTGCACCCTACGCGGCGACACCTTCACGCTGGTTCCGGTTGATATGAGCGGACGACGCCTCGAAGGTGAAACCTACGCAGGGCAACGACGCTGGTAGCCGGCCAGCCGGCAAGAGAAGGATCGGATGGGAGGGGGCCGCGAGGCTCCCTTCCTGTTTTGTCAGACTGAAAGGAGACGAGCGACGATGAGCGAAGAGAGACAGGACTACGCTCGCGGCGGCTACATCGACAGTTGCCGGCCTGGGGACATTATCACCTGGAACGGCGAGAACTACCGGGTCACCTCGACCTGGGCAAACGCCGTTCAGGTCGAGCCGGTCTACGGTGGGTTGAAGACGCGGGTCTACTACCAGACGCTCCGCGAGAGCAAAGCGTTCTTCGCGGCCCGCCTCATTCCGTGCCTGCCGCCGGAAGGAGAGACGAAGCTGTGAGCAGCGAGTGTCCCTTCTGCGGCGAGCCGGTCTTGCCCGAAGAGAGCGTCGAGATTAACAACCGAACGGTGCTGGCACACCGCGACTGTCTCTTGCGGCAGGTAGTCGGCTCCGTAGCTCACCAGCAGGGGCGCTGCTCCTGCTACGGCGGAGACGAAGGCGACGACCCCGCGCTCACGCGCAGGGAAGCGGCAGCCGCTGCCGTCGCTTACTTTGAGCGAGAGAAAGGAGACGAGCGTGAAAATCCAGACCTTTGAGCCTGGGGACGGGGTGTGCTACTTGATCGCCGTTGATCGCATCACGCCCGAGCAGACGGAGCGGCTGGGCCTAGCCGAAGTGATGTTCTTCTTCGGCCACTTCACGGCTCCCCTGATCGGCTGGGCGTTCCGAGACGGGGAGCACGCTGGCTGCCTGGAGTTCAACTACTTCGTCAGCAAGATGGTTGCAGGCCGTGCGCTGATGAACAGCTACGACACCTGCGCGGCCTACCACGTCGCCTGCGAGCTGCTCGGCAGGCGCGAGGATATGCCGCCGCAGCAGCCGGAGCAGATGGACTGGCGAGCCGACTGGCGGGATCTGCTCGCCGAGCTGAAAGGAGAACTGAACCGTGAGCAAGAGTAGCGAGGTGCGTGGCGGCTACGTCACGCCCCTCAACCCGCCCAACACCGGCGACGTGCTGATCTACCAGAACCGGAGCTGGCGGGTCGATCAGGTGGTCGGTGGTAAGGGCGGGTTCATCACGTTGGACCAGGGCCGGCACGGACTGGCCGACTATAAGAACGTCACGCTGGACGACCTCGTGGGCCGTGCCTACTACAGCCATCGCAGCGTGGCCGTGGATCCGCCGAAGGAGGTGACGAGTGGCTAGGCTCCCTCGCCTCTGCAGCATCAACCTGACCGGGCGTGCGAGAGACAGCCAGCGGCAGAAGGTCTACGAGTGGGGATGGGCGATGGAGAAGCTGTCGCCTGTTCCCACCTACCGCTCGCTGATGAGCCTCGAAGATGCCGAGGCTTACGTGGCGAAGGTCTGGGCCGACTACCGGAGCAGCCCGCCGCCGCGCGTGGTGGACGGTAGGGGACGGGCCAAAGCCTCGGGCAGTATGCACCGCATCGCGCTCCCGAAGTGGGCGCGGCAGCCGGCCACCATCCTGCACGAGCTGGCCCACGGCCTGACGGATGCCATCTCCGACAACCACGCTTGGCACGGGCCGGAGTACGCCCGCTGCCTGCTGGAACTCTATGCCCGCTACCTGAAGGTCCCGAAGCGGGCAGCCCTGGAGCTGGCGGCGAATTATAGGGTCAAGATCGCCGCCGTCGCCGCCTGCCCCCAGCCGCTGGACCGTGAGGAGAAGCGGCTCTCCGCCGAGGTGAGCCGGCTGCGAGCGGAGCTGAAGACGGCGGAGACGGCGCTGCGAGCGCACCGCGACAAGAAGAGAGGAGTATGAGTTGAGCAAGACGACCATCGTGGAAGAGCCGACCCAGCCGGAGGAGCCATCCAAGCATATCGTCACCTGGGCAATGTGCCCGACCGTGGGCTGTCACTGGCAGTGGGCCGTGGCCGTGACGAAGGAACCACCGCACACGCTCGCCGAGTGGGAGATACCCTACTGCATCCACTGCTCGACCGACGAGCATAAGGTGATGGGGATCATCATCCCGCCCGATGAGAAGGACCACATCGAGTACATCGCCTCGACCTCGGAGCCAACCCAGGAGGAAGCGGCGCTGCTCCGTGACCTGCTCCTGATGCTGGGCCGGCGCTCGCCCGAGCTGAAGCTGCACCGGTTCCGCTTTGCCGGCCAGCCGGCAGGCGTGCTCTACGAGCACATCAATCCCGAGGGAACCTTCGGACGGATCCGCCCGATTGCCGTACTCCTCACCCCGACGCTCCTGAAGGCCCTGCGCCCGCCACGGGATTGGGCCATCCAGCCGGCGTCCATAACTCTGACAGACCAGACCGAGAAAGGAGAGACGAACGATGACCCTGACAACGGATGAGGCGATGGCCGCGCGCCGCCGCCAGTGGGAAGAGCGCGACCGCAAGAACGAGGTGCGCGCGAAGAAGGCTGCCGACACCCGGCAGCGCCGCGACCGGGAGCACCGCGTCTGGAGCGGGGATCTGGCAACCCCCGTCCTGGAGTTCATCAGCGAGAACTTTGGCGAGGAAGCCGAGGAGCGGATCGTGCCCGAGGGGATCCTGGACCCCTTCGGCTACCGCATCCGCTTCTGGGCCGGCGACCGCAGCCGGCACAGCCCTGCCGCTCACTTCGGCGAGGTGGACGTGGACTTCCGCTACGGCTCCGAAGCCGAGACGCTGGAGCACGCGAAGGAGATGCGCGAGGCGCTGCTCCACATCGGCATCCAGGCGACCCCCAGCGGTGAGGATGGGATCTACATCCAGCCGTCGCACCGCGAAGGGCTTCCGTACTGGGAAACCAGCCTGAACATCTCGCTCGCGGACGTGGCGACCCTGGTTGGCGTAGAACCGCCTGTGCCGGTGCGGTAAAGTCGGTACTTACACTGTAACGGTTGCCGACATATTATTAGTGGGGGTGTTGTGCGCGGCCAAGCCCAACAGTTAGCGCACGCACCCCCAAAATGTTGGCTACTAGGTAAGTGGCGGGTGAGCTGGCCCGCCCTTTGTAATGGGAGCGCGCCCTGCGCCCCCTGTAGAGTGAAAGGAGAACAGGACCGTGTTACTACGCTGCTACCAGCCGAAGAACTTTCGGCAGGCTACCCTGGCCGTCATCGAGAAGGTGAACGGCATCGTGGAGCAGTACGCCCAGATGGGGTTCGACCTCACGCTCCGGCAGGTGTACTACCAGATGGTCGCTAGAGGTCATCTACCCAACAAGCAGACCGAGTACGATCGCCTCGGGCAGATCGTCGCGGATGGCCGGCTGGCCGGCTTGATCCCGTGGGACCGCATCGTGGACCGCACCCGGAACCGCCGGAGCGTCTCCCACTGGACCTCGCCTTCGGACATCATCTCCGCCCAGGCTTTCCACTACCGCATCGACAAGTGGAAGGGCCAGGAGTGGCGACCGTGGGTCTGGATCGAGAAGGAGGCGCTCGTGGGCGTCATCGAGCCGGTGTGCCGCGAGCTGGATGTCTCCTGGTTCGCCTGCCGTGGCTACGTCTCGCTCTCGGAGATGTGGGCAGCCGCGAGGGAAATGCCGGAAAGCCAGAAGATCCTGCTGGTCCACCTCGGCGACCACGATCCGAGCGGGATCGATATGACCAGGGACATCCGCGAGCGGTTCCAGCTCTTCGAGCGGTGGAACGACCGGGTGAGGGTGAAGCGCATCGCGCTCAACATGCCACAGATCGAAGAGATGAACCCGCCGCCGAACCCGGCGAAGGAGACGGACAGCCGGTTCGGGACCTACCTCGACACCTACGGCGAGGAGAGCTGGGAGCTGGACGCGCTCCCGCCCGACTACATCGAGAACATCATCAGGGAAACGATCCTGGAGGTGCGCGACGACGAGAAGTGGGGCGAGCAACTGGCGAAGGAGAAGGAGCAGCGGCGGCTGTTGCGCGCCGTCTCCGAGAACTGGACCACCATCGCGGACGAGACAGGCGACCGCATCACGGACGAAACCTACGATGAGCCGGAGCAGGACCCTGCGCCGGAGCACCAGGAGGAGTTCGTGCCGCGAGGCTGGGACACCGGCGCAGACGGCGACGAAGACGAAGACGAAGAGTAGGAGCTGCACGAAAGGCCCGCTGCTGGGGGAGCTGAAACCCCGGCGGCGGGCCTTTTCGTTTTGGTGGTGACGAACGATTGACAGGTTGGGGGTTGGACCGTAGAAAGGAGAACTTAACGCCGGCCCGAGGATCCCGCCCTGCCGCTCGTATTGTAGCACACCCGAGCCGTCCTGTCTTCGGGCGTGCCTCACTTCCGCCGCGTCACCCGGTACGCCAGCCCTCCCCTGCCGTGGCCGTGGCTCCCGTCTTTCCTGCCGGCCAGCCAGCCGGCCAGGGTGTAGCCGGCATTCCACCACCGCTCCTGGTAGTAGCGCCGCACCAGCCTCGGCAGGCTCGGTCGCCAGCAGTAGGCAAAGCCGCCGTCGCAGTGGACCCGGTAGTTGCCTCCGATGAGGAAAGCCAGCCAGCCGGGTCGCAACCGTTCTCTCCAACCCGAGAGGTCGTCCATCACCATCTCCCTTCACCTGGGATCACAAGACCATATCCACCTGCCTCGCTTCTTCAAGCATTGCTTTCAGCAGCTCGTGCGCCTCGCGTTCGAGCTGCCATACTCGGGTACGCCCGAGCTTCACGCCTCGGGCTTTGTAGCGGCTGGAAATGGCGACGTAAGTCTCACCGGCCATCCGCAGCGAGAGTATCTCGCGCAGGCGGGCCGGCAACTGGAGCAGCATCGCCTGGAGCGTCACCGTCGCCTCGTTCTGGGCCACCGCGCGAAACGGGTCACCGTCTTCGGCGACCAGGGTGGCGATCAGGGTGTCTTCCTCAAAGTCGCCGTCGCTGTTATCGGCATCAGGAGTACCGAGCGCGTCCAGGGAGCACACCTCGACAATGGCCCCGCGCTGCGCGTAGACCTCGAACTCGTCCATCGACATCTTGAGCGCCTGGGCACGCAGGCCGTTGGTGACGAAGCCGTGCCGCCGCTCCAGCCGGGCATCGAGCTGGCGCAGCTCTTTCTCGCGGCGGCGCGCGGAGCGCGTGGCCCAATCATCTTTGCGAAGGAAGTCCTTCAGCGCGCCGCGCACGAGGTCGGCTGCGTAGCTGTCGAACTTCAGACCACGATGGGGGTCGTAGCGGTCCACCGCGAGCGAGAGAGCGATCATTCCCTCTTGCTCCAGGTCCTGGGGGGAGATGTGCGAGGGAGCCGCGAAGCCTGGGAGCACGATCCTGGCGACGATATAGGCGTAGTGTGCCACGAGCACACCCTTCAGCCGGATGGCATCGGGCGTCTCTACCTGGGTCGCTGCCCAGAACCGTCTCCAGGTACGGTCTAGCTCAAAGGCGTCGAGTGTCACCTTCGCTCCACCGAGGGACCTCCCTCGCGTGGAGCATCAGGCTGGGATAACAGGCGGAACTGTTACCTCAGCCGAAGCTCCCTAACTCCTATCGTGTGCCGAAGCTCGTGGGCTACGGCTTCTTTTCACCCTGCGGTACGGTGCTCTTCTGCTCGGTCACGCTGCGCTGCTCGGTGACCACGTTCTTCTGCTGGGTAACCACCCCACCCTTCTGCTCGGTGGCGGTCACCTCACCCTTTCCAGGACCCTCGTCCTCATCCTCGTCTTCGTGGTGATGCTTGTGCTTCTTGTGATGGCCGGCAAGAGCGGCAGCCGGAAGAAGAGCGAGAAGGGCGACGGGTCCGAACGATCCTACGAAGTGTCTGCGGGTCATCTTTACTGCTTTCTACACGGAGGGTCCGAACAGGAAGGTGCATTCGAGGGGAGAGGTCTGACCGGAGTTCGCGCAGGCGAAGGCCAGCCAGGAGTTCGTGTTGTCCAGCGGCGTGTTCTGGCTGCCGTCTGGAATGTCTATCTCGGCTGTGGGGTTGAGCCGGATGACGATGCCGCCGGGGGTCCAGCCCCACTGCGTCAGCCCGTTGGTCTGCGGGAGCTGCATATCCACGTAGTTACCGGGTGTCGGGTCAGCGTTTCGGATCCGCAGCGCGCGAAGCACCTTCCCCGTCGTCTGATAGTCGTAGAGGGGAACGGACGTGCCGCCGGGTCCGAAGGGCGCAGGGTCAACGAGGTGTATCTCACGGACGGCGCTGCCTACGGCCACGAAGGTCCCGAAGAGCATCCCATCCACGTTGAGGTCGGGGGCTTTTAGACCCAGCCCGCCCTGGCGGATCATTCCCGCGCCGGATGACGGCTGCCCACCCATGTCACCGGCGAGCGCAAAGCGCGCCGTGATCATATTCTGGACCTGGGCCGAGATAGTTGCGGTGACGGCCATCGACGGCTCCTAACTCCCTGTGTCCCCAGGCGGGACGCTTCGCTCTAATAGTTCCTTCGCCCTGCACCCCTGAAGGTTCCTTTAGGCGCTTCTCCGTAAGGCCAAACCGTGGCTTGCCCGCACTTCTTACACTGGTCCCGCAGGCCGGTGGGAGCGCAGTCGTTACAGTGCCAAGTATGGCACATCACGCACAGGCTGCCAGCCGGCTGGCCGCAGTCGATGCAGACCTGCTCGGTATCGCGGAAGCTCGCCGTGTGCGCGGTGGGCGGCATCGGAGCGCCGTTCGGGTGGAAACCCGCATAGGCGAGCGCGCCCACGGGCCGGATCTGGGCCGGCCCGGTACGCATCATCAGGTTCTCGCCATCAAAGCCGCCGTCGCCCAGCTCCACCTCGCCGTCGTTGGGCCTGCCGGCTTCGGCGAGGAGAGCGAGGATCCGCTCCGCCTCCAGTATCTCCTGGATGGTCGGCTGCCTGGGTCGCGGCGGGATCTGCGGGCTGTCAGACGGCGGCTGCGGCTGGCCGATGTTTCGGGTTCGCACTTAACCCTCCTCCAATCTTGCCGGCGTGCTGCTTCAGGATGCCGTCCCAGGTGACCGGCTCCTCGCTTCGCTCTGGCAACGCAGGCTGGTAGTTCACGTTGGCGACGAACGGGAACGCGAAGTTGAACGGCGTGATGTACTCCGCTCTGATGTTAGACCGAAAGCGCATCGATCCTCCGAGGCAGGTCCAGACGAGTGAGTGGGCCATCACATAGAGTTGGTTCTGCCACACCCCGCTCTTGCTCTCCATCAGTTGGATCGACATCATCGGGAAGATGCCGGGTTGCATAAACGCCTCGAAGCCTGCCGAGTAGCCAGGGATCCGCATCATCCGGTAGTAGTTCAGGATGGCGCTCATCGCAAAGGGCAGGTTGGCGAACTTGCTGTCCATCTGCACGAAGGGCTTCCGGTAGCCGACATAGTTGAAGACGCCGGGCGAGTAGATGCTGTCGCTGTCGTTCGCCCAGGTCACGATGGGGTTCCAGCCGCCGGCTCCGCCCACCGAGTTCACCCCGATCACCCGGAAGACGTTTCGGATGTCGTGGCCGTCCCAGGCAACCTCGGTGTTCCACACCTCGGAGAGATTGGCTCCCTCGGGTCCGGTGGGAGCCTCGGTGTAGATGGCCTGCACCACGCCGGCCACCGGCGGGATCCACGGCTCGAAGTGGAAGTAGCCGTAGTTGTCGAAGTACATCAGAGCCTGGGCCGGCTGGCGGATGTAGTTGAGCAGGTCCATCACACTCGATACCCGGTCTACCGGGGTCCACGGCTTGCTGCCGAAGCCCATCGGCAGGAAGTAGCCCTGCTCCCCGGTCATCGGGTTATAGTTCGGGTCCGCTGGCGACACGCCGTCAGGATCGATCATCGCGTTCCAGTCGTCGCCGAGGGTTGTCTCCTGGCCGCTCATCGGGTCCACAGCCGGCACGAGGAAGCGGAAGGCCAGTTGGCTGGCGTGGAACCCGGCTACCTGGGCCAGATACGCGGCAGCGGCGTAGATGTTCCACCCATCCATATCCGGCGGGCTGAACGAGTAGCCGTCTTCGAGCTGGCCCATCTGGTCTTCGCAGTAGACGCGCAGGTTGGCCTGGGATGCCGAAGACCGCTCCCACTGGTAGCGGCGCGCTTTACCCACGAACCGTTGCGTCAGGCCCACGGGTGGGTCCGCGTACCCGACGCTGAAGGAGACGGCACTCTCCCCGAAGGCTCCCGCCCACTCGCCGTGCTGGTTGTCCACCACGAAGGAGAAGGTGTGCCGGAGCGTCAGGTTCTGCTTGTCGAACTGCCAGTCTTCCTGCACCTCTTTCGGAATGAGCGCCCGAGCATTCGGGCCGAGGAGCTGATACCACGTCCCAGGCGCACCGATCCCTACTCTCGTGCATACGGCTGTTAAGTCAGCGTAATAGTCATCCGCCCACTGGATGGGCTGGCCGCTGGCGTCCGCAGCCGGCACGTTATAGATAGCGAGGTCGTACTGCTGGTCCTGGGAGTAGGACGACGTGCCGGGGGAGATGCCGCAGATGATCTGCGAGCCGTAGGGGAAAGCCAGGGTCCAGGGGTCGTAGCTGCCACGGATCACCGCGTCCGAGATGCCGTTCATCCGGTAGACCAGCACCCCGTTCGTCGGCTCGCCCATGTTGATGGGCGTGCTGCGCCGCCACGCGAAGGTCCCCCACTTGCAGAGGTGCGCGGCAGCCGAGAGATAGGTGAAGTTGGAAACCTGGACGGAAATCTCGGTGATGCGCGGCTCCTCGGAGTAGGGGATGTCGTACTCGATGAGCACCGGCGTCGTCATCCCGCCGATGGAGACGCGCATCGTGAAGTTCAGGTAGAGCACCGAGACGACCGTGTAGTAGCCGCCGTCATCGGTGGTGTCGCTGGCCGTCCACTTGTACTGGTCGCTCTCGTTCTGGCTGGGCTTGACGCCGGCCACCAGGGTCTTCCACGTCTCCCCCTGGTCCACCGAGTACTGGATCTTCGGCAGGTCCCCACTGGTGAGGAGAGCCGAGAACATCACTCCTTTGCTCGGGTCCATCGAGCTGCTCTGGCCCCGCTGTCCCCGGTACGGAGGCAGGTTCCAGTTGCAACGGCACTGGCTCGGTACGCCTCCGTCGATGCTGGCTGGATCCCAGCCGACAAAGAAGGTCACTCCCTGCGCCTGGGCATTCTCGGTCTGGTCGCCCTGACCGCCGGTCCCACCGCTCCCGCCGGTGGTGTCGCGGGGAGTTCCGGCCTGCCGGCTTTTCCGGCTCCGCCGCCGGTAGCGGCGCATCTGGGGCGTGCCCGGTCCCCCGAACCCGCCGCCACCGCTGCCGCTGCCGTCGCTGCTGCCGCCTGTTCCGCTGCCCTGTGAGAAGCCGGTGAGCGGCGCGTATATCTGGGCGAAGTTAGTCTGGTCGTCTGCCGAGGGGGTCCAGCTTCCGTTCGGCTCGATGCTGATCATATCCCCGCCCGGCGGGTGCGAGCCGGGGTCTCCGATCACCGTCGCCTCGTCGCCGGCATTGTCCAGCCCCACATCGAAGTTGAGCGGGAGGTCGCCCGAGCTGGGATCATCGCCGCCGCTGTCGTAGAACCACGTCAACAGCTCGGGCGTGTCTCCCATATCGTTGACGATGGACGTGCCCGAGCCGGAGCTGTCGTAAATCTGCTGGCCGTGCGGCACGAAGATCGGTGTCGGCATACAGCCGGTGGCGTAGCCATCGATCTTGAGCTGGTCGCCGTCATCGGTGTTGCCCACCCCGAAGCTCATCGCGTAGTCGGAGACGATGATGCTGGGCGTCTGCTGAAGCGGAAAGACCGCTCCCACGGCATCCACCAGCAGCTCTCCGATGGGTACGGCTTTCACGACCTGCTCCTCTGGCGCGGAGGCGCGGTGGGCGGCGGATAGGCTGGCCCGATGCGATGCCAGGACAGGCCGCGATCCTCGCTCCACCAGTGGCTCGCGGAAGGCTCGCGCGTGAGCGTCCCCGCGCCGTCGTCATAGACCATCGTCGCCGCCATCCGAAACGTGCCGTCCGACGCCCGGTCGAGGGCAATGCTGTCACCGGTGGTGAGGAGCGGCCACATTGCGTCCGGGTCATCAGGCGGATTGTTCGGGTCCGGTGGTGGGTCCGGGTTATTCGGGTCGAAGGGTGGGTCCGGTGGGTTGGACGGGTCGGGGAGTACTGTGCCGCTGTCCGCGTCATAGCACCAGAAAGCCGGGTCGCTGGAGTTGTCGAAGCTGTCGGCATCACCGGAAGTGTTGGTCTGGTTGTCGTTCGGCCAGCGGTCGATCTTCCGCTGGATCATTCCCTTCAGGTAGACCGGATTGGCGAGGTCGGTCGGGTCGCCGATGGTGGGATCGGTGGGCGTCACCGCGAGGAGAAGCGCCGTGCCGTGGATGTCCTTCCTCACACGAAGATGCGTTGCGCCCTCGAAGCCTGCCACGGCTGTACTCCAGGTGAAGCCGCCATCATCGCTGTAGTTGAACAGCCCCCCGTGGCTGTTGACGCTGACCAGGATGATCTTATCTCCCGCCAGTTGTTCGAGGTCGGGATCGTTGCCCGACCAGCCTGGGGTAGCATACCGAGAGAAGTCGAAGTCTCCCGTCTCCTCCTCCGGCCCGAGGCGCTGCGCGAACTCGATATTGACGCCATCCGTAGCGAAGAGGTAGCGTCCCTCTCGTGTCTCCAGTACGGCCATCCCGCTGGCCGGCTGGGGAACCAGCGGGCCGTGGTCGAGCATCCAGCTTTCTTCGAGCACCGGCTGGCCGGTCCAGAAGACGGAAATCTTTCCGAACGCGACGATTGGGGCCTGGGTGATCGAAACGTAGAGCGGCCCATCGGTTTCATCCGGGGCAAAGGTCGTCATCAGTGGAGCCGGAAGAAAATAAGCTCGGGCACAGTCACTGACGTACCCGCCGGTGTCGGCTTATCAGTCGAGCCGGGCAGCAGAAAGTATTGAAAAGACTTGCCGACGTTGGCTGGATCGTTGGGGTCGTCCTCCTGATACTGTGAGTTGGCGAGCAGAAGATAAAAGCCCGGATACCAGCCCACCTCGTCCACCACTCCGACCAGATAATCGGGGATCACGTAGTCCGTCATCGGCACATAGATCGAGACACCCCCCGTAACCATCTGCGCCGCGCCGTCGCCGCCGGTACTGAACGAGATGGTGGTCGCTACCCGCTGGTAAGCTTCCACGGGATGCACCGACCCGATAGGGATCGGATTGCCGTAGTAGTCTTTGACCATATCCCCCTGCCACATTGCCACGTAACCCGGCATCTCATCAACCGGCGGGGGTGGGAATTGACCGGGACCGCTGTACCCGCTCTCGTAGTCCCAATAGGAAGTGTAGGTCGCGCCCACGTACCAGACGGGTATCGAAGCCCATTTCGTAGGCACACGTATTTCCAGGTAATCCCCCTGCGCGGTAAAACCGGGAACATCAAGAGCGGTGACTTGCTCCCAGATGGTGTTCGTCGTGACGGTATCGCCCCAGCCGCCGCTGTAGGGCACGTACTCCGTAACCTGGTTGAGCGCCTCATCTACACCGTGGAACCCAATGGTGCCGCTCATCGTGCCGGAGCCGAGTGGAGATGGGTACAGGTAGACCGTAAACGGCGCAGGCGAGTAGGGCCGACCAGAGTAGAAACCACCAAGCGCGTAAGACCCGAAAGACAGCAGCATTTTGGCAAAGAAAAGGGTATCGCCTCCGTGCAGCCCGTCGAACGCCCGGTCATAGAACTCCGGGTGAGAGAAAAAGAATATCCGCCGATAGGGGTTGTAGTCTCCGCCGGTCGGAAACAGGTCGCTGTCGCCGTGCGCGCCGGGGCACGAGTTCGGATCTTCGGTGTACTCCATCGACAGGTATCCGCTCCCCGTAGCAGGCGTGCCGATCTGAAACGAATGGCCTGGGTAAACAGCCTGATGGTTTTCAAACTTCCACCACCAGAGCACCGTTCCCCCGGCATCGGTGAGATAGGGGTAGACATCGGTGTTATCATCCCACCACCCCACCGTCGGCTCGGGGAAATAAATCTGCATTGCCGGACTACGGCCCACCCAGGCTATCGGCACCGGCCTGTAGGTGTCACCGCTGAACTCCGTCAAGCCGCCGCCGTTGTCGTCCGTGGCCGGGGTCATCGAGATGTGGATCTGAAACGGCAGGTTCGGCGTCTGGAGCACGCCGAAGCCGGCTTTGATCATCGTCATCTCGGCAGTGTCGGTGGCAGCACCGCAGTAGTGCCCGGCATACGGCCCACCTGGATCAGGAAAGCTCATCAGTCGCAGTCCCAGACCAGCCCGCCGCTGGAAACGTAGAAGTAGCGATTATGGAGACCGCGATCATTCTGACCGCCGAACGCGAACCAGCGATTGCCGGAGCCGGGCGCAGCACTGTCGTACACCTCGGCAGTCATGTTCGTGTCCCAGGCCGCAGGGTTGGCGGGGTTCGGCTCGGTGGGCGCTCCGATCTTCCACTCGTAGTAGTCCTGGTTCCAGAAAGAAGCCATCCCGTTGCCGATGTTATGATCCGGCACGCTGAAGTTCTGGAGCTGCTTCCTCACGTAGTTCGGGTCCCCGCCGGCAGGATAGGAGCTGTCGCTCGGTTCCAGGTGGTTCGCATTCGTCATCGCCAGCCACCAGCTGGTGGGCGGTGAATAGCCGCCAAAGTTCACCGGCTGAAGCACCGTGCCGAGCGCGCCGTAGTACCAGTCCCTGCGGGTCCATCCACTGCCCTTTGATCCCTGCTCCAAAGAGAAGCCAATCCTGATGTCGCCGCCGGTCGCGTGCGCGTAGGGGTTGGTCATCTTGTCGAAGACAAGCAGGTGGTCCTTATCCACTCTCCCACAGAGCACCCTCCAGGTCCAGAGCGGTACGAGCACGCTGGGGTCCCAGCTATCCGCGAGAAAGGGGTAGATCCAGGTCTGGTCGGGCCACCAGTCCACGGTGGGCGTGGGGAAGACCACCGCATCCGTGGGCGTGCTCCAGATGCGCGTCCAGGAAGCCGTCACCGGGTCGGGTGCGTTCGGGTCGGCGTCATCCTTCACCTCGGCCCAATCCGGCATCTTCTGCGGCCAGTAGGTGTCCGGGTCGTAAGGCGTGTTGACCGGATCGGTGGTGAAGTTCGGGTAGGTGATGCCGTCGCCGTTGTCGGCCACCGGCGTCATCGAGATGTGTAGCCAGTACTCGTCGGGGATGTAGACCTGATCCCACCAGCCCATCCCGGCGGCGAGCAGGCTAATCTCGGTGTTGTTGAGTGCTGCGCCAAAGCCCATTGTCCTACTGGTTCTGTGCCTGCCGGCTGGCCCCGATGTTGGCAAGCTGGTAGTTCTGCTGCTGGTCGGCTTGATTGCCGGTCGGTCCTTTGTTCTGGGTCGTGGTCCCGGCGCGGTTCTGCTGGGAGATGTCCATAGACGCCTGCCCGATGATGCCGCCGCTCGGCAGCCGTACCGTCACATCCGCTTTGCCGTAGATGCGAATGCCCGGCCCTGCTGCGGCAGCCGGCCCTGCGTGGCCCGTGGGCGTACCGTAGACACCTCCTGCCTGGGCCGGGTGAGTGAGGTGATGGTGCGGCTGCGGTGGTGTAGAAGCGGCGTCTGCTACCGCACCGACACCGAAGTACGCACCACCCATTCTGGCTCGTGCCTGGGCCAGCACCGACTGCTGCCAGCCGACGTTTTGCGCCTGATCGTAGTGAGCCGGCAGCGCGCCGATGTCGTGGTAACCGCCCTCGGCATCCCTGCGCCAGAACGGTGTGTAGCCGCTGATCGCGCCGGCAGTCGGCCACATCTGGTGCGGTGGAGCGATTGCCGTGTCCAGCTCGTGCTGGTGGCGAGCCATCTGCGCCCGTTCGTTGGCCGCGCGCTGTCGCCACTGGTCCAGCATCGCGTTCCGCTGGTCTGCCCGGTGCGTGGCTTCTACGAAGCCAGGATCGCTGCGGATCTGCTGGTCCTGGATGCGATGGAGCGCGCCCCAATCGACATCGTGGATGGCTCGCTGGGTGTCGATGGCCTGACCGCCCGCGACGTGCCGGGCCGCAGCGCCGTCGCCGCCGTGCTGCCGCCGCCACTCGCGCTTGTCCCACTCGTCCTGACCGGTGAGGTGGTAGAGGAAGGCTCCCACGGCCATTCCCCCGAACCCAAGCGCCGCTGTGCCGACGCCGGGGAAAGCACTGCCGATGATGGCTCCGGCAATGCCGCCGGCAGTCGCCCAGGCTCCGGCGTGCGCGAGCTGCCAGCCCATCGGCATCTCGCCCCCTCCCTTATGGGCAGGATGAGGAGGTGTGGGAGCCGTGGTCCCCATCGGCGGCGGAGGTGGCTGCGGTGGTGGGGGCTGAACCCAATTCATCTCCGGGCCAGTGCCGCCCGCGATCCCCGCTTCCATCTCTCCGAGAGCGCCAGCCGCCAGCCCCGCCATCGAGTTGGGATCCACGGCACGGTGCTGATCCGTCACCGGCAACATCGGCAGGTCAGCCGGGTGCGCGCCGCTGCCCGGGTGAGGGATGCCGCCGCCGGAAACATCGTTCCAGCCCACGCCTGCGGGAACTCCGCCCTGCTCTGCCGTGAACGCTGCCGCCGGAGCGGAAGTGCCGGCTTGCCGGCTTGCCGGATGTCCGCGAGCAGCAGACGCAGGGCCAACACTCGGAGCGCCCTGCACCGCACCGCCGGGACCGTCGCCGGCTGTGGGTGTCGGAACAGGGACCTTTGCCGCGCTCGGGTGGTCGCCGCTCTGGAAACCCTGCGTTCCGCCGATCCCGCCGCCGACATTGTAACCGCTGGGAACGCCGAACTGCCCTGGAATGCCCCCTCTCCATCCTGGGATGAAAGCCGGATGAACGATGGGGCGAGCCTGCTGCATGTAACGGTCGCGCGTGCTTCTGCCCAGCCCGCCGAAGCCGGGGAAGTCCACGCCCCAGCCGGCTGCTGCGCGGAAGCTCGTGAGCGCGCCCGCGAGCGCGAAGCTGCTCGGCGCTCCGACAACCTCGCTCATCAACCTGTGCTGCCAGCCATAAGAGAGCTGCTGGTAAGCCTGGAGCTGCTGAAGCTGGAGCTGGTGGATCTGCTGCTCCGCTGCGAATTGCTCCTTCGGAGCCATCCCCTCGCGCTTTCCTCGTTCGAGCTGGTTCTGGGCGTCCTGAATGATCCGGCCACGGATGTTGGCTTCTTGAAGACCAATCGAGTAGATGTCGCCGGTCGCGCCGGGAACCGTCTCCAGCACCTGCCGCTGGAAGCTGGCATTGGCAAGCGCGCTCTGCATCGAGAGCGGAACTTTGTAGAGCCACGCCTGCGAAGCCATCCGCTGGGCTTTGAACTCCTTCTCGTCAATGGCTGCCTGCTGTGCCGCTTCCATATTCGGGTCGAGGTTGCCGGTGCTGCGGTCCTGATTGAGCTTCCACTTCATCATCTCAATCTCGGCCCGCATCGACTGCGCCTCGCCCTGCGCTACCTTTACGGCATCCATCCCGCCCAGGCCCTGCGCGTCCGCGCGCTGCACCTCCAGGTTCGCCTGGGACTGCGCCGCCTGCGCGCCCAGCATCGGCATCTGGATCGCCATCGCGCTCTGCTGCATCGGCAGGCCGGCTCGCTGGACCTCGGCCTGGGTGAGCTGGAGCTGATAGCGGGCACGGTCCATCTCCGTGGTACGCGGATCGCCGATGGCCGCGTTCAGACCACGGATGTAGGTATCGAGGCTCGCGGTCTGCTGCTGGAACAGGCCAGGGAGCATCCCTGCCGGCACGATGCCCTGGCCGATGGCTCCCAGGATAGTCGCAGCCTGCTGGCCGGGGAGCTGTGCCTGCTGGAGCGCGCCCTGCGTGACCGCCTGCTGGTACTGGATCTGGTTGACCGTCATCTCCTTCAGGATGCCGGCATAGGCTTCCTGGGCTTCGGCCCGCGCTTTCGGGTCGTTGCTGTTTGCCAGGATGAACTCCATGTTCTGCTTGGCGGCTTTCATCGCGCCCTGGAGAGCCGCCTGGACCACATCCTGCGCCTCGGCAGCCATACCGGTGGCCTGGATACCGGTAGGGGTCACCATGCCCGCGAACTGCGTCATCGCGGCAATCTGCTGCATCCCCTGGCCGATCCGCAGCGCGCTGCCGGCGGGACCCATCGCCGCCTGGAACCGCTCGGCCTGCATCGCAAAGGGAGCACCTCCCAGGCTGGTCAGGACCTGCCCCTGCTCGACCTGATTGCGAAGTATCTCCTTTCGCAGCTCTTGCTGCTGGCCGGGGTCTTCTCCCGACTGCTGCATCAGTACATCGAGCTGCTGCCGGCGAGCGCGCAGCTCGTTGAGCTGGTTCGCCCACAGCCCCTGCTGGGTCCGCATCGCGCCGAGAACGGCTCCAGGCCCTGCCTGCCGCGCTCGCAGGGCGGCGATGTCCGTCTGCCCTACTTGTGAGGCAAGCCCGGTAATCTCAATCTCACCACGCGTCTCTTCCATCTGCTGGAACTGGCGACCGATGGCGATGGGGTCAAAGCCCGAGGTAACGTCGGCAAGCCCCGGTATTCCCTTCAACGCTTTGAGCGCCCCGAGCTGCTGCAAGCCGGCTGTTCCGCCGCGCACGAGCGCCGCGTTAACGAGGTGGCGGATGTCGGTCGCGGAGAGCGCGTCGGTTCCCGCACCGATGTCCATTGACGAGGCGAGGTCCGGGTCGGTCATCCGCATCTGGAGCACGCGCCCGTAGAGTTCTGATCTGGCCTGGAAGATGGCCGGGTCGCCGTGCGCGTCCTCATCCAGCTTGCGCTCGATACCGGCCACCGCTCGTGGAGCCAGGAACCAGTCTGCGCCCGCCAGTGTCTGGGTCGCCTTCGTGACATCGGTTTCGCCCATGTCCACCAGTCCGGGGTTCGTCTCGGCACGCAGCAGCTTCTCGCGTCGTTCCCTCGCGGCTGGGTTGACAGCCTGATTGACCGCCCAACCGACACCGGTAACCACCGCTCCGATGCCCGCACCGACAAGCCCGCCGGCCAGCGGCCCACCGAACAGCGAACCAATCCCGAAACCCGCACCTGTTCCGGCGAGCACGGTCCTACCGAAGTCGAAGCCCATCTCCGTCGCCGCACCGCCGGGCCGGATACCGGAACGCGTGGCAAAGTCACGCATCTCCGCGCCTGCAAGCTGGGGAGCCAGCGTTTCGATCTGGGCGTTCATTCTCTCCCGCTCCAGATCACCACGAAGCCGCTGTATCTCCATCCTGGCTCCGACCCCGAAGATCGGAACCTCGCTCCACGGCTCCAGCATCGCCATCCGCCGCTCAAGCGGAGACTGCGCTCGACCGGTGAGCTGCGGCTCAAGCATCGCTTCCCCGGTACGCATCCCGATGTTGGTCAGGTAACCGGCAGCCATCGAAGCGAAGATCGGCGCTGCGGATGCACGGGTTGCTCCCTCAAGCGCGCCGAAGTAACGCTCCATGCCGGGGACCCCCTCGAAGATCCCCTGCAAGAACTCACCCATCACGGTGGGTTTCTCGTGCTCCGGCTTGCCGGAGGGTCCCGGCGTGCGTGAGCCGTGGCCCGTCTGGGTGGGATGCCCGCCACCCCCGCCGCCGCCACGACCACCCCCACCTCCGCCGCCACCACCTCCGCCGCCACCAC